TAGACCGCAAAGGCCCAGGTCACAGGGATTCCACGAGAACCCCGTGTGACCTGGGCTTTGTTGGTGTTGTTCGGTGTTGTCGGGTGTTGTCGGTGGTCCTCGGACGGCTTGTAGACGACCTGAGCGGGCACCCTCACGGCCCGCCCAGCGGCCCCGATCACGACCTCTGCGACGCCTCTCGCCGCGCCGCGATACGGTCCCGCAGCGCCACCCACAACCCCAGTAGCCCAGCGATAGCCAGCGCGATAGCCGCGGGCGCGGTCACTATCGTCTGCACCAGCGCCTCGTGATGCGCCAGCCAATCCGGGTCGCTGCGCGAGCCCCACACGGCCACCACCACGAAACCCAGCAGGATCACCCCGACCGCCCCCGGCAGGGCCGCGGCCGCGAACTTCGTCGACGCCCGCGCACCGCGCAGCACCCGCACCAGCGCGGCGACACCGAGCCCCGCGACGACGGTGATCACCACCGCCAGCGCGAGCGTGCCCAGCAGGGGAGCGTTGGGGATCATCAGCGCCACCGCGGTCATCGCGATCAGCGACCGCCACGCCCACACCGCGGGCCTGAACCAGCGTTTGTGGCCGTCGTAGTCGCCCTCGGTGATCTCGGCCGCCGCGCCGTCGAGCAGCACCCACCCGTACAGCTCGCACGCCATCACCGCGACGAGGGTGTAGACCAACTTCGCCCAGAAAGACTCTCCATCGCCGTTCTGGCCGAAGTCGAATCCGATTGCGGGCAGCAGGAACCCGATTCCGGTAAGCAGCAATGCCAGGGTGAATCGATGCGATCGCGGGCTCGCCCTCCAGATCGACAGCCGCGCGACACCGACAGCAACCACGAACCAACCTACAACCGACACAAATCGGACTGTATATCGTGCGTGGTCGGCGGGGGTCCGAAACCGCATACGGTAAGCGGTTTAGACGGTCCCATTCACCAGCCCAGCGAACGCCCGATGTTGCGCATCGCCGCGTTCGGCTTCGGCGCCGTTGGCGTGATCCCCGCTGCTTGGAGCAACGTCTCGGCTTCATCGATGAGGTCGGTGACGCGACAATGAAACAAGCCCGCGAGCTGCCACAGGAACGTGATCGGCACCGCTTGCCGACCCTGTTCGAAATTCCGCACGCGCGGAGTCGACGTATCGAGCAACTCGGCCAGGTTCGCCTGCGTCATATGCTTCCCGTCCGGCATCTTCTGCAATTCACGGCGCCGGGCTATCACCCTGCCTAGCGCTTGGTCGAGCGTTCGTGGAGCCTCCGTCACCGCCTCACCGTAGCCTCAAATGAGACATATATGGGGCACCGATACCCACATGACACGCCATGAAACTTGCACTTGGCAACGGATTGGTAACGGGCCGAGGGGTCTGTTGTGGTACTCAGAATCTTAGTAGTACAGTTCGGGCAACCTCGTTTTAGAGGCTAGGTATCCGGCAAAATCCGGGTCTGAGCTGCGCCACTTCCGTCGGGGGAAGCCGCAGGTCAACCGCCCAGATGTGACAGCGGAGGGACGGACGCAGGTGACAATCGGACTCCAATAACGCTACCGAAGCGTAACCCGCGTCAACCCCACCAACACGCCACTCGGTTACCGACCGGCATCCCGCCGGGGCGGCACGCAGCACCACGGGCCTCACCCGACATCACGACGACATCAGGACGACCAATGACGCTCAGCCCCGATCCAGGCCCCAAGATCAGCCCCTTCCATCCCATCCCCCTCCACCCCGACCTCTCCGACGGAGTCGCCGACCTCGGAGTCACCACCCACCCGCCCGACCGCGTCGCCGCCTACTGGTTCTCCGACGACGGGCAGATGTGGAAGGAGATCGGGCACCTCACCGTCGAATCGGACGGCGGCGTCGGGGTGTGGCCGCGCGACCACGACGGACCCGGAGGCGTCACCGACGACGAACTCGAAGTCCTCTGCCAGCTCGGCGTCGAAGCCTTCGTCCACCGACCCAGCGCCCAGGACGCCTGGATCCAGACCCCCGACGGCACCTGGCACACCGAAATCAGCGTCCCCGTCGACGACGGCGACCCCTTCGCCGAACGCGTCCGCGCCATCGAGATCACCCGCCGCGCCCAGCGCGCCGCAGCCTGACTGAGCACAGAGACTGAAACGGCCCCCGCCATCGGCGGGGGCCGTTCTCGTTGAACGTCAAGTCATGGGCGCATCAAGCCCGCGGCTTCGGCCGGCGAACCACCTGCCCGACCGGCGTGGCCCGCCGCCGGCCCGGCTTACCGCGCGCCGGTGCCTCGGCTTCCGCCTCGCTCGGCTCCGCGGCGGCCGCATCCTTCCCAGCCTTCTTCAGTCGCCGGGCGATCTCGGCGATGAGGGCATCGTTGGTCAGGTCCTCGACTGGGGGCGCCACCTGCGGCACGTCCTCGTCCAGGTCGTCCCGGGACAGCAGTCCGGCGTTCACAAACGCCTCGAGCACCGGACGGTTCAGTGCGTAGGCGATGCGCCGCACGTGATCGACATCGGTCCGGAAACTCCCGGTGCCGCTCTCGAATTGCCGTCCCCAGTTGTAGATCGTGGACTTCGGAATGCCCGTGAGCTCGGACAGCCTGACGACGTCCTTCACCCCGCTGGCCTCCATGTTCGACGACACGTATGGCCACCATCGGCTGGAGGTAGGTGGCGGGGCCACGACTTCGATCATCAGCGTGCCTCTCGCAAGTGGGTGGTTCCTTCCGTTGCGCATGTTATCGCGTAATAGAGCGCAACAGAAGACAGTCAACTGTAACGAGCCGTGACTTTCCTCCCACGATACCCGTCATCTGCCCAGTTCAGGGCGGTTCCCGTGTAAGAGACGTGTCCTTCGTCGCGCGCAACACCCCGCGCAACAGGGTGCGCAACTGGTGCGCAACGCACAACGCCTTGCGAAAGAGTTCTGTCCAACGTACTGTAATGCAGTGCAATGAACTGCACCAAGTTGTTAGGTGCCAGCCCCCCATGGCCCTGGGGGACTGGCTGGTCACACCGCGCGACGAAAGGACTCCGCAGCATGACCGCCCCGCACCCTACATCCCGGCTCCGACGAGCCGAGAACTCTTCGACCGCATACGCCTGGTGCATCGCCCTCGGCATCTTCCTCGGCGCCGCACCCTGGCTGGCCCATTGGAGCCCCCTGTGGTGAATCCCGCTCTGCACCAAGAACTCCCCCGCGCTGAGCGTGGCAGCCAGGAATGGCCGCAATCCCGCCTCGTCCTCTATCCGAACCTCATCCAGGGCTCGGACGAGTGGCTGGCCCAGCGCTGCGGAATGCTCACCGCCTCCACGATCGGCAGCCTCATCAGCGCCCGGAAACTGTCCGCGATCGACTACACCTGCCCCGCCTGCGACGCGCCCCCCAGCGAGTCCTGCCGCAGCAAGGTCCACGCCGACACCACCATCAAGTCGCTCCACGCCGAACGCGCCGACATGGCACGCCGTCACGCCGCACACACCGTCCTCGAGGTCGCCAACAACGACACCTCGCGCAGCCTCACGGCACTGCTCGTAGCCGAACGCATCACCGGCTGGACCGACCCGGTGTTCATGAGCGACGACATGTTCCGCGGCATCGAAGACGAACCCCGCGCCCGCGACAAGTACAGCGAGCACTACGCCGCGGTCACCGAGACCGGCTTCATGGTCCGCGAATACCCCGGCTTCCACCTCGGCTACTCACCGGACGGACTCGTCGGGGCCGACGGCCTGATCGAAATCAAGTCCCGACGCCCAAAGATCCACGTCGAACACATCCTCGCCGGACGCGTCCCCGCCGACAACATGGCCCAGTGCCAGGCAGGACTGCTCGTCTCCGGCCGGTCCTGGCTCGACTACGTCAGCTACGCCGGCGGCATGCCGATGTGGGTCACACGGGTCTACCCGGACCGCCGCTGGTTCAACGCGATCCTCGCCGCAGGCAAGGCCTTCGAGGACACCGCCGCCGACATGATCCGCCGCTATCGCGCCGCGGTCGAAGGCCTGCCGACCACCGAACGCGAACTCACCGAAATGAGCTTCTGACATGGACATCTCCGACGCCGCCGCCCCCAAGTCCGACCAGATCAACGCCGACGACCTGATGTCGGGACCGCGCGTGGTCACCATCGTCGAAACTCGCCGCGGCAACGCCGAACAGCCGGTCGAGATCGTCACCGCCGAGTTCGGCCCCGGTCGGCCGTACCGACCGGGCAAATCGATGATCCGGGTCCTCATCAACGCCTGGGGCGCGGACGCCAAGGCATACACGGGCCGCCGCCTGAAGATCTACCGCGACCCCGAGATCCGTTTCGGTCCCGAGAAGGTCGGTGGCATCCGCATCTCCCACATGTCCGATATCCCCAGGAAGCTGACCCTCGCACTGACCGTCACCCGCGGGCAGCGCAAGCCGTACGTGGTCGAGCCGCTCCCCGCTGGGCCACCCCTGATTACCGCCGAGCAGGCCGAGGAGATCGCCGCAGACATCGAGCGGGCCGAAACCCACGAAGCGCTCGACACGATCGTCGCCCTACTCAAGACGTTCAACCTCGGCCAGCACCGGAACCGACTCGTGCAGCTGTGGAAAGACCGCGCCAACACCGTCAGCGCTGAGCAGGCCGCGCCGTCCGACGGGCACGTCCCCGACGCCCCGGCCGACTACTCCGACATCCCGCCGGAGCAGTGATGCGGCGCGACAACCTCACGGTGGCCTCCGACGTCGTCGACGGTTCGTGGCTCGTCTACCCGGTCGAGGGATCTCGGCCGGGGCAGGGCGGCGACTGCTACGAGGTCGTCAACTTCGGCGACCAGGAGCTGAAGGCGTTGCGCTACGCCAACGCGAACCCCGGCCTGCACGCCATCTACGTCCTGCCCGGCGAATCCATCGCCGCAGCCACTGAACGGGGCGACCGTGACTAGCTGGACGACCCTGCCCCTGGCCAGCTTTGACCTCGAGACAACTAGCCCGGACCCGCACACCGCGCGGATCGTCACCGCGTGCGTCCTCCGGATCGACGGCGGCGACGTCGCCCGCCGGCATTGGGTCGCCGACCCCGGCGTCCCGATCCCGGCCGCGGCCACCGAGATCCACGGCTACGACGACGAGTACGTCCAGAAGCACGGCCGCCCCCACGCCGACGTCGTCACCGACGTCGTCACCGAACTGCAGGCGGTGTGGGCCGAAGGGCGCGCGCTGGCGATCTACAACGGGTCCTTCGACCTGTCCCTGATCGCCGCGCACTCACCCGGATTCGCCGTCGCCGGCCTCGTCGTCGACCCGTTCGTCCTCGACAAACAGGTCGACCGATTCCGCAAGGGCTCCCGGAAGTTGTCCGCGGTGATGATGCATTACGGGATGCGCCTCGAGGACGCGCACGACGCTGAAGCCGACGCCCTCGCCGCGGCACGCCTCGCCTGGAAACTCCCGCGCGTTTTCCCCTATCTCGCCGACTACACGCCGGACCAGCTGATGGAGCGCCAGACCCACTGGTACCGGGAGGAAGCCCACCGGTTCCGGGACTACCTGCGCCGCAACGACCGCGACTTCTCCAGCGTCCGCACCGAATGGCCCATCCAGGCCGTGCCTGAAAGCGAAGCAGCATGACCCCGACCGCCTCCACGGTGCCCGTACTCGGCACGTACAAGGCCCAGAAGCTCTGGAGGTTGCGCCGAGCCCGCAACGCACCCTCCACGATCGTCGACGCCACACCCGCCCAGGACCACGTGTGCTGGCTGGTGTCGCTCGGATTCAACGACAGCTCGATCGCCGCCGCGGCAGGCCTCACCCAGAAGACCGTCGCGAACTATCGCCTGCGCGTTTACCCGACAGCCCGAGCCCAGCACGCGCAGAGGCTCCTGCAGGTGTCGCACGTGCCCTGCCCCGCTCAGGCGGACCGGTACGTGCCCTCACTCGGTGCCCAGCGACGCATCCGTGCCCTGCTGGCTATCGGCTGGCGCTACAGCGATATCGCCGAGGCATCCGGACTTCACTACGTCGCAACCATCGGACGCGTCATGCGGGTCACCGTCATCCAAGGTCGCACCTGGGAAGCGATCCACCGCGCCTACGAACGGCTCTCCGGCCGCCCCGGCCCCTCGACGATTGGGCAGAAGAAGGCGATCAACCAGGGATTCGCGTCTCCCATGGCCTGGGAAGACATCGACATCGACCACCCGGACGCGGTCCCGGCCATGGACAGCCCGGACACCGAGGCCGGGGTCGACGAGGTGCTGCTGGCGCGCCTCATCACCGGCCAGCACACCGCGCCCGCCGGCACCATCCCCGCCGCCGAGCGCGAAGCGTTCCTCGATCACGCCGTCGCACACGGCTGGACCGGGACACAGGTCGCGGAAGCCTTGCAGATCGACCGCAAGGCCGGCGACCACCTGCTGCGCCGCCGCAAGCGCAAGCTCGCCGAGGAGGCCGCAGCATGAGCGATCTCGCACCGCGGACCCTCGACACCAAGCGGTACCGGTGGCGCAAAGCCAACGGCATCGAGCTCTACACCGACGTCGTGCCGGTCGTCGAACATGTCATGGAGCTGCACGCCATCGGCGTCACCCCGCAGATGATCGGCTACGTCGCCGAGTGCTCACGCCAGGTCATCCAGAACCTGCCTCTCCACGCGCAGATCACCGTGACCCTGGCCGCCCGGATCCTGGCCGTCACACACCTCCCGCACCCGCGCCAGCACCGCGTCCTCGCCATCGGCGCCACCCGACGCATCCAGGCACTGCAGGCGCTCGGCTGGACCCGGTGGGACATCGCCGAGCGCCTCGAGATCGACAGCAGCACGATCAGCCAGATCTGCAACGCCCAGCGGGTCACCTACGGCCGCTGGGCCGCCGTCCGAGCCCTCTACGAAGAGCTGTCCGGCACGCCAGGGCCGAGCCAGCGTGCCGCCGCAACGGCCCGCAAACACGGTCTCGCCGCGCCGCTGGCGTGGGAGGGCCTCGATATCGACGACCCGCGCGTGCAGCCGGACTGGGCCGCCACCGGCATCCGCCTGGCCGACCGGCCTGTCTGCCTCAACGGTCACCGGTACACGCCCGCCAACACCCGCCGGGACAGCCGCGGCCACCGCCGCTGCAAGACCTGCGACCGGGCCAGCGACCGCCGCAACCTCGCCGACCGGCGAGGCCGCCTCCGCAGCGCCTGACCCCGCACGAGCAGAAAGGACGGACCCACGCAGTGCCGAAGGACAACCGGATCTTCATCACGCTGGCCGTCGACATGGACCGCCACCCGAAGTTCGCGTCGCTCAACGACGCCCAGAAGTGGCTCATCGTCAAGGCCATCATGCACTGCCGCGAGTACCTCACCGACGGCCGCGTCGCGCTCCCCGCGTGGCGGAAGATGGGAACAGATCGGAACAGAAAAGCGGTTCTCGCTACCGGCGTCTGTTCCGAAGACGCAGAACAGAATTGCGTCATCTTCCACGACTACGCGCAGCATAACCAGACGCGCGCCGAGGTCGACGCAGCCAAAGAAAAGGCCAGGTCAGCCGGGCAGAAGGGCGGTTTGCGGAAGGCGGCCAACGCCAAGCGGAACACCCCGAAACGGCCTAGCAGCGGGCTAGCAGCTGCTAGCGATCCGCTTAGCGAAAACGTAGCAGAGATAGAGATAGAAGAAGAGAACTCTACTTACGTACCTAGCGCTGCTTACGTAAGCAACGCGGACGCGCACGACGAACCGCCGCGGCGCGAACCCACCACCGAGGCCACCGGCCCCGCGGTGCCGCCCGACGGCTGGAAGCTCGTCCGCCACGCCACCCAGGGCCTCTCCCAGCCCACCCGCACCGCGCTCGCCATCCAGGCCTCCGCGCTGCTGCACGCCGGCGTCGACCCCGACGACATCGCCACCGGACTCGAAACATGGATGGCGCGCCCCGACGCCCGCCTCGGCCTCTTCCGGCACCTCGTCGACGACGCCGTCAAAGCCCGCCGCGCACCCGCCGCAACCGCGAACAGCGGCACACCCCTCGCCTACAACGACCGCAAAGTCCTCGGCTGGGAAGAAGCCGCCGAAGCCGCCAAACGCAGCCTCGGGCTCATCCCCGGCACCAACCAGACCGCCCTGCCCACCGGGCGCGGGGGAGACCGGCCCCTGCTCACCATCCTCGACGCCGACTACGTGGAAGAGATCGCATGACCGCCACACCCAGCCCCATCGACACCGCCCGCGAAGCCCTCCAGCGCTGCTCCGGCTACGACCTCTGGTTCCCCACCCCCAGCCAGACCGCGATCGTCGCCTGGGCCAAAGCCTTCGACGACTCCCGGCTCAGCCACGACGAACTCCTCGCCGGCGTCGACCACGCCTACCAGAACGAAGCCCCCGGCTACCGGCCCATCCCCGCCTCCATCATCGCCCACGCCAAAACCGCCTACTTCGAATCCCTGCGCGGCCTCCCCGACGACCGGCGCCGCCTCATGGACGAAGCCAACTACGCCCTCCAGGACATGGGATTTCACCCCAATACCGCCCACCGCTACTCCCGCGCCGTCGCCCACGGCCGCACCCCCGAGATCACCCTCACCCCCGAACAGGCCACCGAACTCCGCGCCCGCCTCACCCGCACCCGCGAACAGCTCGAACAGCCCCCGCGGCACCTCGAACCCTTGTGGAAGCTCCTGCGCGAAGGCCAGGGCCCCAAGCCCGCGTTCCGTGCCTTCACCGGCGACGCGACCGAGGAAGGCGACGCCGCATGAACCGGGTTGACATCGAGGCGATCCTCGAAGAAATCGGGATCGGCGTCACCGACACCGCCCTCCGCCACTGGACCGACATCCTCGGCGGGCTGCCCCTCGACATCGTCTCCGAAGCCATCCACATCCACCAGCGCACCAACGCGTTCATGCCCACCGCCCGCGAAATCGCCGACATCGTCGTCGGAATCCAGGCCCGCAACGCACCCCAGCCCCCACCGAAGCGTCGCGCCGTCCTCGCCGCCTACCAGATCAACGCCGCCCTCGCCGACCCCTGCCCCAACTGCCACGCCGACGCCGGACAGGCCTGCACCGCGGCATCCGGGCTCGAAGCGCGGTGCCCGTGCGTGGCTCGGCTGGTGCGGAAACGGGCCGCAGCATGACAAACCAGACGGTCTCAAAACGGAACTCCGTACATGGGACGCAGTTACCTGCAGTCCCCTCCAGGTGCCGACGACGCCCCGCGCCCGTCCGCAACGCCGCCATCCACCCGCCCAGCATCCACGCTCCCGCACGAACACACGTTCGACAGGGAACCGTGTCCGAAACGCCCCAAAACACGGCAGAAAGGCCGCCGCTGTGAGCACCACCAAAACCCGCGCCCGCACCGCAACCCACCGGCCGGCCACCCGACAGCGACGGTTCCGCCACGACGACCTCATCGCCGTCGACCTCTTCAGCGGCTTCGGCGGCCTCACCCAGGGCATCGAAGCAGCAGGGTTCACCACGATCATGGCCGCGAACCACAACGACTACAAAGTCCAGATCCACGAGGCGAACCACCCGCACGCCGAGCACTGGATCGCGAACCTCGTCGACCCCGAGTCCGCCGACTACCACTCGGCGCGGGACCTGCCCGCGGGCGACCTCCTCGTCGCCGGCGTCTCCTGCGTCAACCACAGCCAGGCGAACACGAAGAAGGCCTACGAGCAGGGCGCGAACCTGTTCGACCTCGACGACCCCGAATTCGATGAGCGCGTGACCCGTTCGGAGCGGGACCGGGCGACCGCGAACTGCGTGCTCCACTACGCCGACCGGCATCGGCCGCGGGTGATCATCGTCGAATGCACGACCGAACTCGTCTCCTGGGGGCCCGCGATCCCCGGCCGCAAGAAGATCGGCGACGGGACGACCTACCGGTGGTGGCTGAAGCAGTTCGACACCATCGGCTACGAGTACCGCGAGCTGCGGTTGAACAGCATGTTCTTCGGTGTCCCGCAGTCCCGCGACCGCCTCTACGTGGTGTTCTGGCAGAAGCATCTGCCCACCCCGGACCTGGACCACTGCCCGCTGTCGTGGTGCCACGCCTGCGACCAGGCCGTGGAAGCCGTGTGGTCGTGGAAGACCGGTATCCCGCTGACCGGCGCCGTCCGCTACGGCTCCCAGTACAACTACCGGTGCCCGCGGTGCCGTCGTGAAGTCGTCCCGCCGATGTCGCCGTCACTGAACGCGCTCGACCTGTCCGACCTCGGCACCCGCATCGGCGACCGCACCAAACCCCTCGCGCCGGCGACCATGGCGCGCGCGGAACGCTGCCGCGCCCGGTTCGCCGAGTTCCCCGCCGTCCTCATGCCCGCGAAGTCGGTACACGGTGTCGAGAAGCACCTCGGCCAGCCGATGGCCACCCAGACCAGCCAGCAGGAGACCGCGCTCCTGTCCACCGGCCCCATCGCGCCGCCGGCCACCGTCGCTACAGGCACGGTCATGTTCGCGCACCGCCACAACGGGGACGGCCAGCACTTCACGCGCCCGATGGACACGGTCACCGCGACCGAGGACCGGGCGCTGCTGTTCGCCTCGGTCACCAACTACCAGGGCGCGCCCCGCGGCGTCGACGCGGCGCTGCCGACCCAGCCCGGTTCCGAAACCCTCGGCGTGGTCACCGGAATCATCCCGTTCCGCAAGAACACCCGGCCGACGATCCATGCCGAGGCGATGCCGACAGTCACCTCGGAGCAGATCCCCGGCCTGCTCACGGCCGCGGGCTGGTTCAAGCAGAACGGCAGCGGGGCCGACGCGACCGCGCCCCACCCGGTCACCGAACCGTTCGGCACCCTCACCTCGCGCGACACCACCGGACTCGTGGTCGGTGAATGGCGTGACCTCCTGGCCGAGATCCAGCTCGAGGACTGCTATTTCCGGATGCTGCGCGCCTACGAGGTCGGCCGCGGCTGCGGGTTCGATCCCGACTTCGGTGATCAGCCGGGCACGTTCAAGGTGTGGGGGTCGGCGCGCAACCAGGTCGACGGCTACGGCAACGCGGTCTCGCCGGCGGTGGGGGAGTGGCTCGGACGTCGCCTGCGCGCGGTCCTGCACGGTGAGCAGGTCGCAGCATGACCACCCACATCGTCCAGTTCTCCACCGGCGCAGGATCGGCCGAGGTCGCGTGGCGGGTTGTCGAGGAACACGGCGCCAGCAACGTCGTACTCCTCACTGCCGACACCAAGGTCGAAGACGCGGACAACTGGCGCTTCGGACACGAGGTCGCCGAGCGGCTCGGCTGCACGTGGGACATCATCGCGGACGGTCGCACTCCGATGGAGGTCGGCCGCGACGAGCGGGTGGTGCCCAACAACCGCATGGCGGTCTGCTCCCGCGTGCTCAAACGAGAGCTGCTGCGCAACCATCTCGAACACCACTACGCCCCTGAGGAAGCGGTCATCTACCTCGGCTTCGACTGGACCGAACCCGAACGGCATGCCGCCGCGGTGGAGCCCTGGAAGCCGTGGGCGATCCGGTCGCCGCTGCTCGATCCGCCCTACGTCTCCAAGCCGGACCTCCTGGCCCTGTTTCGTGCACGCGGGATCGAGCCGCCGCGGCTCTACCGGCAGGGGTTCGCGCACGCGAACTGCGGCGGGGCCTGCGTTCGTGGCGGCCAGGCGCAGTGGGCGTTGCTGCTGACCGTGAACCGGCCGCGCTACCTCGAGTGGGAAGCGGAGGAGGAACGGACGCGCGCGATGCTCGGGCGAGACGTTGCCATTCTCCGCGATCGCGCCGGCGGTGCGGTGAAGCCTCTGACGCTGGGCGCGTTTCGTGAGCGGATTGAGCAGCAGCCAGCGATGTTCGATCCGGACGACTGGGGGGCCTGTGGCTGCACTGAGAGGGTCGCGGCATGATCGCGGCGTTGGTGTTCAGCGCCGGTTGGCTGCTGGCGCTCGCGCTGTGCGCGTACACCGCGCCGACCGAGGAAGCGCGCCGGTTCGCGTGGGCTGGGTTCGTGGGATCGGTCGTCGGCACGGTCGTCGGCGGCCTTGTCGTGGTGCTGATCGCTGTGGCGGCTGCGGGTTTGACATGAGTAGTGGAATCAAGATGTGCGCATCAGTGAATGGACCCGGCCGGTGACCCCGCCGCCGGTTACTCACCTGCTCGCGGAAGGCCGCTCCCTGCTCGCCGAAGCCACCCTCGGCGAGTGGTCAGCCACGCCGCCGAGCGGGATCGTGCTCACCGACTACTGGGCCGTCGGCACCACCGCGGACGGCCTGCTTGAACGGTTCGCTACCGCCGGCACGAGCCTGAACGATAAGGCCGACGCGCACGCGATCGCCTGGGCGATGACAAACCTGCCCCACCTGCTCGATGCACTCGACCGCGTACAGGCCCTGCTGCGGCAGTGGGACGGCGAGAGCGACCTGCGCAACGACCTGTTCGCCGCCATCGCCCGCGAGTGCGCGCGCGAACTCCGGAAAGCCGTCGAAGGAAACCCGACGTGAACGAGCCCGCGTTCACGCTACTCCTCGACCTACTCGGACAATCCGACCTCGTCCGCCTCGCCGACAGCATCCAGGCTGGGCAACGCGTGTGGATCGACACGCCCGACAACCCCAGCCTCTTCACCTACATCGACCTGATCTCAACGGTATTCAGGGGCAGGCCGGGGTACTGGCGGGGCGACGAAGAGGTGCGGTTCGACGCGACGCGCGCGTGGGTTCGCGTCACCTCCGACGGGTGCCGACCGTACGGGCACCGCCCCGACATCGACACCGACGGCGTGTGGCGGTGCGACCTCCACCTGATCGTCCCCACCATGCACACGCTCGAAGGAGAACCGGCCGCATGACCGACCAGCCCGAACCGGAAAACATCGCCGGCGAGCCGATGATCACCGCCGACCTCCAATCCCGCCTCGCCGCCGGCGCCCAAACCCTGCGCGACAACCCCGACGCCATCAGCCACGCCCGGCTCGTCGAGCTGGTCGCCGACTGGATCGACGCCGAAGCCCTCATGTGGGAACTCACCGAACGCTACGTGCAGATCCTCAACGGCCTCCAGGTCAACGGCCAACGCGCCTGCAAGGTGTCGCTCGTCGAAACACCGAACGGTGGCATCGCTACCCACAGCGAAACCACCCAGCACGCCGAACGCATCATCACCGCCCTCACCGCGCAGGAGCCCACCGCATGACCCCTCTCGTGTTCCTCGACACCGAAACCGACGGCGTACACCCTGGTCGGAAAGCCTGGGAAATCGCCATGATCCGCCGCGACGACGCCGGCGAGCGTGAGCTGTCGTTCTTCGTCGACATCGACCTCGCCACCGCGGATCCGTTCGGGTTGCGCGTTGGCCGGTTCTACGACCGCCACCCCGTCGGCCAATGGCTTTCAACCCGCGAAACCCTCGCACCGCTGAACCCGCTGACCCGACCAGAGTCAGGCAAACGCGGCATGGTCGAGCCGTGGACCGCAGCCGAGATCGTCGCCCGCTGGACCCACGGCGCGCACGTCGTCGGCGCTGTCCCGAACTTCGACACCGAGACTCTCGCTCCGCTGCTGCGCGACAACGGACTCACCCCCGCCTGGCACTACCACCTCATCGACATCGAGAACCTCACCGTCGGCTACCTCGCCGGCCTTCGTGCTCGGGGAGCGTTCGACATGCCCGACGGCGAAGAGTCGTTGGAGGACCGAGCGCGGCGCTTCGACTCGATCGCTGCGATCAACCCGCCGTGGAAGTCTGACGACCTCTCCCGGCTGATTGGCGTCGAACCGCCCACCGAGGAGGAGCGGCACACGGCGCTCGGTGACGCGCGCTGGGCGATGCGGGTCTACGACAAGGTCACCGGCAACATCGCACCGGTCCTTGAGGAATCCGCGTGACCGCCGAACAGATCCGCGCCGAAGCGATCGAACGGATCGCGCGCGAGGCATGGGCCGAGCACCACCGCGCCGAGGCGAAGCTGGACGGTCGAGCGTGGGAGTCGGAGCGACCTGCGTTCCAACAAATCTACCGCCGATGGGCCGCGCGAATGGTCGACGCGCTCGGTGACCTGCTGCCCACGGGTGTCGAGCGCCTGGCCGCCTACGCGGTGACCGACGAAACCGACGACCGCCTCATGCAGCGCTACGTCACCGCCTGGACGGACGCCCCCGAATGACCGGCTCCCTGCGGCTCGTCTGCCCGACCTGCCAAGGAACCGGAACCGGCTGGGCCTCGATCAAGGGCCCCACCACCGCGGCCGGCCAGTGCCCGACCTGCCGAGCCGAAGGAGACGTGACCATCGCGACCTGGGAACGCATCACCGGAGAGAGGTACCAGTACCGATGACCGACAGCCCTGACCTGACCGTCACCGAGCTCGAGCGGATCCGCGAGGCGACCCTGCGCACGTACGAGGGCGGTGACGAGCAGTACGACACGCTCCCGCCGCACCTGCGGAAGGTCGTCGACGGCGACGGCGGCCTGGTCAACATGATCGACCTCGCCATTGCACGCACCAAGCAGCTCGAGGCGTTGCGCGCCGAGACCCAGCAGAACTACGCGGCGATCCACGCCAAGCAGCAGCGCGACCAGGCTCTCATCGACGAGCTGAAGAAGGCCGCGCGCGCCGTCTACGGCGTCGGCGTCGACCGCACGATCGTCCCGCCCGGCACGATCGCCCGCATGCGCGCCGAGAACACCGGCCCGTCACCCGAATTCCGGGAAGCCATCGCGCGCGCCCGCCAACGCCGAGAGGAAACCAATGGCTGATTACCCGAAGTACCAGACGCGGCCGGCCACCGTCGAAGCCATCCATTTCCGCCTCGGCACCTCGACAAAAGCCGACCTGCTCGCGTTCTGCCCCGACGCGAACATCGGCGCGCCGAACGAGGACGACACCGACATCCGCTGGTTCATCATCGGCGGCCCCGGCGGCGGCGAAGTCCAGCCCAACAACTGGATCCTCCGCACACCGAACGGCACCACCACCGTCCTGCGCGAAGACGTCTTCGCCCGCCTGTACGCACCGGTCGCGGACCTGCCCGGGAAGTACAGCGTGCGCGGGTTCTTCCACTGGGCGCCGGTTGAAACCGCCTACGGGGACGAGGTGTCGGTCTACGAATCCTCTGCCGCCAGCGCCCCGCACGTGTGGCTGCGCATCGAGGACAAGGACGGGCGCGACATCGCCGCCCACCTCGCCGTCGACCAGGCGCGCACCATCCGCGACCAGATCGACGCATGGCTCACCCAGGCGGCAGCATGACCAGCCCGCGCCGCGCCGCCCTGCTCGCCGGCCTCGCCCTCGCCGCTGCGGTCACCCTCGCCGGCTGCGCCAACGACACCTCGGCCGTCGACCACGAAGTACGCCGCATCCCCACCCCCGACGGCGGCAGCGTGCTGTGCGTCATCGTCCGCGACAACGCCAACTCCGGCTCCACCTCCGTCGACTGCAACTGGGAGAGCCGCACTGTCACGACCCCGGCCAACGTCAACGAGGACCAGCCATGACGAACCGTTGCCCGTTCTGCGCGATCCTGGATGACGGCGCGCCCGCGACCATCGTCGACCAGTGGCGCGAGGCCATCGCGATCGTTCCCCTCAACCCGGTCACACCCGGACACCTGCTGGTCATCCCACGCAAGCACGTCGACGACGCCACCACCTGGCCCACTCTCACCGGCGTCGTGATGAAGTACGCGGCCGAGATCGCCGCCCGCACGCCCTCGGCGAACATCATCACCAGCATCGGCGCCGAAGCCACCCAGACCGTCTTCCACCTCCACGTGCACGTGGTGCCCCGCCGTGCCAGCGACGGCCTGCACCTGCCCTGGACCGGACAGCAGATAGCGGCCGGCGAATGACGGACGGTGCGGCGCTCGACCGGTTCCTCAACCGGTATAGCGCCGCGGGCCAGCGATCCCCGCGCGTGCACGTCGGCGCAGTGCGCGGATTGAACGGCCGCGTGCAGGGCTGGGCGGTGTGCGTGCTGTGCGGCCACACCGGTTACGAGGTCGGCTATCTCAGGCCTTGGCGGCGCGCCGTCTCGCTGGCCTTCGACACCGCTACCTACATTCGCGACAAGGAGCAGCTCGCATGAGCATCGTCACGTCCCGTACCCGCGTCGAAACCCACCACGAATGGGTCGTCCCGCTTGACGACAGCGGCAAGGTCCCGGTCGGGGACTTCCTCGAAGCCATCGCGTTCGCCCGCAGCGGATACGCCGCCCACCACGGCAGCATCCCCACCTTGGACGACTGGGCGCACGTCACCCACGAGGACGACCGGCTGGTCGTCTTCTTCACCACCAGCGAGGTCAAATGACCACCCGAACCCGCACCGCCGCCGCGGTACTCGCGGTGATCGCCTCGGCCGGCGTGGGTGTTGCCGTCGCGAACTCCGACACCGGCAGCCCCAATGGAGTTCGCGTCCAGCGCTACACCGATCAGGGCACCGGGCGCAGGTGCCTGGTCTTCACCCATGACACCGCTCAAGGCGCAAGCATCGCGGTCGACTGTTTCGCCGGCGCCGTGACCCAACCAGACCCGGGAGAGCATCCCTGATGTTCCAGAGCCGAACCCGCACCGCCGCGACCGTTCTCGCCCTCGCCGTGCTCGCCGGCACAGGAGCCACCGCCTGCAACCGGCCGACGCGCTGGTGCGAACTCGACCGCGGTGACGTCCTCGTCGACGACTCCTACTGCGAGGCCGGGCTGCCCGGCTACGAGTGGGAACCCGACCACGACAAGCCCAAGCACAAGAAGAAGCCGAAGAAGACGGGGCACTGATGCGGGACTACTACTTCATGATCACCCTGACCTGGCCGACCCCGCTGGGCGTCCAGTTCAGCGAGCGGCGGGGCACCGTGAAACTCCGGGTCGGCCAATCTCGACAGAACGCTGTTGAGGACGTGATCCGCTGGATAGCCGAGCAGGTCGGCGCGCCGGAGGACCACGTGGTCCTGTTCTTCTCCCTCGAACCGAACGAGCTGGCCGCGTGACGCCCGAGGAGATGCTGCGCCTTCGAGCGGAAGTCCGAGCGCTCGTTCAGCCGTCGTCGACGTTCAACGATCCTGAACAGCGGCCCACAGCGAACAGCACCCCGATCGAGTTCTGTGCCTCCTGTGGGCACGCGCGCACCGGCCACCGGTTCCGGCACGTCTTCCGGCTCGCGGAACCCCACCGCACCCTGCCCGAGCCAGACCTCGACGTCGGCCGATTCGAGGTGTCGTGCGTGCCCCGCGACCACCTCGAGCGCGCCGCGTTCACGATCAACGTCGAATACCGCGGGCACGGCCTATGGGCGGTCACCCACCTGGGGCGCTGCTACGCCGCCGACGGCAGCCGATCCCCGGAATCCATACCCAGCGAGCGCCACGACGAATGGCTTGCCGCGCACCGGTTCCCGTTCGACGAAGCCCTCGCCCTCGCGAAGCAGATCGCGCCACACCTGCGCGTCGGCCGGTGGGGTGTCGCCGAAGCCCTCGCCGAGGAGAGCGACACGTGACGGAATACCACCTGCTCACCGTTGCCGAGTCCACCGGTGACGACGAGGACGGCTATCGGCGGTCCCTCGTATCCGGGCCACTCGCCGACGCCATCCGCGCCCGCTTCAACGCCAGCGACCCGGTCTACGTCCACGAGCACGTCGAACACGGCGGCCACTGCGACACCTGCGCCAGCATCGACAACGTCCTCACCGTCGAATGCGGGCCGTACCGGCGCTCGTTCGCCGCAGACGAAGGCATCCCGCTGCCCGCCCTCCTCGACTGGCTCGACGAACCCCGCCGGCGTGCGCTGGCCGCGGCAGCCAAGCGGATACGCAGCGCCGAGGCGAACGGGAGCATGGACGCAGCCGTCAGCGACATCGTGGCCGCCCTGAATGCCGTCGAAGAAGCTGGCTACGGCAACGAATACGACTGGTTCCAGAAGTTCTCGGCACGGCTCGGATTCCAATAACCCGGTTCGGGTTGACAGGGCGAGTGACAATCGGATCGTGAAATATGTGAAGGGGGCTTGAATGGCGGCCCCGTATTACGAATCCGGCAATATCCGACTATTCCACGGATCATGCCTCGACAATTCCGAATGGCTCGACGCCGAAACGCTCATCACCGACCCGCCCTACGGAATGAGCTACACCGGCCGCGGCGGACGAAAAACACTCATCGCCGGAGACGACACCACCGAAATCCGCGACCAAGCCCTCGCTGCCTGGTTCACCCGCAACCCTGGCTCCACCGCCGCCGTGTTCGGCACCTGGCGCATCCCCCGACCGCCCAACCCGAAACTCGTCCTCGTCTGGGACAAGACCGACGGCACCGGCCCCGGCATGGGCGACCTCGCCTGCGCGTTCGGCAGCTCCCACGAGGAAATCTACCTGTGGGGACGCTGGCCCAAAGGCACCCACCGGCGCATCGGGTCCGTCCTGCGCACCAGCGTCGGCATGAGCTCCCTCGCCCGCAAGGTCGGCCACCCCACCCCCAAACCCGTCACGCTGATGGAGCTGCTCATCGACCGCAGCGAAGGCGCCATCGCCGACCCGTTCGCCGGCTCCGGCTCCACCCTCGTCGCCGCCCGCAACCTGGGCCGACCCGCCACCGGTGTCGAGCTGGAGGAGCGGTACTGCGAGCTGATCGCCCGCCGCCTCGAACAGGAACCGCCCACCGAACTCGCGGCCGCCGCCTAGTCGCAGGTGTCGCAGAACTCCGTCAGCCGCCGCCCGTGCGCGCAGCGGGTCGTCGACGCCTGTAGGTAGCCGCGGCCGTTGAGGAACCAGTCGGCCCAGTCGTCGACCAGGTCGCGGGTCACCGGCTCGGTGAGCACGCTGGCCGGCGGGGCGGGGACTGTGCGGTGGTGGTCCCAGCGGGCGCGGGCGTCCGCGCGTGTGGCAGCCATCACCGACACGCCGCAGGGGCGACACACGCCCGTGTAGCAGCGCACGCCGCCGCTGGAAATGGTCGGCAGAATCTCGATGCTGCATTCGCTATCAGTGCTGGTCACAAGCTATGAACCTCCGCCGTTAAACCGATCATGGAAAGCGCTTTAGGAAAGCGCTTTAGCGTATCGTTTTCTATGTTTCTGCTGCAACCTCGGAATTGTCGCTGGCGATACGATCGCGGCGTGACGGAAGCACTGGACAGGCTAATAGCCGCTACCAAGCGGTACGAGAGCCTAAACGAGCGCGTCGAAAAGGCGCGACAAGAAGTAATAGCGGCCGTTGTGAATGCATTACGCGAAGGCGAATTACCGACCAAGGTCGCCGAAGCCTCCCCGTACACCGCCCCGCACGTACGGAAGATCGCCCGCGAACACGGCATCGAACCCGGCACCCCCGGCCTGAAACCCCGTAAGTAGACCGCCGGCCGTGCGGCCCACTATCCGCACGGCCGCACGCGAAATCCTGGGTTTGACGCGCGCTCGAGAATGAGTGTGTGACCCCAGCGGAAATCCTCGAACTCCCCCTCGAACCCGGCAACGACAGCGGCGCCGACACCATTCGCGGCTACCTCATCGCGCTGCTCGCCGAGGTGTGGAAGTACACGGAAGGATTCAGCGGCAAGCGGCCGTTCGGCAACTCCGACTGGGTCTGGGACCTGTACGCGGCACTCGGCCGCGGCGGCGCCGTCCCCATCACCTTCGACGAACACGGCTACGTCGACAAGGTCGACACCCGCGAATGCGACCGGCTGATCGCCGCCGCCATCCGCGAACTCGAGCCGACCCGTCCTGTGCCGCCGGTCTATGACGTGCTTGTCACGCCGATGATCGATCACTCGTACCCCGATTGCTGGCATGTGCGGGTCACCGACTTCCCTGGTCGCACGCTCGACATCGCGGATCGACAGTTCTTGGCGAGTATCACCGCGCACTACATCGCGATCTGGACCGGCTTCCCGGAAGACAACATCACCGTGCGTCTGCACGAAGTCGGCCCCGAGACGATCATCCGGTTCGACGAGCAGGCCAAGGCCGCCGATGCCTGACCTCGACGACCTTGTGGGAAAGTGGCACGACGGCGACGACCCACGATCCCTGCGCGAATACCTCGGCATGACGCCGTGGATGTACAAGGCGTGGGTCGAAGACCCAACCAAATTCGGGACCGTGTCGACCCTCGACGAATGCGCGGCCAACATCCCAGGCTGGCGTATCACCCGCATGTTCGTCGTCGGGGAACTCGCGGACCAGGTACGCGCACGGATGAACGGCACGCCGGAAGCCCGCGTGTGGGCAAGCTTCGGCTACGACCTCGCCCGTCTCTCGTCGGTGCTGTCCTTCGACTGCTACATCTCGCCCAGCCAGATCGAGGATGTCAGCTTCGTTGTCGAAGGTCCCGGTCGCACCCCGGTGGACTTCACCGCGGTGCGGGCCTGGCTGGACGGTGACGCCGATGCCTGACCGCGAACTGTGCATGCTGCGGATCTACGGTGCGTCCGATGACCTTGTCGAACTGGAAGGCTACTTCCGCGAGGAGTTCAACGCCTGGCGGAAGGTCGTCACGATCCTGCTCACCGCGCCCTCCGGCGCCCAGCTGGCGGTCGCGGCTGAGTTCTGCGGCGCGACGCCAGTAACCGACGCCGAATGGGTCCTGTCTGTTCTGCACTCCGACCCTCGCTGGACCTACCCGATCCGGTTCGCTGAGCGCCCAGACCGCGCTGGTGACCCCGCACTGATCCTCGAAGTGCCGGACGGGACCACCGTCGAGGAGGTCGGGGATGCCTGACCGCGACATCGTGGACGAGATCGACGAACTCGTCGACTGGCAGATGTCCCAGTACGACAACCGGTCCGGCTACGACCACAACGTCAACCAGACCACCTGCCCCCACCCGTGGTGCCACGCCGACTGGCACGGCCTCGCCATCACCCGCCGCATGCAGCTCATGCGCCGCCTCGGCTACGTCGACCCCGAATACCGGTACGCCGACGACACCAGCCCCGTCGTCTGCCCCGGATCGACCTTCGACGGCGAATTCACGCCACCCGCCCAACCGTCCCCGGGGTTCGACGACGGAGGCGTGATCCCGCCAGCGTTCGAGTACCCCCGCTCGTACACCGACAACTACCTTCGCCCGAGCCCGACGAACCCGTGGGCACCGTGGACGTTCCGGTCGCTGCCCGCCGACCCGCTCGGCCTGGACGAGGGGCCGGTGGCCGGCGAACCGCGCTGGTGGCGCTGCGACGACACCACCGGCCTGCGCGCCAACGTGGTTGACCTCATGCAGCACGAGCTCGAAGCCCTCGACTCTCCCGCCCGTGTCGGGTTCTGGAACCATCACTGGGTTCTGCGCACCGGCCGCGAGACAATCGAACTCTACGCGGACCGGGAGAACCCGAACCCCTGGAAACGCGGTGTCGAGCCCGGCGGGCGGCCGTGGATGGAGATCTACACCGCCACACCACCATCCGCTGGCGTGTGGCGGCCGATGCACGGCGTCCTGGACATGGCGGGCGTCGCCGCGCTGCAAAACCTGCGATGCACCGTTCAAGTCAGTGGTGGCACCTGGCTGCGGAGCGACATCGTCGCGCTGCAACTGCGAGCCGTGCTGCAGCGCGCCGCCCGAGAGCGCTTCCCCGGTGTCGTGATTCACCTCTCTGAAACGGCCGTCAGCTCCGGTACGCCGACGCCTTCGGAAGCTATGGCCGACCGGTATCCAGTGACTGCCCAATGGGTGCCGAAGCCTGTCGGGGGAGTGATGGAGGGCGGGCACGCGCACGGGCGTTCCGTAGAGGTCAACGTCGAGCGCGTGGAAACCGTGGCTCCGGCCAGGTTCTCGCCGCTCGACTTCCAGAACCCGTCCCCCACGGTCGAGCTGAACACCGTCACCTACGAGCGCGCCGCGTACGACACGGTCACCCGTCGCTGGGTGTACCGGCCGCAGCGACCGCGGCTGCCGATTCGGCCGCAGGACGTCACCGTCCGGTTGTGGCGCGAGGACCCACAAGGCGAGGGCTGGCAGGAACTCGGCACCGCCGATGCGACCGCAATCCGATTCACCTCAGGAGACCACACAGCATGAATGACGCCTTCCTGCACCTCACCGACGACGAGGGCGACCCGGTGTACGTGCGCGCCAGCCAGGTCAGCGTGATCGCGGCCGACCCCGACGACCCCGACCGGACCATCGTCCAGGTCGACGGAAAGAGCCGGCAGTGCCGCGAATCCGTCGCCGACATCCTCGACTCCATCGCCTCGCTCGTCCTCGAAGTCGCCTGACCAGGAGACCCTCGCATGACCACCTCCATCGGCCGCGGCCTGATGCAGATCATCCCCGCGCAGTTCCGGCCGGCCGTCGAGCGTGAACCGCTGCTCGGCACCCCGTACGCGCGCGCGAGCCTGTTCGCCCTCCAGGGCAAGCACGTCTACCAGGGCACCGTCCCCGACGCCGAGAAGGCCCGCCGGCGCGCCCGCAACCGCGCCGCCCGCAAAGCCCGCAAGACCCAGCGGCGAGGCTGCTAGGAGGACCCGATGACCGACGTTGTGAATCACCCCGCGCACTACACGCAGTCGCGGTTCACCTGCGAATGCATCGCGATCACGCGGCACATGACGTTCTGCGCCGGGAATGCCTTCAAGTACATCTGGCGGCACCGCGAGAAGAACGGCGTCGAAGACCTCCGCAAGGCCGCGGTCTACCTGAAGTGGGCGCTCGAGGACCGCAGGATCTCGGTCCTCCCTGATGCCGCGTGGATTGTGTCTGAGCTGATCGAGGACCACGTCGCCGGCCCACTGCGCGCCCTCCCGAACGCGCCCGCCGTGTACCAGGCGCTGGAGCTGATCGCCGTCAGCGACGACTACGAGAGCGCGCTGCTGCTCGTGGAACAGGCCATCGCCGAGTACGAGTGCGCGCCGATCGTGTTGCCCGCCGACCAGTTCGACAAGCTGATGGCCGAGGGCGACCAGGCTGACCCGGCGCCGAAGCTGGCCGAGGCCGCGGTGAAGCCGCGCGCGTTCCGCCGCTCTGACCTGGAATGTTCGGGAAACTCGCCGATTCCGCGCGACACGGAATCCGGCAATTTCCCGAACATCGGGGAGCGCTGATGTCCGCACTCACCGAGGAAGACATGCAGCCCGAGCGCGTGCACCTCACCGACCAGCAGATAGCCGATCGCCGCCGCTGGGCCACCGAACTACTCACCCGCCGCAACCAGGACGACGACGCATGACCGTCATGGCGGACTGGCAGCCCACCAACCTCTGGTCGGTCCGCGACGAACACGGCCTCGCCATCATCGAAACCTCGGACGAGGAAGAGGCCCGCGACGTCGCCGCGTTCACCGGCCGACCACTACAACGCCTCTGGACCAGCACCCAGGGCGAATGGAGACCAACCGAATGACCGACATCCACCCCGAGATGGCTCAGCGCGCCCTCGCGTGGGCGAAAGCCAATGACGGTGGCCGCCTGTGCGTGTGGTGGCCCGCCGGATCGAAACCCGGCGACGGCTCCCGCCCGATCATGGCCATCAACTGGGACGGTGGCGGCACCGGCGAGCTTGGCGCGTTCTACGACGAGAAGGACGCCGAGGCGATGCAGACCATCTGCGACATCTTCAACTGGGCGCTCGACTCGCTGGCGCCCAGCGAGCGGGACTTCTACGGCACCCGCACCTACAAGGACGAACCCCTCGGAGGACACCATGGGTAGCAGCCCCTCAGCCGACGTGTACTTCGGCTACGACCTCCCCGAACCCGAGTACAACTACGACACCGACACCACCAACGAACCCCAGTGGATGCAGGACGACGAGGACTGGGAAGACGAACTCGCCCGCCGCCTCGGCTGGATCGAAGTCCCGTTCCCGGCCGACTACCCAGACGGGCGTCAGGAGCTGTGGCGACTCCCGCGCGAGGCACGCGAGCTCGCCGAGAAGACGATCCGCGACCGCCAGCAGACGTTCCAGGAGACCTCGCCGGACTACCAGGCGTGGTCAGCCAGCCGAGACCGCAGGCGCGAACTACTCGCCACGGTCCCGGTCGAGCTCGACTCCTACGGATGCGACGGCGGCGACCCGCAGTACGCCGTCCGTATCAAGGCGTCGGTTCAGCACGTGTATGGGTGGAGCTCCACACGCCTGAACCCGCTGGTGGAGCAGCCGGAATGGCGCGGCCAGCTCGCGCGGTTCGTCGAACTGCTCGGCCTGGACGTCGGCGACGCCGAACCCGGCTGGCACCTCAACTGCACCTACGGGTAGGCCGCCGTGAGCGTGTTCTGGGACGACCTCGCCGAAGACCTGAAGGACCCCGCGTTCCGGCGCGAGTGCATCGCGCACGCGCTGAGCATCAACATGCTCCACCAGCTCGGCCGATGCGGCATGGACGGCGGCGGATCCGTCGGCATCGACTCGAACGCCGGCTACGACGGCGAAGCCGCGATCGACTGCTACCAGCTCGCCGACGCCGTCCTCACCGTCCTCGACCACCCCACCGAACGGAGCACCTGACCATGGGCATCTTCACCCGCACCCGCCCCCAGGCCACCGCCGAAGTCGCCGCCAGCGTGCAGGCCGCGGCCCGCACCGTCACCCTCACCAAAGGCACCGGCCCCGCCGTCTCCCGCACGACCGTCGCCGCCGCCGGGGTCGACCTGGCAAAGAAGTTCGACAAGGCGGGCATCTCGCTGTCCAAGGCCGGTCTCGACGGAGTCCGCGCCGAGGCCGCCATGATCCTCGACCACTCCTACTCCATGGACTCCGGCTACCGGCGCGGCATGGTGCAGCAGCTCGTCGACCGCGCCCTCGCCTTCGCGTTGCAGATCGACGGCGACGGCCGGATCCCGGTTATCCCGTTCGACTCCCGCGTCTGGCCGACCGTCGAGGTCACCCTCGACAACTACGCCGGCGTCGTCGACCGCGACATCTTCCGCCCGAACCAGATGGGCGGCACCTACCTCGCCGCGGCTCTGGAGGTCGTGCTCGACATGGCGAAGACCACGACCGCGCCGCTGTACGTGGTGATCGTGACCGACGACGACCCGACCGACCGGCCGCAGGTCACCCGCATCCTGCAGGAGCTGAAGCGGTACCCCGTGTTCGTGAAGGTCCTGACGCTCGTCAACGCGCCGTACTGGGACAGCATGGACGACCTTGAGGTGCCCGGCCTGATCGACAACCTCGACGCCAAACAGATCCTCGACCCCGCCGGCATCACCGACCTCGCCTTCGCCGACGCCATGGTCGACGAATGGCACACCTGGGTCCAGGCGGCTACCGCCGCGGGCATCCTCGTGTAGGCAGATCGCTATGACCGTCAGCATTCGCCTCTTCGTGGAACCCGACGAGACGATCGATCGGTGGAACGACGTCGAAACCCTCGGTCACCTGGAAGAACTCGACGCTCGCGTCCGGCCGGTGGTCGAGCCCTTCGGCGGGCGCACCTCTGTCGTGCACCAGCCAGCGGGTAAGCCGTGGGCCTCACCGCCGGACGCCAATGTCGTCGTGGAACTCGATGACCTCGCCACGATCGCGCAGGCGCTCAAGACCGGCGCGCGGGTCGCGGCGGCACTGGCTGACGCTGGCCATGCGGTGAGCAGCGTGGACGTGCAGGACTGGCAATACGTGGTGGCCCTCGCGTGAAACGACTGCTGGTCACCGGCTCGCGGGACTGGACCGATCGGCAGGTCATCCGGGACGCGCTCGCCGCGGCGTGGCGTCACCTGCAACCGGGCCCGATCATCCTCGTACACGGGGCGGCCGAGGGCGCCGACTCGATCGCGGCGGACATCTGGGGGAGCGCTGGTCTGCCGCTCGAGCCGCATCCGGCCGACTGGGAGCACTGCGACCCTGCTTGCAAGCACGCGCCGCGGTATCGCCGCGACGGAACCCCGTACTGCCCGGCCGCCGGCCCGCGCCGCAACCTCGAGATGATCCGGCTCGGCGCCGACCTGTGCCTGGCGTTCCCACTCGGCAAGTCGATCAGCACCCAGCACTGCATGCGGCACGCCCGCGCCGCCGGAATCCCTGTGTGGGACCACTCTCCGAGGTGAAACTCGATCGTGCGTGTCGGTGGCGATGTTTACGATCGTGTGATGGACCTTGACCTCACCGTCTACCCCAAGGGTGACAGGCAACTGTGGGAGATCGTCGAGTACATCCGAGACAACGGCGACAGGACCGAGACCCACTACCTAGAGGCCAAGAGCGACGTCGACGTCACAACGAAGAGCGGTCAGGCGAAGGTCGCGAAGTACATCCTGGGTGCGTCCAACCGCATGCCGGACGTCGCGGCGAAGTACTTCGCCGGCCACGCACTCATGGTGATCGGCGTTGCACACGGATCAATCGACGGCGTCGCCCAGATCGACGAGAAGGACCTGCGTAGCCGCGTCGGCCAGTACACCGGATTCGGCAGCAAACCTGGATGGGAGATCCGGCAACTCCCGGTAGCGGGCACAACCAAGGTCGTCCTCATCATCATGGTCGACCCGCCTGAGCACGGATCAACCATCTACGCATGTCAGAAGGAATTCTCGGACGGCACCAAGAGCACTCCGCTGCTCCGCAACGGGGCAGTCTACGTTCGCCCAACCAGCGAGACACGGGAAGCGAACGCAGCGGAGATCGACGACCTCGTCGCTAGGCTGCGAGCGGGCGGCCCGCCGGATGCCAACGTTGACGTTTTGGTCACAGGCGCCGCATACCGGGCCAAGTATCCATCTGGCTTGAAGCAGCAGTGGATCGACGACGTACGCAAACACCTCGCCCGAGGGAGCGCCCGCGCCCAGGGCGGCCGCGCGTTCGGCTCACTCGGCTACCTGGGCGTAGACAACCGCAGCGCCGCGGAGTTCGACGAGGAGCTCGATAACTGGGAATACCTAGTCAAAAAGTCGTGGAGTGAGTTCTTGCTCGCGGTGATCTGGAGCAAAGCCGAGCGACCGCACCTGCAGATCGTGAACCATGGTCAGTCGTACTTGCGCGAGGTGGAGATCGAGGTCGAATTCCAGTCCGGTGTAGCTGGCATAGTGAAAGCACAGGACGCGGTGGATGACATTCTTCCGGACCTGCCTCCTGCGTGGGGCACACGCCCCCCGCTGCTCGGGTCAACGCCTGGCTGGCCTGCCATCGCGGGCCTCGGGCGCAGTGACTTTCAGATACCTGAAGGGTTCCGGCTCGTGAATCCTCGCGATGATTCTGCCGCGGCGTTCATGAACCTCGCCGATGTTCGTCCCCGTCGCTACTCACCGATCGCCGGCGACTTCGTGCTGCTCGTGCTCAACAATGTCCCGCCAGAGGCTGAGGAAGTCAGTGGTTCCTGGGAACTGACTGCGGCGGACCAGACCCGAAATTACCGGGGCGAGTTCACCCTGCCTACGAAACGCGTCGATATCACCGAAGCGCTCCTACGGCTGCTGTACGACGCAAACCAGATTGGGCGGCCTGAGCTGCCAGCCTCGTAACTGGCCAGCTGCCGGGGTATCGTGTCCCGGTCACTACACACAGCTTCGGCTCGCGTGGGGGCGGTTTACCCAGCAGAAGGCCCCGATCCGTCGGGGCCTTCTCGCTATCCCCACCCCGCAGACAGCGAACCCCCGACACCATGACCACATGGATGCCGGGGGCCGCTACCCCGCGCGACTTGTGACGGAAGCTGCGGGGCAGAACAGGGGGTGAAGCAACTACTCCGGGGACACGTCCGGGTTGTGCGCGCTCACCGCCGACTTGCGGGTGTTCGAGCAGCTGGAGTGGCCGAAGGCCGCCTCCTGCCGCGCGTCGAAGAAGCTGGCGTTGGAGTTGCCGGCGTTGCCATCAGGCCCGGCAGTCCCGAGGATCTGCTGCATCTGGGTTACTCACCTCCTCTCAACAGTCCGAAATCGGACTCGCCGACGGAGAACCGCCGCGAGTAGGTTCGTTCGGGCTCGACGACGTTCACGTCGACGACCGCCTCGAAAAGCTCTTGGGGGATCGCGCCGCCCTCGAACACCTCGAGGGACGGCACGAACACCGCCTCGGCCTCCAGCTCGCCGATGATCGCGAGCAGCACCGCGACCGGCTGCTCGGCGCCGACCGGGTTCACGGTCCGCGCGTACACGTAGCCGTACCGGTCGGCCAGGTCCCGCATCCCGCGGCGCTCGCGCGCCGAGCGCAGATCGGCGAAGCTGGTCCGCTGGTAGCCGACCGCGACCGGCGGCTTCGTGTCCGGATCGGGGTCGGTCACGAAGCCGCTGCCTGCCGACGCGGGTACGGGTGCTGGTCGGCATAGTTCAGCCCGGCCAGGGTCGGCCGCCACTGGTTGCGCCCGCCGTGACTCGCCAGCCGCTGCTCGGCCAGCCGCTTCAGCAGCTTCCTGGTGTGGGGCTCGCTGTGGTTCGTGAGCTTCGCGAGCATCTCTGCCGACTGGGGTTCTTCGTCGCAGTACTTGATGACCATCGCGAGCATCCACTGCTCCAACGCGCTCGGCCCCTTGCGGGTGCTCATCGCGCGACCTGGCCGGTCGGGCTAGCGACCCACAGGCCGGAGAAGTACTGCCACACCAGACCGCGGCGCCGCAACCGTCGCGCCGCCAGATACACACGCCACCGCGGCTTTTCGACCGAGGCCGCGAGCGCCGAGAGAGACAGCTGTCCGCCCGGGCGTAACGCGTCAAGCACCGCCTGCTGTGTATCGTCTATCGCTGTCATCCCATCCCCTCAGATGCGGCCGGGTGCGATGCCCCGGCGAGGCGTTGAAGATGACGCTACGACCGTGTGAACGTTCGATTGTTCAATGATTGTTCAAAATGAACAGGCGTAGTGTGCAGGGCATGAAGCAGGGCGACGACGTCGGCGAGAACATCGCGAAGTACCGCAACCTGGCCGGCCTCACCCAGGAACAACTTGCGCGCCGGGCCGGCGTATCACGATCCATGCTGTCCAAGGTCGAGAAAGGCCACGCGTCCGCATCCACCACCTGGATCGGCGCCATCGCCAGCGCGCTCGCGATCGACGCGTCACGGCTGTACGGCACCGCCGAGGACTACGCAGACCTCGCCGACGTGCTGCCCGTCCTGCGGCGCTCGCTCGCCGCGACCGACCTCATGGATCCCGACCTCGAGCCGCGGCCGATCCAGGACCTGCGCTTCCAGTCCGCCCAGGTCGCCGAGTGGCGCAAGAACACCAAGTACCGCAAGATCATCGGCGCATTGCCTGACCTCGTCGATCAGCTTCTCATCTCCGGCAACGACGTCGGCGCGCCGGCCTACACCCTGCTCACCGACGCCTACCGCGCCGCGAACACCGTCGCGCACAAGCTCGGATACACCGACCTCAGCCTCACCGCGACCGAGCGGATGGAATGGGCCGCAACACGATCCGGCGACCCGCTGCTCCTTGCCACCGTCGCCTACGTCAAGGCGGCCACGCTGGCCCGCGTCGGCGCCACCAAGCAGGCTCTGCGGCTGATCGAGAAGACCCTCGGCGACATCGAACCGCTCGTCGACGAAGACGCCACCGCCGGAGCAGTGTTCACCATCCTTCACATGCGTGCCGGCACCATCGCGGCCGCAACCGGGCAGGCCGACGCCTCCCGCTCACACCTGCGCGAGGCCGCGCAGATGGCGCCACACATCGGCGGCGACCGCATCATCTACGACACCCCCGTCGGTCCGACCAACCTGGCGCTCTACCAGCTGTGCGCCGAGGTCGACCTGGGCGAGCCCGGCCGCGCGATGGAGATCGCCCGCAGCACGCGGATGCCGAAGGGGTTCCCCAAGGAACGTCAAGCCTACTTCTGGATCGACACCGCCCGCGCGCACCTGCTGGCCGGTGATGTCGACGAGGCGATCAACGCACTGTGCGAGTCGCGGATGGCGTCTTCGGAGCACTTCCGGTCCAGCTCCGCGGTGAAGTCGGTGATCAAGACCGCGGCCAAGCAGCAGCGCCGTGCCAGCGGCAGCCTGCGTTCACTCGCGAACGCCGCCGGTATCGCGGACTGATCGGCCGTCGAATGGCCGGTGCACGCAGGCCGCGGTCTCGGGCGGCCACAGGATGACCGCGTCGCAGGTGCGGCACCGGTAGGAGCGGTGGCAGCCGGTGCCGGGCACGTCGGGGCACATGACCGAGCCGACGATGACCCGGTTCGGGCCGAGCGGGTGGCCGGCCGGGCAGGCGGCGGGGGAGGGGCTGGCCCATCCGCCGCGGACCCGGTAGAGCTGGCTGGGGTCGAGGCCGGTCGTGGAGCCGAGCCGCCACACGATCGGATTCGAACACATGAGCGAATCGTAGCGGCGGCTGGTCAGTACCGGAAGTCGCCGAGGTCGATTGGCGGCGGCCCGGACTCGGCCTCATCGAGCATGTCTCGCATCCGCTCCAGCACGACAGCCGAAGGCTCACCCGGCCGGTAGCCGACGTGCGGCATGGCCAGGATCGCCAGCGCGTCCCGGACGTCGGCCAGGCTCGGCGGGTCGGCCACCTCGGCGACCAGGAGCGCGTGCAGCTGCTCCGCGGTGAGCGGCCGGTCCGGCTCGATGTGGTCGATCACCACCGCCATGACCGCGGCCTGCTCGGCCGGGATCGGGTCGTCGTCCTCGGGCACCCTGCCAGGCTAACGCCGGGTGGCCCCCGCCGGAGCGGGGGCCGGGCCGGTCAGCGGTTGCGGGCCCACATGGTCTCGAGGAGGGCGTCGATCTCGGCGGCCTGCTGGGGGGAGGCGATCAGGGCGACGCGGCGGGCGAAGGTCTCGGCGTCGCAGGCGGCGCGGTAGGTGTTGGCGGCGGCGACCTGGGTGGCGATGGTGGGGATCATCTTGGCGGCGAGCTTGGTGTCCATGTCGGTCTCCCTCTGGGGGTGGGGGCTGGCCGTTGCCTGCCCCGCTGATGACCCAACTATAGGTCGTAAATTACGACCGGTCAAGTCTCTCGGGAAAGCCCGGAACACAATCCCCGCCGCAGACCGAAACCATCATCTGCGCCACACATTGACCCGCTCGCGCACCAGCAACGGCGCGCCGTCAGGGCCCTTCACGTGGTCCGGGATCCAGATGCGTTTGCGCTGCGCGCGGTCCGGCCCGTGGGGCTGGTTGCGCCAGTGTCCGGTCACGACCCATCGGTGCGAGTACCGGCCGGGTTTCTCCTCCGGCTCGTGGTCAGGGTCGGTCGCCTGATAGAGGCGGCGCAGGTCGATGATGTTGACCTCGGCGACCGCCTTGCCGAGCCGGGCGTGGGCGCGAGCGGTCTTCTTGTCCGGTTCGGCCCGGCCGGTCCATGCCACGGTGGGCTGCTGCATCAGATGCCAGGTCGCGATCAACGCGCGCCGCACTGTGTCAGCGGGACGGTCGGCGCTACCGGTAGCGCCGACGTCTTCGGTGGTGCTGATCGGGATCAACGGCGGGGTGGACGTGTCGTCGAGCTGGATGTCAGCCGCGCTCAGCCCGTCGCGGATCCGCCAGCGGGCGACGTAGAAGCACAACAGCAGACCACGGCCACCGGCCATCGGCCCCCAAGACACGGCATCGACAGGGCAGTCGATGTCTCCGTAGGTGACCGCACCGACGCCGCCGTCGAACAGCAGCAGGCCGGTGCGCGACGGCGCGAGACAGACGTCGAAGTCGATCTCGTCGAGATCCAGTGCCGCACCGGCCGACACTGCCAGTGCGGCCATGTCGACCGAAACCCAGTACAACTCGGAGATTTCCAGGTGACGCGTGATCTGAGGCAGCAACGGTTCGGCGCTGACCGAGCTCTCGTCGTAGGACGGCGCCGCGGTGAACTGGCGGGTCTGGTCGCGCAGCTTCGGCAGGGCGGTCGCGCGGATGCGTCCCGCCGATGTACGCGCTGCGGGTGCTCGTTTCAGCGCCTCGCCAAGGCTGACCTGCTGGCCTGGCACCAAACTGTCAGCCTGCTGCATCACTGCTCCAGTAGTCGATCGACACGCCCGGCACTTCCTGGACCGCGCGGGCGACCACAGCCCGATGCCACGCGGCCGGACGGGTCTCCTCGGGGAAGTGCTGGTGGAATTCGCGATCGGTGCGGTAGGTGAGCACCGCGGGCTCGGCCATGTCGTTGAGCACGGCGACGAGACGTCCGACCATCTCACCGGCGTGCGCCTCCAGGGCTTCCATGGCTTCGCGGACAGCTTCGGGGATGACGCGCTGCCCGCCCTCCCAGCGCTGCACGCTGCGTTCGTCGACGTTGAACTGTTCGGACAGCCACCTCGTGGTCAGGCCGAGGTACTCACGCACGACCTTGAACTCGGCCGCGGTCATCGGTCCGATCGGGTTGCCCTCTAGGTCGAGTTCCGACGTCTCGGCGGGGTTGGTGGGCATGAGGCGCTCCTAAGGTGGGAATGGCCGCTCACCCGGGGGAGGGCGAGCGGCCATGTGGGGTCAGTTGCCGGAGTCGACGCCGAGGAACGCCCGGCCGCCGGCGCCCGCGACGGGGTCGCTGTAGGCGTCGCGCTCGACGTCGAGGCCGGTGTTGATGTTCCAGGTGGCGATGTGGACGAGGTCGGCGAGCTGCGCGACGGCGATGCGGGTCTGGCCATCGTCCTCGCTGGGCTCCCAGTCGCGCGCGTTCCACGCCTTGGCGTGCTCGGTGGCCTGACCCTCGAGGTCGCCGGTGACCGGCCCGATCGCCCAGGCATCGCCTCCGCGCTCCATGTAGACGGCGCCGGAGTTGTCCTCGTAGATCCAGACGGAGGGGGCCTCGTGCTTTTCGGCGATGGCCCAGAAATCGATCTCGTCGACGATGGCCTTGATGTCGAGGCGGCCGTCGTCGCTGGCCGGGTAGCCGCTGTAGTCGGCGTCGAGCTCGGCGATGAACTCGTCGCCGACCAGCTGCAGACCCTCGGGCAGCGCGGCGTCGATCGCGGCGCGGTACTCGCCTTCGATGGCGTCGATGTCGTATTCGTTGGCGAACTCGCCGAGGCTTTCGATGATGGTCTGGCCGACGGACACGGCGTAGCTGTCGACGCGGTTGTTCCAGGTGCCGGCGGTGGTGGTGGTCATCGGATGCTCCCTCTGGGGGTGAGGGCTGGCCGTTTGCCTGCCCTGCTGACATCACTAACTATAGGTCGTAATTTACGACCTGTCTAGGGGTTGGTGTGAAAACCTCACTGCCCCAATCGCCGTCACTCCACCGGCCGCAGCAGATCTGCCCGCCACCAGTGCGGATACACCCCCGGATGCTCGCCGGCATCCGCCCGCACGACCTTCACGATCGCCGGGTCGTCGTCGAACTCGACCACCTCGTAGACGGTGGACACCGTCTCACCTAGCCGGACCTTGTCACCAACCTGGAAACTCACCGGGGCCACCCTAGTCGCCGCGGTCGGCTTTGAGATCGCGGCCGAGCTGCTCGACATGCTCGGCACACAGCGGATGCGGGTGACCGCCGTCCTCGCTCGGCTGGACCACGATCACCTCGGCGGGCTCGTCGCACACATCGCACGTCCACGGCTCGTCGTCCTCGTGCGCGTCGTCTTCCTGCTCGGCGGCGGGCACGAAATGAGCGTCCTCGAGGTCGGGTTCCTGGCTGTCGTCCCACGGCCCAAACTCGTCAGCCGGGTAGACGATGAACGCCACGTCGGCCGGGGTCATGCCGAGCGCCGCCGCGATCCGTTTCACCGGCGCCGGGTCGTTGTCGTCGACCTCGCCCCACGCCGCCCACACGGCCTTCTCGACCTCGGTCGGCGCGGCCATCTTCCCCCGCAGGATCCCGGCGAGCTGGTCGAGCATCGACACCAGCACGTCGGGGGTCGGCTCGGCGGGCGGGCGGCCCTCAGTGAACTCGATCTCCCCGGTGTGGGGGACATGCAGGAGGGCGTGGCCGATCCGCATCAGGTCTCGGCGCGTGTAGATCGGCTGGTCGAGCGGGTCGGTGGTCATGCGGCCGATCCTGCCACGCCGGACTGACACGTGCCCCACGCCTCGAGTGTCGTGAAGTCGTCGTCGAGCAGCCCCTTCGCCGGGTCGACGTAGCGCAGGAGCGCGGGCCCGTCGTGGTAGCAGTCCACGTACTCGCGGTCGCGGCGGGTGATGCAGTCGTCGACCCACGCGAACGGCCGCCCCGCCGCATGGTCGATCAGCTGGGGCGTCTTCCAGTACGTGCCCGAAACGTTCAGCCGCGGCCGATCGTCCCACTCGACGACCGGCAGCTCCGGCAACCCGATCAGCGGACCGATCATCGCGTTGGCCTCGTGCTCCCAGGTGGTCGCCCACACCAGCTCGAACACGCCGGCCAGGGCGAGCAGCCGCGGCCCGTGCTCGGTGTTCAGCCACACACGCAGCGGGGTGACCCGCTCGGGCGGGGTGTTCGGATGCCGGGCCAGCCACTCAGCGGGCATCAGCCGGTGGGTTTCGTACCCGGCCGGACGCTTCTCCGGCTTCGCGCCGAACGGGTTCAGCGGGCCGTCGACGTCGAGGTACAGCAGCGGTTTCATCATTTGAGGTCTCGCTTTCGATGCGCGGCGAGGCTGCCCCGTACCGCGGTCAGCACGGACGCGCCGCGCTTGGGATTGAGGGTGCTGCCCAGCCGTGCGACCTGAACGATCGTGACCGGCGACCAGTCCTGCGTGGCGGCAACCATGCGACGCAGGTCCTCCAGCACGAGCGGCTCGACGACACCGCTCGTCTTCTCCTCGGGCGGCCCGCATGTGGGACGTTTCACCACCGTGTATCCGGAGGCGATGAGGCGCTCGGCGTACACCTGGCTCCGCTCGCGCCTGGTCTGGATCTCGATCGCCTCGCCGAGGGTCGACCAACCGAATGCCCACGCCTCGGGGTCGAGAAGCTTGGCCAGGTCGTCGCTGTTCATGCTGCTCTCCTAGCGAGGAGTCGTTGCTTGCGTTGCGCGTCGGTCGGTTCGATCCACTGATGCCAGCCGCTGCCCGGCCCATCCGGGTGCCAGAGGTTGAGGTGCTCCTCGCGGTCGACATCACACAACCCACACGCATTCGGGCTGATCGGGGTGTCGCGGTCACGCGCCATCGGACACCGACCCCATGCGCAGGACGACAGCGGCCTTGTCGTGCTCGAAGACCTCGTAGTGGTAGCAGGGGATGTTGTGCCCCATCCGCATCCATCCGCAGTCGACGCGCTCGAAGACGGTGCCGGTGTCAGTGCCCGCGACGACGGTCCCGATGGGCAGGTGCGTGAACTCGCCGAAGTCGGTGATCTTGCGCGGCTCGGTGACGGCACGGGTGCCGGTGTCCCCGTCCGGGCCGATCGGCAGGAGGGCGAAGCCGAAATGCCGGAGTTCGTCGATGCGTTCGCGGTCCCACTCGGGAACCACGTAAGCGGGGTACTCCCACTCGGGCCGGTCGGCGTTGACGCTGTGCATGCGCCTGACGGCCACGTAGGCGTGCGGGGCATCCGGGGCAGGGATCAGCGGCTGAGGTTCGGCGCTATCCATCTCGTTTGTCCTGTTCTTGGGGATGTTTCGGTTTGCGCTGGTAGGTCTTGCCGGACGGGATCGGCTGGGCGGCGCTGGAACGGCGAAGCTCGGCCCGCTTCCGCCACGCCGCCAGGTCCGGGCGCTCGGTGGGCTGGTCGTCAGCGGTCACGGCCGGTTCCCGGGTGAACGGTGTGCAGCCAGCCGGAGTCGTCCATGCGCTGCTTCGGCTCGAACGGCGCGACCGCGTCGTGGTCGTCGTCGGGGTGCTCGTCGTGCGCCCACCAGCCGCCGGTCGGACACTCGATCCAGAACACGAGCTGAGCGCACACACGGCAGGTCGAGGTGATGTTGGGGGAGTTGACGTCAGCTCTCCTGCCGCTCGTGGAGGGCGAGCCACTCGTCGACGGCCGCGCGCAGCACCTTCGCCTCGGCGACCTCGCTGCTGTTGCGGAAGCTCTCGAACGTGGCGACCATGCGGTAGGTGGCCGCCTCCTGCCGGCTTTCGCGGCCATGTGAGCTGCGCGCGGCGAGTCGGCCGGGCCCAGCTCGTGGAAGGTGGACCAGCGGCCGCCGCTGCTGCGTGACAGCCAGGCGACGCCGTCGTAGTCGGTGCGCCGGGAGACGTTGAAGCGCTCGACGCGGCCGTCGACCTCGGCCATGATGTCCCTCTTGCCGATCTTGGTGATGGTGCCGAACGCCACGGACGCGGCGTAGCTGCCAGCGACCACGAACGCCACCGGCGCGCCCACCTCGATCCAGCTGGGAATGTCAGTCATGGGAGTCCCTTTCACGCTTCGATGAGCAGGTGGTGGCGCGGGGTGCCGGCGAGCGTCACCGCGGCGTCATGGTCGGAGCGGGTCAGCCGCTTCCTGTCGGCCTCGGTCCGCACATGCACGCCCTCCTCCCGGCCGAGCGCCTCGATGGCCTGATCGAACAGGCGGCGCCGCGAGTAGGTGGCGTCGAGCACGACGGCACGCAGGTCGGCGATCCTGACCGGGGTGTGCGCGTCGAGATCCGTGTGGAGGACCTGGTAGGCGTCGATGATCTCGGCGCGGATGACGCGGTGGCGGGCGAGGGCGGCGTCGACGCGGCCGATGGTCCACGCCTGGTCCTCGGTGTCGAGGTTGGAGGTGGCGCGGTGGCGGTACTCGAGCCAGGCGGTGTGGAGGGTGTGCTGCAGGTCGGCGACGGGCTGGTCGTCGAGGTCGGCGTTGCCGTACTCGATCTCGACAGCGGCGAGGGCGGGGATGGCGGCGGGTGCGAGGATCACGGGAGTGCCTTCCACTCGATGTCGGCGTACTCGGCGCGCCAGGTGTGCGGGGAGTCGAGCTTGGCGGCGCGCCGATTCGCTCTTGCGGCCGCCTTCCGGGCGCTTCTCGCTGTCGCCATCTCCCACTCGAACTGGACGACGTCGTCCTTGTCGACACCGACGACGCGGTAGATGCGAGGCATTCAGATCACCGTCCAGGTGTTGATGTCCGCCTTCTCCGGCGGGTACTTCTCGTACTCGTTCTCGTAGCTCGTGTCGACCAGGGTGATGCCGCTGTTGGCGCCGAGCCGGTCGCGCAGGTACTGCTGTCCGGCGTCGGTGTCGCCGTCGAAGTCGTCGGGCACGTCGAGTTCGTAGGTGTCCCAGCGGCGTACGTCGGACCCGGTTTCGATGCGGATGCGTTTCATGTCGGTCCTTCCGGTCGGTCGGTGGAGGGTTGGCGGGGTCTGTGGGGGAGCGTCGTTGGTCCCTTCCGCACGCCGTTGTGCGTCGACCCCGCCAACCGGTCAGGGGGCGGTGAGCAGCAGGAGCGTGTCGCGGACCCAGTCCTTCGCGTCGTCTCGCGTGAACGGGCCGTGGGCGAGCGCCCTGTTGGTCTCGGTGCCGTTCTCGTCGACCCCGATCACGGTCGCCCAGGTCTCGCCGTTGAGGTGGAAAACGACGCCGTGGAGGGTGCCGTCGGCGCAGGACAGGTCGGTGAACATGACCTCCCGGTCCGGGGCGCCGGGGATCGGCCGAGCGGTCCAGGTGAGCAGTTCGGGCGCGAATTCGGTGCTCATGATGTGCCTTTCGGGTTGGGGCCGGGGCGGGTGTGCCCCGGCCGGGTGGGGGTGTCAGGCGGCGACGAGGTGGGCGGTGCGGTCGTAGGCGGCGAGGCCGTCGCGGATGGCGGGGTCGGCGGGCTTGTAGGCGGCGACCTGGCGGGGGCGGTCGTGCACGAACTTCCAGATCCGCATCGGCTCGTGCGCGCCGTGGTGGGCGATCCAGGCGGCCTTGATCCGCTTGCCCGCGTGGGAGGCGAAGCGGCGCACCAGCTCGGCGTCGGCGCCGAGGGCGGTCATGGCCTGCGACACGGTGATGATCTCGCCTCGCTCGATCTGGCCGGACACCCACACACCGTTGAGGGAGCGCAGGGCGCGGACCAGGCGGACGGCCTGGGCACCGGCGAGGCGCTTGCCGATGATGCGGGCCGCAGCCAGGCGGGCGGCGCGGGTGCGGCGGTAGGTGGTGGTGATCATCTCGGGGCCTTCCGTGTCGGTGGGGGCTGGTGCGGCGTGTTCCGCTGACGACGACATTACGGTGCATTGGAATAGAACGCAAGATATTGGACGGCGTTGCCTCGATCGTTACCTGACGCATGCGCCGGCAAGCCGCTGTGGCCGCATATGTGCAGATGAATCGCGCTGGTCGGGCCGTCCCTGGCCGAGGGGTGGGGCGTGCCGAGGTGGTGAACTCGGAAAGCTCGACGCGCGAGGCCCTTGCGTAGTCCAATGCATTGGATTAGATTACGACGTATTGAAACCGGATGGCCCTCCGGAACCGCCGACGAAAGGACCCCGCGTGAGCACCACGGACCCCCGCCCCACCTGCGGGCACGAGGACTGCCAGACCTGGCGCGACATCCGCACCGGCGAGCGCGTCACCTACTGCGAGTTCGCCGAGACCCCGCTGGAGGTGGCGGCGTGACCGCCACCCAGGCCATCGCCGACCTCCTCGGCGTCACCGCCACCGACTTCCGCGGCTTCACCACCCGCGAGCCGGGCGTCATCTACGGCGAGTGCGACGAGTGCCCCTACGACGCCCTCGTCCGCATCGAGGTCGAGCACTCGCACAGCGCGGGCGCCTGGACCGACACCCACCACCTGTGCATGGAGCACGCGGCCGAGGCCATCGACACCCTCGCCCTGATCAGCGCCTGCCCCGACGTCACCGTCCACGAAGTCCTCCTCGCGGCCCCGGCCGCCGCTGCCTGAAAGGCGACACCATGCTCACCGAAACCCAGGTCCGCGAAGCCCTCGGCCTCCCCGAGAAGGACCCGCGCGTCAGCCTCGACACCGACTGGAACGGCGAGGACTTCGTCGGCACCGAATGCCACGAAGGCGGTTGCCGTCACGGCGACTCGGTCACCGCGTCGGTCCACGTCGACTGGACGCGCATCGCCTACGACGAGGACACCGACGCCCCGATCTCGCTCAGCGTGGTCGAGGAAGCGTTCTGCTTCGAGCACGCGAAGGCCGCGCTCGACCAGATCCTCGACGAGACGGCACCGTTCGCCCACGAGGACGACGTCTACATCAAGGTCGTGGTCAACGGCTGGTACCTGCGATACGCAACCCCGGCGCAGGCGGCGGCGTGAACACCCGCCACGACGCGCGGGGCGAAACCCTCTACGGCGACGCCCCGCTCGTCGACCGCGACGGCTACGCGGTCGAAGTCATCGCCGAACCCGGCGACGCCCACATGCACCTGCGCGTCGCCACCAACGCCACCGGTCCCGGCCCGAAACTCCGCGCCGACCTCACCCCGCCGCAGGTCCGCGAACTCCGCGACCGCTGCGACGCCTACCTCGAAGACCACCAGGAGAACCCGTGAAACCCGACCACTTCGAAGAGTCCATCTGGGATCCCGAACTGGAGCGGCTCGCGCTGGCCATCTACTGCGCGCTCAACAGCCTCGGCTCCCAGGCCAGCTGGCTGGCCGAGCCCAACAGCGTGCAGGCCCGCTACCTCGCCGCCGCGCTCGCCGCCCGAAACCACCTGACCGATGCGGACACCGAGAAGGGCGGCCGGGCATGAGCGACTACGACGGCCGCCGCGACGGCATTTGGCTCAAAACCGATTTCAAGGACAACGGTTTCGGTATCGATCCCGAAGGCTGCGGCTGCACCGACTGCCTCACTGGCCAGGCGTTCCATCCGAGCGACACCTGGCGGATCAGCGCAGCGATCCGGCAGGGCCGACCGCTCTACAACCGCAGCGGCCACGAAGTCATCCTCCCGAACGGCTACCGGCTCGACAACCGCGCCACGTGGCGGCCTGGCATGTTCCAGCACCACTGCCCCGGCTGCGGATGCTTCGCGGAAGGCGGCCTGTGATGACCGTGCTCGCTCTCCTCCTGTCTCTCGCCGCCCGCCGCAACCGGATGACGCAGCTCATCGGCGAAGTCGAATCCCTTGCCCACGACCTCCGCTGGCTCGGCGACCCCGACTTCGCCGACCGCGCCTACGCCATCGCGCAGAAGTACGGAGCCACGAAATGACCGACACGCAGTCCGGCGCGGACATCCGAGAGATCGGCACCGTGGAGATCCTGAAGTGGCGGATCTACCCGCTCGACGCGGCGCTCGCGGACGAACCGCTCGCCACCCATGTCTCCGTTCAGCCGGGCATCTACCCCCTCTACCGAGAAGCCGACGCCTTCTTCTGGTTGATGACCGGACAGATCAACGTCCGTGGCGCCCGCAAGATCGGTGATGGCCTGTTCGACCTGTCCGCAGGCGATGGTGGCCGCGGTCCGCAGGTCACGTTCCCGTCCAAGACGTTCGGCCGCAAAGAATTTCACGACCTCCTCGGCGACGCCTGCTGCCTGCCCGGGCCGCAGCAGCGATTGCGGGTCGACCTCAACGAGGAGGTGTCCTGGTGAACACGCTCGGCCGTCACGCCCGCGTCTGGTGGAAGCGCGACCAGATCCCCGTGAAACGCCTGCTCGCCCAGCTCGGCCGCGACCCGCTCGCCGCGCACTTCGCCACCGTCCCCCGCGACACCGACAGCCCGCCCGTCCTCGCCGGCGAGGGCTAACCGAGACCTTCCCTGCGCGACCGCGGCGCTCCACCAGAACGCCAGCGCGCGACGGCCGCCCATAGGGGAGCGAGGAGCGCGGCGCCCGAGATCGACCCTCACATCTCTCGGGCGCCGCCCCTACCAGCCAACCCGACCACACCCCGAAGGAGGATGCGCCAGCCATGACCAAGAACGCACTGCTCGCCGAGCTGCCCAAGACCGAAAACAAGAGCCACGCCACCCTCGAACGCTTCGCCCTCACCCTGCGCCGGAATCCCGGCATGTGGAAGGCGTGGCCGTTCCCGACCACCGGCAAGAACACCTGCTACAACATCGGCGCCATGGTGCGCCGCGGCGCGTACAAGCAGCTCCCCGCCGGCGAGTTCACCGCCAGCACCCGCAACCGTGTCACCTACGTCTCCTACATCGGGCAGGCGGACGCGGCATGAACACCAGCGTGAAGGTCACCTTCAGCATCGGCCACGACACCTACAACTGCGGCATCGACGACGCCCTCACCCTGCTCAACGGTGCCAGGCGCGACACGGCCTACCCGATGTTCGCCAACACCGAACTCGACGTCCACGTCGGCACGGACAATCCCTATTGGCAGCTCATTCGGTTGATGGCCCGCAACGAGCCCGCATGGCCCGGCGACGACGAGTGGCAGGTTGGCTGGTTCTCGCCGCGGCGGCCTTACCCGACAGCGAACCGCAGCGAAATGTGCAAGACCTTCGCCTGGTCGATCCCTTCCCCCGCGGACCTGCTGTGGATCAAGGCGCACCTCGGCGGACGGGACATGGTCGAGATCGGGGCCGGGGCCGGATATTGGGCGTGGCAGTTGCGGCAGCTCGGCGTCGATGTCGCGGCCTACGACAACAAGTCGTGGGAGGTCGAGCAGCAGTGGGCAGACGTACAGATCGGCGATGAAGCTGCGGCCGGGCTGCACCCGGACCGTGCCCTGCTGCTCGTCTGGCCGCCCTACGACGACCCGATGGCTGCCGCCGCGCTCAGCCACTACAGCGGGGACACGGTGATCTTCGCGGGCGAAGCGGACGGCGGCTGCACAGCCGACGACGCCTTCTACCAGGCCCTCGCCACCGGCTGGGTGGAGATCGGCCAGGCGCCCTACCACCCCACTTACTGGGGCATCCACTGCCGACTGACCGCCTACCGCCGACAGGAGGCCTGACATGACCGACACCGGTATCAGCGTCTACATCGCCGCGGTCGACGTCGAAGACGCGCGCGCCCTGTTCGCCGAGGCCATGGCAGTCGTCAGCGAAGGCGGCTGCCACAACGGAACCCTCCTGCGCGCCACCCGCGACGGCGGCTGCGCGCAGCTCTACACGCACCTTCAGCGGAGTGAACCGTCTTGAGCGAATACAGCGACACCGACTTCCGGGCGATGGTCAACCAAGACCTGCGGGACCGATTCGGCGCCGGAACCAGCTGCAAGATCCTGCGCAGGCGCGAAAACCTGCGCCGTTGGCGACATGAGCTGGTCGGCATCTCCGAGTCCATCAAACTGCAGAACGGACACGAGAACGCCATCCTGGCTGCCCACCCCGGCCGGCATCCCACTACCCCCACACGGGCGTACCTCCTGGCGAAGCAGGAAGCCAGCGACCGCAAGCGTAGGCGGCTTCGCCTCGAACAAGTCGCGCTCGAGCGAATCCGGGAGATCGACCGCCTGATCGGTCCCACGCCGATCCCCACGGTCATCCTCGGCAAGCTGGTCGGTCGTCTCGACGAAATCCGGCACAGCCTCACCAGCGGTAATACCGAGAAGGCCGCCGCGCAAATCGAAGCGCTGGCCGACTACCTCGCCGACAGCGCCTGACACACCAACCTGAACCACACGAAACGGTGAGCACCATGGATGATCGCCTGCCCCTGCTCCGCAAGATCCACACCCAGATCACGCGGCACCGCTCCACCCACAACCAGTCCTACTTCCGGCACCGGGCCGAGGGCGGTGCGATCGAGCAGTGCATCGGCGGGTGGGCGATCACCCTTTCCGGTCGCTACCGCTGGATCGGTGACCCCTGCGGCACCTACGGCCAGATCCAGGTCGAAGAACTCGACACCGGACGAATCCGTTACGCCGACACCGTCGCCGGCGAACTCCTCGGCCTCATCGAGGACGAGTCGATCTTCGTGATCGGCGCGGCCGACGACAAGACCGCACGCGCATGGCTCGAGGACCAGATCGCCGCCGCCGAACGCCGAGCCTTCGACCAGCTCACCGGCCCGCTCACCCTCGACTCGAAAGGACACCTGTCATGACCCGACACGGAGGGCTCGACTACAACTCGCCCGAATACCGGGCCGTCGAAGACGCCGCCGAAATCGCCGACTACTCCCGCCGCGGCACGGCGATGGACCTCGCGATCGACGACTACCTCACGAAGCTGCACGCCATCTGCGCGGCACGCACCGCGGCCGAAGGTCGAAAGCCCCAACCCGTGAACCCGAACGTGCAGATCGCCCGCATCCGGCGCGCCGCGAGCGCCGCACGGGCATCCAAGGCGAGCCGCAACCGGTACGGACGCGTCGCATGACCGACCATCTCGTCCTCGACGTGCTCGCAACCCGCGGCGAGCCCGGCTCGGACTGGCCGGTCTGGCTGATCACCGGGCTCGCCCTGGCCTGCTTCTGGGGATTCGTCGGCTGGGCACTGCGCTACGCGAAAGACCGCTAGCACGCCACCAGCTACGAGGTGACTGGCCGGTAACTGCACACCGCCACGAGGAGGCAACTTCCACGGAACGGGATCGCCGATGTTCTTGCATTCCAATGCAATAGACCGTAGTGTCAAGCAATGTAATGCAAGATCAGCGAGGGGGCGCAAAATGGGCAACTACCAGGAGATACACGTGACAAAACAGATCGTCCTCCGCCTCATCGGCGCCCTTGCCGGCGTCCTCCTCGTTCTCGTGGCATGCATCATCGCGCCGATCATCGCGGCGGTGAACGCCGCATGAAAAAGCAACCGAACCTGTTCGCTGGCGCCCCCTGCACCAGCGTCGAACACGAGCAGTGGATGCGCGTCCACCACGGTTCGCAGTGGGACTGGATGCTCCCCGGCGAAGACAAGCTCGCTGCCGCGGCCCGCCGCAAACGCGCCGCCGGCATCTGCTTCTCCTGCTCGGACGAAACGCGCCAGCTCTGCCGCGACCTGCACGCCAGGCTCGAAGCCGCGTCCGGCCTTCGTGTGCCCGGTGTGTGGGGCGGCCGGATCTACCGCGACAAGGAACCCATCCACCGGCCGAACCCCGACCAGCTCAGCGCATTCGGGGATGCGGCGTGACCGACATGGTGGATTCAATGCGTGACTCCGCCGCGATCGTCGCCGCCCGCCGCCGCAGCGACATGACCGGCATCGACATCATCCTCGAGCTCGGCGACACCCGCGGCATTGTCCTCAACCTGGCCGACCAGGTGATCGCCGTCGCCGCCGTCACCAAACTCGACCTCGACAAGCTCCTGGCCGTGCTCCGCGCCGGAGGGACGATGCCCGATGACTGATCACGTCCTCGCCACGGTCCGCCGCCGCAACAACGGCAGCCACGCTGCGACCTGCACGTGCGGGCACACCGAAGTCCGGCCCGACCGTGCGACCGCGACCGCGATGCTCTACCGCCACACCATCGACGCCGCCCGCGACCGGTCCTGCCCTACCCCGCACAAGAAGGGCCACGGCACCCAGGCCGAAGCCGAAGCCGCGCTCGCCCGCTTCTGGCGCGCGCAGAAGCCCGGCGCCCGCCCGACCCGCGTCTACCTGTGCCGCTGCCGCAAGTGGCACACCACCAAACGACCCGCCCCCGATCAGTCAGGACATGCAGCATGAGGATCCTGCCCCGCCGCCGGAAAGGCATCGACCACCTCGACTTCCAGCCGACCTGTGGCGACAGCCGACACCAGCACACCCCACCGGCCGCCGACTTCTGGCTCGACCAGCACGGCTGCTGGGACACCCTGACCTGCACGGACTGCTTCCAGCGGGACCACAGCTACTACAGCGGCCTGATCGCCGACGGCGGCACCGTGCGCTGCCTGGTCTGTGCCACCGACTTCACCGACCTCGACGCGCTGTTCCGGCTCACCCCGCTGAGGCTGCCGTGACCGCCCCCGCCATCGACATCAGTATCGAGCACGCCGAAGACCTCCGACCGGAGTGTGGCCATCGGCGACATGACGGCGGGTATCGGCCGACCGCGACATGTTGGGTCAACCAGCACGGCTGTGACGACATGCTGATGTGCACGCCATGCGTCAACAGGCTGCGTGGCCTGTTCGAGCGGGCCGTGGCCGACGGCTACCGAGCTGTCTGCAAGCACTGTCAGCGGGAATTCCCAGACTTCGACAGCTTCTGCACGGTGGTGCCCCTGTGACCGTCACCGTGACGATCGACCTGCCCTGGACGCGCCCGCTCCTGTCGATGAACGACCGCGGGTACACGCGCGGCGCGGCCATGGCGAAGGCGGCGAAGATCCGCGAGATCCGGCAGACCACCGTCGCGCTCGCCGTCCACGCCGACCTTCCTCGCGGCCTGGACTACGTGACCGTGCAGCTGCACTACCAGCCGCGCGACAAACGGCGCCGTGACACCGACAACCTCACCGCCACCGCGAAACCGATCTACGACGGCCTCGCCGCCGGCGGGAAGAACTTCGCCGGCTACGGCCTCGTCCCCGACGACACCCCCGGCTACATGGGGAAACCCGAACCCGTCATCCACCCGCCCGTCAAAGGCGAGGGCGGGCGCATGTGGCTCGAAATCACCTACAGCACCAAGGAGAACGCAGCATGACCACGATCATCAGCCGCCTGGCCCGGCTCATCGGAGGCCCCATGGACCACGACTACGAGCCCTACGTGCCGCGGCTCACCGACACCGCGACCACCCGCTCGGAGTACCGGTTGATGTACCGCAACCCGCAGACCGGCGAGGAATTCCACCTGCTCGCCGACGGCACCAACGTCTGGGCCCACCGCAAGCAGCTGCTGGACGCGGACTATCAGGTCGTCGTCACGCGCCGCGAGATCCACACCAGCGCCTGGGAAGTCGTGGAGCGTGCCGCATGATCGCCTACTGCTGCGAGGTCAAGTCCTGCAGCAACTCGGTCATGGTCACCAGGGCGAACGACGTCACCCCGCCCGCGCCGTGGATCGTGATCACCCAGGGCCTCGGCTACGACCACCACTTTTGCTCCATGCCCTGCCTGGCGAAGTGGGCCGCGTTCGTGCTCCCGCCGGAGGTCGCCCCGTGACCATCCACTTCGCGAACCTCACCCGCGGCCTGCTGTGCCCGCACCTGCACGGCGTCGACGTCCACTACACGCGTATCCAGTCCACACAGTGCGAGGGCAAACACTGGCCGCAGGTCCTCGCCAGCGCGGGCCCGGACCTGCTGATGGCCATGGCCCTCGGCCACGAAATCGTCGTCCACGACGTCTCCGAACGCGACCGTGAAACCCGCGCCATGTGGCAAGGATTGACGTTCATCCGCCGCACCTGCGAGACCGTGTGGGGTCTGCCGCTCACGCCGATCCCCGGCCGCGGCGGGCACGCGATGGAGACCTACTTCGACACCGAGATCTCGTGGTTGCCTCGACCGACCCGCAAGGCCATCCGCTACTACCGGCCCCACCTCGCAACCCGCGTGATCCGGGTCGAATCCTGCTGGCGCAGTGCCCGCGCGACCGCCCGGGAGGCTGGAATGGTGGCGGCGGCATGACCAGCCAGAAGGACGTGAAAGACCTCCTGGCCCGTGCACAAGCCACCGGCTGGGAGTACCTCGGCTTCGACGGTCGCAGCCACCACCAGATCCGCTGGCCCGCGACCGGCCGGATCCTGCGGATCGTCGGCACGCCGTCGGGCGGACGCCGATCGCTGGAGAACACCGAGGCCAACATCGTCCGCGTCAGCGGCGTACCGCTTCGCCCGGTCCCCGGTCCCGGCCGCACGAAGGCTCAACGCCGAGCCGACCAGCGGCGCCGCGAATCCCGCACGGTCACCATCACCGGCCCGGCCGCCGTCGTCGACGACCGCCCGGACTGGCGCGAGCAACTCGCGGCCCGCCGCCTCGACGTCGTGATCGCCAGCAGCGGCTGCTCCTGGTCCGACCTCATGGCCGGCCCCGCCGCCGAAGCCCTCACCGCGTTCGGCATCCACCGCCACCTCGACTACCGAAAGCGAGACACCGTGAGCGCACGCCACTCCGGCTACGTCATCGTCCTCGACACCGACCTGCGCGAGGACGAGGCGACCGCCACCGTCACCGCCCTGTCCATGGTCCGCGGCGTCGCGTCCGTGACCCCGATCCACGCCAACCTCGACCAGCAGATCGCCGCGGAACGCCGTGACATCGCATGGCGGCAATCCCTGATCGACCTCGCCCGGAAAGGCCCAGCAGCATGACCACCACCTACCAGTGGCCCGACAACTCCACGAACACCATGTCGCACGGCAGCGACCGCAACGCCGAGATCGCCCGCAACGGAATCGTCCTGCTCGGCCAGGTCGGCTCCGGCCTGCACGGCGTCACCACCGGCAACGACGACCGCGACGAGATGGGGGTCTGCATCGAACCGCCCACGATGACCTTCCCGATCACCAAGGGCGGCGGTGCCCTCTTTGAGCAGTACATCTACCGCACCCAACCCGAAGGCCACCGATCCGGCACTGGAGACCTCGACCTGCTCGTCTATTCGCTGCGCAAGTGGAGCGCGCTGGCAGCGCAAGGCAACCCGACGGTCCTGCTGCTCGCGTTCATTCCGCCCGCCGAGATCGTCGTCCAGACCGACATCGGCCGCGACATCCAGGCGTACCCGGAACGCTGGCTGTCGCGCGAGGTAGCGAAGCGGTTCGGCGGGTACCTCATCTCCCAGCGAGACCAGCTGCTCGGCGTGAAGTCGAAGAAGCACACCAATCGACCCGAGCTGGTCGACGTGTACGGATTCGACACCAAGTTCGCCTACCACATGGTCAGGCTCGGCCTCCAGGGCGTGGAGCTGCTCACCACCAGCCGTATCACGCTCCCCATCCCTGAACCCGACCGCACCTGGCTGTCCGAGCTGCGCCGCGGCGAGCACACCAAGGAGGAAGCGCTCGACCGTGCGGCCGACCTGCTCGACCAGCTCAACCAGCTCGCGGTCTCGGCCGACCTGCCGCCCGAGCCGGACCAGGCCGCGATCGACCGCTGGCTCACCGACACCTACATCAGCTCGTGGGAGCAGCGCGGCCTGATCGGTGGCCGTCGTGGATGAGCCCGACATCTCCCCGTACCAGGCACGCCTGTACGGGGCGGTGATCTACGGTCACGACCGCGCGCGGCAGAAGGCCAGTCGGCTGCTGCGTGTGGTGTGGAGGTCGCGCCGCTTCTGGCAGGAGCGTGCACTCAAGGCGTCGGCCGAACGGCGGGTCGCGGCCGATGTCGCCGAGGCCATCGACGACAGCCACCGGGCGACGAACCGGCGCCTGGCCGAGGTGGTGGAGTCCTGCACGCACTGGCAGGCCCGCGCGCTCGAGGCCGGCAGGCTCCTCGACCTCGTCGGTGCACTGTGCGAGGCAGAGCAGCGGCGCGCGGGGATCGTCGACGCGTTCGTGCGAACCGACATCCTGCTGTACGCGCTGTACGGCGAGGGGCCGCCGCCGCCGGGATGGCCCGAAGTCCGGATGGCGGCGGAACGCATTCTCCGCGAAGCGGCCTGACCGATCCTAGGAATTGCCCGTCACCTTTTCGGTGGCGGGCATTTCTGTGTTAATCGGGTTTGACTCCGTCCATATTCTGTGAGTGAGATGGAGGAATGTGATGAGCGAACGCGAAGACGTGAACAGCCCGCGCGAATATCAGCCGCCCGGATACCTCGACCCGACCATGCCCGGCCGACCCTGGGTGCCGTTCCGCGACCCGGAGGACGAGCCAGATGAGCCGGATTGCAACTAGCCTCGCCGCCGCTGGCCTGGCCGTTCTCGTCTGGTGGATCGTGGTGCCCACGTTTCTCGGCTCGGTTATCGCGGCGTCAGCGGGTCTCGATGACACCGATTGACAAAGGCGTGATCGCACTCATCTGCGTATCCCACGGATGCGAAATCTGGCGCGGCCGACACGTCACCCCCGAAGAATTTCGGGCTCTCCAAATCGTGCACGCCCTCCAGCATTCCCACCGGCTAGTCACCCCCGCCGACCTATTCGGCGAAACGGAGAACGATTCATGACCACCGCCCTCGTCGTTGCCGCGTTTGTATTCGCGACAGTCACCCTCGCCGCCAGCCTCGCGTCGGTCTGGTTCCTGTGGCGTGCCGACCGACGGCAACGGCCGATCGCCATGCGCGGCAAGCCGATGGTCGCCTGCGTCGACATCGCTGACGCGTTCGACGCCGCGAAGAGCATCGACAAGGTCGCAGCGATGATGCGCCTGCGCTACACGGCGGGCCGTTGAAACATCCCAGGCCGCGCCCGCGCGAGCACCGCACCCGACCCACGGAGCACGACATGACCGATCTACCGGAGTACGCGAACGGCGGCCTGGTCCACACCGGCGAGTTCGTCACCAGCACGACGGACTACCCCGAAACGATCGTCTCCGCCTGCGGCTATCCGTGGGGCAAGACCGAACCAGAGGACGAGCAGCGTGAGTGAAGACGATCTGGTCGTCGGCCACCGCCGCGCGCTGGCCGACGCCGTCCACGCCCTCGTCGGCATGCAGGTAGAACGCGTCGAGCGCGACGGCCGCCAGGTATCGGTCCCGATCGACTCGCTCTACGACCAGCTCGCCGAATCCACCCACGGCCAGCAGCAGGACGGCAGCGGCGCCCGCCGGCCCGAACCCGGCTCCCGCGCGCCCGGCTGGGCTGACGCGCTATCGCTGCTCGAGGTGATCGACCGCCGGGTAGGGGAGTGGTCGATCGGACAGGCCAGCGTGCCCGGCCGGGCTGTGACACCGCGCCGGCTGTACGCGCTGGCCGACCACCCGTGGGCGCCTGAGGATCTCGCTGCTGTACGGCGGATGACACGGCAGGTGCACGAGTGGGCGCGGCGGGTGCGTGCGCTGCTGGACGAGGAACGAGAGTGGGAGCTGCGGGCAGCCTGCCCCTCCTGCGGTGCCTTAGATGTCACCACGCGAAACGGTGCAGGTGAAGAAGTCCGCACCTACGCCCTGCGCGCGAATCTCAGCTCCGCACAGTGCATCGCCTGCGGAACCAGCTGGGCGCCCGAACAGTACCGGCTCCTCGGTGCGCTCATCGGCGCGCCGCTCCCCAACGGAATCCTGGAGTAACCCAATGCGTGAGAACATGTACTACGCGCCCGAGCAGTACGGGCTCACCATCGTCGGCACCCTCGACTTCTCCGACGGCTTCTACTGCTTCGACTACACGGTCGTATGGCAGGACAGCACCACGCACCGCCTGTACATGGCGGACGATTCCGGTTGCTCCTGCCCCAGCCCGTTCGAGGACACCGCAGTGAACGATCTGACTGAGATCACGACGCCGCAGGTGCTGATCGCACACCTGAACAAGCGCCTCGCCGAAGCGTCGCACCCGTCGTGCGATATGGGAGAGATCGGCGCACTCATTCAGAAAGCCCGCGACGTCGGCAACTTCAGGATTGAGTCTGCTGCATGATCATCCACTGCCCCGGCATGTTCTGGTGGTGCCTGGCCGACAACATCGCGCACTCGGTGCTGCGGGTGCCGCTCGACCAGGACCTGTGCGACGACGCTGACGACTGGCCCGATGTGCCCGACCACTGGGGGTACCGGATCTGCCGCCGCCACGACGCCGCCCTCGAACGCGCAGCGCGCCGCGAACTCTACGGCGACCGCGCGCGGCGCATCCGCCAACTCGGGTGGGGTCAGTGATGAGACTGTTCGTCGACGACGAGCGGCCCGCACCCGAGGGCTGGGAGTTGATCACCGATTTCCGGGAAGCGGTCCGCCGCATCGACCAGTGCCGCGAGAAGGGCGAGCCGTTCGAAGGGTTGTCGCTGGATCACGACCTCGGCGGCGAGGACACCACCCGCCCGATCATCCGCTACCTCTGCGAAGAGGACTACTGGCCCGCCGTGCTCCGCGTCCACACCGCCAACCCGGTCGGGCGCGAGTACCTCGCCGGCATGGCCCGCAGGTACGGGCCCGCCACGATGAAGGTGATCGACCGATGACGGGCTGGGAGACGGTCGAACCGTCGCGGATCGCGGTAGCGGGAGATTGGCACGGCAACCAGTACCATGCCGCCCGCGCTATCCGTTACGCCGCCGAGCAAGGCGCCGAAGCGATCCTGCATGTCGGTGACTTCGGCTACGACTTCCACCCCAAGTTCCTCGGCCGGGTCGAACGCGTCCTCCGCGAGACCCGTCTGCCGCTCGGGTTCGTTGGCGGCAACCACGACTCGTACGACTACCTCGATCCGCGCGAAGCCGAGCGCGGTGTCACCGCGATCCCGCTACGCGACCGCCTCTACTACCTGCCCCGCACCTACCGCTGGACCTGGTCAGGGGTGTCGTTCCTGGCGCTCGGCGGCGCGCACTCCGTCGACCGGCCCTGGCGCACCCCCAGCCGCGAGTGGTGGGCACGCGAGACCATCACCATCGGCGAGGCGGTCACCGCGGCCAACGGCGGGCACGCCGACATCATGATCTGCCACGACGTCCCCGACGGCGTCCGCATCCCGAGCATCGAGGGCAACCCGATCGGGTTCCCGGACGCGGAGCTCGCGGCCGCGCAACGACACCGGGAACTCCTCGCCCGCGTCGTCGACGAAGTCCGGCCGCAGCACCTGTTCGCGGGCCACTACCACTGCCGCCTCGACGCGCCGCTCATCGGCCGCGACTACCGGACCGAGGTGCACATCCTGGACATGGACGACAGGTCGATAGCGGACAACGTTATGCTGCTCAACCTGCGATAATCCAATACAGTAAACGGCATTGCAATGCATTGGACCGTAACGTACTGTTTCGGGCATGGCACTCACCACACCCAAGAACGCGAACTACGCGGCCGTGGTCGTCCAGCTGCCCGCGGTGAACGAGCTGGCCGGCTGCGACAACATCGCCGGCGCGCCGCTGCTGGGCTACCAGGCGATCGTCGACAAGACCCGCGCCGCCGGTGATCTCGGCGTCGTGTTCACGGCCGAGACGCAGCTGTCGGAGGAGTACGCGCGGGCCAACAACCTGCACCGCGAGCCCAGCCTGAACGCTGACCAGGCCGAGAAGGGCTACCTGGAGCGCAACCGCCGCGTCCGAGCGATCAAGCTCCGCGGCCACCGCAGCGACGCCCTGTTCATGCCGCTCGAGTCGCTGGCCTACACCGGGTACGACGTGACGAAGCTGCGACCAGGCGACACCTTCGACGCCCTCGACGACCACGAGATCTGCCGCAAGTACGAGCGGCCCGTGAAGGGCAGCGGCCGGGTGTCGGCGCAGGCCAAGGCGACCAAGAAGTTCGTGCGGGTCGACGCGAAGTTCCTGCCCGAGCACTACGACACCACCCGCTACTGGGGCAACGAACACCTGATCGACCCGGAGGCGCGGGTGGTGATCACCCAGAAGCTGCACGGCACGAGCATCCGGATCGGCAACACCATCGCGAAGCGGAAGCCGACCTGGCGTGACAAGCTCGCCGCCCATTGGCTGAAGGTGCCGGTCGCCGAGTACATCTACGACACCGTGTACGGCAGCCGAAGGGTCATCAAGGACCCGAAGGCGGAGCAGAACCACTTCTATGGTTCGAAGGTGGACCGTTGACCCCGGAAGAAACCGCTTGGGTCGCTGGACTGCTTGAAGGGGAAGGCTGCTTCCTCATCAAGGGCAACGGTGGGCTTGCTGTCAACTGCACGATGACTGATCGAGATGTCATCCAGCGCCTCTGCGACGTTGTCGGCTACGGCTCGGTCCGCGCAGAGGCACTCCGTGAGGGGCGCAAGCAGGCATACACGTGGCGAATCGGAAACCGTCGCGAGGTGCTCAACGTCGTGACAGCGATTCTCCCGTACATGGGTACACGAAGGTCGAACCGTATCGGCGAGATGTTGGCCCACAACGAGACCCGACCTCCACGGCGACAGGAAAAGGGGCGGGTCCAGCACGGCACCCGCGCGATGTACGGCCTCTACTCCTGCCGCTGCCAACCGTGCAAGGACGCGGAAAACACCTACTCGCAGGACTATCACCGGAGGAAGAAGCATGCTGAAGAAGCTGCTGGCGCGGGCAACTGGAAAGACTGATACGGCAGCCGATTTCAACGGCGACGTCTGGACGCACTACGGGCGTCGCCTCGACGGTCTGATTCCCGAGGGGTTCGTCGTTTATGGCGAACTCATCGGCTGGACGCCCGAGGGCGAACCGATCCAGTCCGGCTACACCTACAACGTCCCCCAGGGCGAGGCTGACCTGTACGTGTACCGTGTCGCGCACGTCAACCCGCAGGGCCTGATCACCGACCTCGCGTGGGGCCAGCTCGTCGAGTGGTGCGCGAACCTCGGCCTGAAGACGGTGCCGGTGTTGACGGAGTTGGCGCACAAGGATTTCGACCCCGCCGACTGGATCGACCGCCGCTACTACGACGAGGGCTACGGCCAGGCGGTCCCGCTGTCGGGGTCGAAGAAGCTCGTCGACGAAGGCGTGTGCATCCGCACCGTCGACACCCTGCACCCGACCACACTGAAGGCCAAGTCGCCGATCTTCCTCCAGCACGAGACGAAAGCCCTCGACGACGAGAACACCGTCGACCTGGAGGCCGAAGGTGGGGTCGCAGCATGACCGCCACCGATCTGGTCGACGTGATCCCGGTCCCGGCCAGCCCGCGGGTGATCATTCCCCGCGGCTGGCCGGGGGCGGGGAAGTCGAGCCTGTTCCGGCGGATGCACGCGGACAACCCCAACCTGGCTCGGGTGTCGCGGGACGACCTGCGCGCCACCCTGTTCGCCGCGGAGGGCCGACTCACGCACGCGCAGGAAGAGATCATCTCGAAAGCCGAACGCGCCCAAGCAGCGGCCCTGCTCGACGGCGGCTACGACGTGTTCGTCGACGCCATGAACCTGCGCGCCCAGTGGACACGCGGCTGGGCCAACTTCGCCGCCCTGCACGGCGCGGACGTCGAGGTGATCGACCTCGAAACCCCCGTAGACGAATGTGTCCGCCGTGACGCCGCCCGCGGCGCGGATGGCGGCCGGACGGTGGGGGAGGACGCGATCCGCGCGCTGGCCAAACGCTTCCCGCGCAAGATGTGGGCGCCGGTCGAACCGTCCCCGGACCTGTACTTCTACCCGGTGCCCTACGAGCCCGACCCGTCGCTGCCGCCTGCGTGGATCGTGGATGTCGACGGGACGCTCGCGCAGAAGCACCCGGACCGCGACATCTACGACTACAGCCGGGTCAAGGACGACCTGCCGATCGCGCACACCATCGAGGTCGTGCAGAAGCTGGCCGCCGACTCCGCGATCATCGTGCTGTCCGGCCGCGACTCCGACTGCATGACCGAGACCGCCGACTGGCTGCTCAACCACGGCGTCATGTTCACCGAGCTGCACATGCGCGCCGCGGGCGACAAACGGCCGGACTACCTGGTGAAAAGCGGCTTGTTTGACGAGCACATCCGGAATCGCTTTCACGTGCTGGGCGCATTCGACGACAGACTTTCCGTGTGCCGCCTCTGGTACCGACTTGGCGTCCCGCTGATGCGGCTGGGGGTGCCTGACCATGACGACTTCTGAGACGTGGCTGCCGGTAGTCGGCTACGAGGGGCAGTACGAGGTTTCAGACGCTGGCCGAGTCCGGTCGTTGGATCGACTGGTCCGGTGTCGTGGAGGTGCGCTCCGCACCTCACGCGGTCAGATCCTGGCGCCTATCGGCATCAACGCGCTGGGCCATGTGAGCGTGCATCTGGCAAGTCGCGGAAAGTCCACCGCGACGTTGGTCCATCGCATCGTTGCGATCGCGTTCTTGGGCGGCCCGTTCGAGGGAATGGAGGTGTGCCACAACGACGGTGACCCGCGCAACAACGCGGTGTCCAACCTCCGGTGGGACTCACACTCTGAGAACCAGCGGGACCGCCGGCGCCACGGAACAGACCACAACGTGAACAAGCGCGAGTGCCCGCGCGGCCACCCTCTCGAGCACCCGAACCTCGTCATGGCCCTGTGGAAGAAGAAGGGCGGCCGGACCTGCTTGGCGTGCGCGCGTGCACGGTGCCGCGTCTGGCATCACCCGGAACTTGATTTCGAAGCGGTTGCCGATGACTACTACCGCGCCATTTCGGCCACCAATCCAAGGAAGGCAGCCTGATGAACTTCACTGACCTGCCCGGTTCTGAGTGGGTATCGAAGGACGGCAAACGCGCGGTTGTCGTGGTGGACATGCTGTTCGCGTCGAAGTGGGATTGCGAGCTGCTGGTGAAAGGCACTTCCGGGTCGACTCGGGAGCGGCGCACGAACTACAGCAGCCTGCGGTCGAAGTACCGCCGTGTCGACACCCCAGCGCCGACGATGGTCGAGTTGCAGGCCCGTGTCGCCGAGCTCGAGGAGTTCGTCACCGACCTCGCTGGCCACGGGCTCCGATTCGACCTGAACCCGACCATGCAGATGGGCAGCGTCGAGCAGCTGTACACGGGGTTCGCCCACTACCTGGTCCGCGCCGACGAGTCGATCCGGCAGCGCGCGGCCGAACTTCTCTCCGAGGAGGCGTGATGGACATCTGGATCTGGATTTCCCTCGCCGTTGGCTACGTCATCGGCGTCGTGACCACCCGAGGAGGACGACGATGAGCGACCGCGACACCCTGGCCGCCGTGATCCTGGGCAGCGGCCTGAACCTTGACCGAGGCCCGTACGTCGAAACCTGGCCGGAGGACGAGCGGGAGTACCACCGGCGCCCCGACTGGCCCAGCTTCGAGCACCGCGCTCACGCGATGCAGGAATACCGCCGCGGGAAGCTCGCCGCGTCCATCCTCGCCGCGGGCGTGCGTCCACCCGCCCGCGAGATCACCACGGCCGCCGAGGCCGACACGCTCCCCGTCGGCACGATCCTGTTCCACGTCGACTGCCCGAACCCCGACCCCTGCATCTGGCGGCGCGCGTGCAGCCCGTCGGAAGTCGAGGACGAGATCGACGGCGGCACACACGACCACATCCATTGGGCGGCGTGGGGCGACGAGGACGAGCGCTACGACGGCGCAGACCTAGAGGGCCACGCCGATTGCGGCGGCCCCCTGCTGGCCGTGTACATCCCCACCGAGGAGGACGGCCGTGGCTGACCGCGTTGAGCACTGGACCGAGACCGCCGACCGCGTGTGCGCCGACACCCTGCTCCTGCTCGGCGAGGGCGAGGACGGCCGATGGTACGTGCGCCAGCTCCGCGGGGACCACTACCGGCGCGTCAGCCGATGGCACCCGCTGTACTGGCTGGCCTACATGGGATCGCGGATGACGCGCCGGCTGGTCTGGCTGGAGGCCGACTATGCCTGAGCGCATTCAGCGGAAACGCACGAAGGGCTGGAAGATGCCCGACGGCGCCGTCTACGTCGGGCGCGGCACGAAGTGGGGCAATCCGTTCGTCGTCGGCCAGGCCCAGATCCGTGTCCCCGGCGTCGCCGCCGACTGGGAGTACGAGGGCCGCCTGCACAAGACCACTGGGCAGCGGACCTTCTTTTGCACCGGCACGGATGACGCCGGAATACCGGTCGGGTTCTGGCATGACGTGCGGCTCGCTACCCGCGATCAGTGCGTCGAGCTGTACCGGCTGTACGTCCTGGGCCGCGATCTGGACAACCTCGGCCGCGGTGAACTGCTCGCCCACGTGCGCGCCGAGTTGGGTGGCCGGGACCTGGCTTGCTGGTGCCCGCTCGACAAATCCTGTCACGCCGATGTCCTGATCGAGATCGCAAACCCGAAGGAGACCGACCTTGGCTGAGACGTTGGACGGGTACCAGTCCCGCGCGGCCGACACTGCGATCTATCCCGGCCAGGGCGAGCTCACGGGCTTGCTGTACTGCGCGCTGGGCCTCGGCGAAGCAGGGGAAGTGCAGGGCAAGGTGAAGAAGCTGCTGCGCGACCACGCCGGCGAGCTCACCGTCGTGCAGCGGGACGCGATGGGTAAGGAGCTGGGTGACCTGCTCTGGTACGTTGCGATGACCGCCCACGAACTCGGCCTGTCGCTGGGCGATATCGCGGTCGCGAACCTGGCGAAGCTCGCGTCCCGCCGGGAGCGCGGCGTGCTCGGAGGAAATGGGGACGACCGCTGATGTACAAGTCGCTGAGCATCCCGCGTCTCGGGTGGATGTCGATTCAGACGCACTATCCGGAGTGGTCGACGGGGTCGCGGTGGTCTCACTCGCGCGGCCGGTTGACTGAGCATGTGTGGTGCATCCCGCTGTGGCGGTGGGACATCGAACTCCACGGCCGCGGCAAGACATACCGTGAGCTGACCGGCCTGCCGCCGATGTCGCTCGACTGGATCCTTGACGAGTTCGATGCGAGCTTCAATGATCTCGCGATCGCGTCGCTGCGCTACCACATGGACCACTCCGTCGTGCAGTGCCCGCCCGAGCGCCGTGCCCACTATCAGGAGTTGGTCGACCGCCTGTCAGAAGAGCCTCCGCGCTTCACCGACGCCGAGTTGGCGATCCTGTACCCGCCGGGCCGGACCAGTGAGGACTACTGGGAAGTGCTTCCGAACGGCCTTCGTCGGATGATTCCGCAGACACCGGAGGAGGAGGCGGTGCATGAAGCGCTCCGTGAACGCACCGCGGCCTACAACGAACGCATTCGACAGGCCCGCCACGACTTCGTCGACATCATGCCCGAGTTGTGGAGCTGATTATGTACTACTGCCCGGACTGCAACACCCTGCTCGGCGACTCGACGACCGAGCGGCTGGCCGACCATCGGCTGTGGCATCACCCGACGGCCGGGCAGCGCGCCGCGGTGCTGGCCGATATCCACCGGTACGGGACGGCGGTCGAGAACGCGACGGCGCGCGGGGACCTGCTGTTGGTGCGGTCGCTGCTGGACACGCTCACCTTGCTGATCCTGCGGGCGAAGGCGTACCTCGATGCGCAGCTCACCGAGGAGGTGACGTCGTGACCAGCCTCGGCGTCGGGGGTGGCGGCAACTAAAGTTGGCGTAGCGCAACTATAGTTGGCGTGGAATTCATCGTTACCGAATCGTTATCTGGTGCGTCGGTTTCTCGGATTCTGCCCGATATCTTTATCCCTGCGTGAGCTGTCTCAAAATCCAGTCGGCGACCCGACCAGGCGACAGCCCTCATGGCAAAAACTGAATAGTCCCCGGCTAGCTCACCGGTAGAGCGGTCGCTGAAAGATGCGTCAGGGACCTGGTTCAATTCCAGGGCGCGGGGACATTTGCCCTTCTGGCCCAACGGCAGAGGCGCGGCCTTCAAACAGCCGTAGATGCGCGTTCGAATCGCGCGGGGGGCACAAAGCGTCGGTTTAGCGGCCGACGCTGGTGGTGACAGAGTGAGCGGCTAATGCGTGACCGGGCCGCGAATGTGTGCGATGTCGGCAACCCGACGGGCAAGTGCCTGAGGGAAGGCTTAGCGGCCGGAAACCGATGCCTCAGCGGGCAAGTCGCAGCACCGGGGACTACATGCCTTACGGTCCATGCCCCGGTCGGAGCCTAGGAAACTCCCCACCCACTAACTTCGCGGTCCGGCGACAGGGAGTCGCCGGGGCAACAGGGGCACGCACTCCCCGCCGCGGTGACGACGACGGGCGGCCCCTGGACGGATGGGTGCCTGTAAACGACTGGCGCAGTACTAGAAACAGCCAGCGTCCGTCACATTGGGATGTAGCTCAGTGGCAGAGCAGCGGATTCCAAACCCGCGTGTCGGGAGTTCGATTCTCCCCGTCCTGGCAAAGCGAACCTCGGAACGTGTACACGCTTCTCCGGGTAGTAGCACCCCGGCTACGCCTCTCAATGAAGCGAAACTCGGCCGGGCCCGCCCCTCTGGCCCAACTGGCAGAGGCGCCTGACTTAGGATCAGGATGTTGGGAGTTCGAATCTCTCGGGGGGCACATGAGCCAGAAACCGTCCATCAGCCGCGACGTCCACTATCAGACGTTCGGCACGCCCGGCGGCGAACACCTGCCCGAGCCGGTCGCGGCGAAGGTCACCCACGTCTACGGCGACGACACCGTGGACCTGTTCGTCATCTACCGCAACGGCACCAGCCACAAGGAACGCGTCCCGTTCGCGGAAACCCCCACGCCGGGCCACTGGAACTGGCCGCCGCGCGTCTGACCCACACCCTCGCTGGATGGATGTTCCAGCACAACACACCGGAGCATCCATGCATAACATCACCATCGGCCGCTACAAGCCCGCCGAGGCCATCGCCACCCGCATCCACTGCGACGCCGCCGGCAACGAGGTGTCCCGCGAGCAGTTCCAGGCCCACACCGGCTGGATCGAAGGCATCCGCGGCGACGGGACCAAGTGGATCCTGTTCATGGACGAGCACGGCAACCCACAGACATTCTGGCCGCTTCGGCACACGGACGGCGCAGTGCTCGGCGACCCGATCGGACTCTCCTGAAACGGTTTGACCGCGGCCGTATCGTTGAATCTGTAGCCGACCCGTTCGCGGATGTGGTCGGAAGTGGCCCCGCAGATTACTCGCCGGACGGCGAGGCTGCGGGGACCGCGCAATACGGCTCCCGAGTAGCGACCGGGAGAATTCGCGGAACCTGCGGCAGCGGTAACAGGACCTCGCGGCGAATACATTGCGGTGTGGAGCAGCTCGGTTACCTCGCTGGTCTCATAAGCCAGAGTCGCGGGTTCGAATCCCGCCACCGCATCAACATCCGCCCGTAGGGAAGTTTGGCCATCCCGCCTGCCTTGGGTGCAGGAAATCGCGCGTTCGAGTCGCGCCGGGCAGACATACGCCTCCGTAGCTCAACTGGCAGAGCAGCCGTTTCGTAATCGGCAGGTTCCGGGTTCGAAGCCTGGCGGAGGCCCGCAATGGCCCGACCTCCCCGCAAGGGCAGCCGGGCTATCCCACGGTCTGTAGCTCAGTGGTTAGAGCAGCGCCCTGATACGGCGTGTGTCGGAGGTTCGACTCCTCCTGGATCGACTGTGGCCGAAGCCGAAGTGGTCGAGGCCCACCGGTCACCCCAACCGGTCGTGCACCTGGTGGTGCAGGCTGACTGTAAATCAGCTGTCTTCGGGCATTGGTGGTTCGACTCCATCCGGCCGGACAATATGGCGGGACGACTGTAGAAGCCGGTCGGTCATGAAAGAGCCGGGACGCCTTGCCCGTAGGTAGGCCCGGTCTGTGGAAGACGGGGACCACGATACAGCTCCCCACCTAGGTATCCTGGCCGCGTGGAGCCGCACACGTACACGCTGGAGAAGCGCGGACAGCATGACTACATCGTGACCTGCTCGTGCGGCAAGTCGTGGACGGGACACACCCGTGGCAAGACCGAAGAGAAGGCCGCGAACCATGCCCGCGAGCAGAACCGCGACTTGTGCCCTCATCCTGAGAAGCGGTCCTTCCCGACGCGGGAGGCCGCGATGCAGGCCAAGGGCCGCACGTGGAAGATTCCGCCGGGCGGCGGTAACCCAGCGCGAAGGGTGTACCAGTGCCGTTGCATGGCATGGCACCTGACGACGAAGACGCGCGGGGGGCGCCTGTAGCCGGCGCGGTCCCTTTTTCAGATGTAATCCGCCGGTCGGCCGGATTCGGCCACTGAGCTGCGGGTTTCTTTTTCAGATGTATCTGGCGGTGCTCCGTGGCGATGATGGTTCACCCGAACTGCTCGGCTGGCTGCTGCCGCCCGCCGACGCACAGTGCCGTCCGTCGACGCGAGAAGCGCGCGACCGCGGCCTGGCGCGACGAGCACGGCTACCCGGATGATGCGGACATCAATGTCCCATGCATCCTCGACGGTTTGCCGTGCAGGTGTCATGACGCCGCATGCGAGACCCCGGAAGGACCTTGGTGGAGAACATCTGGAACCGTGAAGAAGCACCTGGAGTAACGGTGCGGTGCGTCGCGGAGGCGATCGGCATCCACTTCGGTCTGGAGGATTCCGACCACGTCGACGGGTTCGTTTCCGAGATCGACCGAGTGCTCGATCCGCTGCACCCGGACGTCCTGCTCGCCTACGACGCCCACAGCGTCTAGCCGCGGTGGCTCGGATGCTCGGCGCGACTGGCGCTCGTCCGCTCGTGTACGGCCGCGGCACTGGGCACATGCACAAGTGCTTCGGCTGCGTCGAGGGCTGCGGCGACCAGCCGGACAAGCAAACGCAGCGCACCCGCGAGAAGCGCGCGCTGCTGCGCTGGGCAGACGAATACGAGGATCCCGCCGAGGTGCTGGACCGCGCGTGCCCGAAAGGCGGCCCGGACTGCGGCTGTCGGCGCTACCTACCCGGTGAACTCGACGTCGCGACCGTGGAGCCCGATCTGCCGCCGCACGGCCAAACGACGACCTAGCTCAGCCATCAACACCTCGTCAGGAACCGACTGCAACATCACGGTCACCTCGTCACCATGCGCTTCTACCCGGACAAGCCGAACCGGGTCCTTGCCATCCGCGATCCGGTCCACGCTGCCCGGAGTCCAGTCCAACGCGTTCTCAAGGACCGCGTAGGTGGCCGGATGAAGCGCGCGGCGGCCGCGCTCAAGGTCGCCGAGAAGCCGGTAGGAAAGGCCGGTCAGGTGCGCGAACTCGTGACGGTTTGAGATTCCAAGCGATTCTCGGTGCGCAACAACGATTTCCCCCAGTCGCCGCAGCCAGTCGGCATCGGAGCCCTTCTTCACGCGGCGATCGTACAGACCAGGAGACCCGAATGGCCGACATCCCCGATTGCTGCGACATCGAAGTCATCGAGTACACCGACAGCGACGACCGGTCCGGCGCCGCAGGTATCATCGTCCCCCGCGAAGTCCGCATCAACGGGAAACCCGTCCTGGTGCCGCGCGAAGCCCCTGTCACCGTCCACGAGATGACGATCGGCGCCAACCAAGCCGTGCAGGTCACACTCACCGTCTTCGCCCGCCTCGTGAAGGTCAGCCGCAAAACCCGGCTGGAGGACGACGATGTGTGATGCCTTGACTGCGTGCGACGGCCGCCAAGTCAAGCTGTGGGACAAGGACTTCAACCTCGTACACACCTTCGCCGACGGCGAGTCGTTCGTGACCATGCCTGTCGGCTCGGCGCCCGCGCGAGCGATCATCGACCACGGCCGCACCAAGAGCGACTTCCGCATGTACCTGACGATGGACCAGTCGGGCACTCGATGGTCTGCTGCGCTGGCCGGGTTCTCGGTCGAGATGCCGACGGTTGTCAACGGCCGGGAGAAGCTGCACTTGACCGCTGACTGGTCCGCAGACCTATTCCCGCAGCGTGTACAGGATTTCGGCTCGCCGTTCGACACGGCCGCCTGAGGGTATGGCGAAGCCCCCGCTCGCGTAACCCGGAGGGGCAGAGGCAAGACCGCATTCAGCGAAGAGGCGGCCAACGTGAACGTTCGCGGGGGCGTCTACCACGACCGTACTCGAGTACCCCAGATTTCGCCACCACCCTCGTGCCCCATTCCCGCACTCGGGGCCGCCGCGCTGATCTCACGCCGCGCGCGCCGCAGGGCCTCTAGGTGGCGGGGCCGCGAGCCAGCGCACAGCGCGCCGCGGCCCGCCCGCCGGACCATTCCCGCTACCTAGGAGTCCGGCGGGCCCAGCTTCACCAGGCCAGGAGGCCCCCATGATCCACACCCTCACCCGGCTGCTCGCTGCTGTCGCGCTGACCGCGTCCACCATCACCGCGAGCCTGCTCGCCGCACCAGCGGCCAGCGCCGACGGCCCCGGCGGCTGCCCGGACACGTTCGCGTTCGGCGTCGGCGGCTTCCAGATCGACCTGGAAACCTTCCCGCCGAACCTCGGCCAGCCCTCCCTGTACATCCCCTCGGACCAGCCCGTCGGCTACAACAGCATCAGCATCAACGACGGCGTCCGCGAGTTGAATCGGCTGTTCTGGGAATACCGCGGCCGCTGCCCCGGCTCCCACATCAAGATCCTCGGCCACTCCGGCGGCGCCGCGGTCGTCCACGTCTGGGTCTCCCAGCACAAGGACGTCCCCAACGCCACCGCGATCCTCGTCTCCGACCCCAAGCGCGCGGCTGGACCCGGCGGCGACGGCCTCGCCGGCAACCCCCTCGCCGGTCCCGCCGAGCTGATCGGGATCTTCGCTGGCGCCGCGGGCACCGACGCCGACTTCGGCGACTTCCCGGTCTTGACGGTGTGCAACGCCGGCGACTGGGTGTGCAACGAGGACGCGGGCCCGCACGGCTACCTGCACACCGGCGTCCACGGCAACTACGACCTCAACCCCTGGTCGTACGCGAACTACGCGCGGGGCGTCTGGTACCGCGAGATCTACTGAGCTGGAGCCATCGTGAGCTACTTCGACGCGCCCGAACGTGAGGCGGCCGAGGCCGCCCTGGCGCTGCAGAGCGCGCAGTTCAGCCTGCTGGACGCGGAGCTACGCCTTGCGCGGGCGCAGCGAGCGCTTGCCGAGGCACAGGCCGCCGCCGAGGCCGAAATCGACCAACTGAATAAGGAACTGACCGAATCTTGATCACCGTGTACACCAAGCCCGACTGCCAGCCCTGCAACGCTACGAAGAAGAAGCTGGAGCAGCTCGGGGCCGAGTACACGCTGATCGACGTCACCGAGGACCCGGACGCGGCCGCCGCTGTCCGGGAACTCGGCTACCTGCAGACCCCGGTGGTCGTGGTCGGTGACATCCACTGGTCCGGCTACTCGCCCGACAAGCTGAGGTGGGCCGCCGATGCCACGAACCCCTGAACAGCAGGCCGCCGACGACGCCCTGACCGACGCGATCGACACCGTCTGGCGCGCCTACGATCCCGGCGACGACGAGCCCGGACTGCTCACCGACTACATGGTGATCGCGGTACGCCGCGGCTACGACGCGGACGGCGACATCTGGACCGCGGTGGGCACGTTCACCCGCGACGACGCTGTCCCACCGCACGTACAGCTCGGCATGCTCGAACAGAGGCGCGCCGCCCTCACCTTCCCCGACATCGTCATCCACGACGAAGAGGAATAGCCCGTGCGGCGCTCCCAGATCCGCGCCGGGCACCTCTGGCTCACCCTGGCCGGCGTCGTCACCGCACTCGAAATCATCGCGCCCGAGGGCGAACTGCTCTCCGAAGGCGTCGACCGCGGCCTGGAGCGGCATCCGCTGCTCGTGCGCGCCGCCATCCTCATCACGGCCGCGCACCTGCTGAACCTGCTCCCCGAGCGGGTCGACCCGTACGCGCGTCTCCCGAAGGTGTGGAAATGAAGATCGCCCCTGGTGACCTCGTCTACCGGACCGACATCCCCGGCACCTACCGGGTGCTCAACACCCACCACGGGCTGGCACTGATCCAACCCGTTAACGCAACAACCGGCACCCGAGTGGTGCCGCTTTCCCGGCTCGCCCAGGCGGCGGCCGTCCCCACCACCTAGAACGCGAGTCCGGCCAGGAGCCCGCCGCGCCCTGGAGGTCCCGCCAGTCATGGCCCGAAAGAAGACCGTCCCCGTCGAGAAGCTCGTCGAGACCCAAGAGCGACGCGACCGAGCACTGCAGATGCGCCTCGCCGGCAAGTCGCAATCCGAGATCGCCGCCGAGTTCGGCGTATCGAGCTCCACCGTGAGCCGCTACATCACCCAAGCCGTCGCGGCGATCACCCGCGAGAACGCGGAGGAGTACCTCGCGCTCGAGCTGTCCCGCCTCGACGCGATGTGGGCCGGTATCTGGGATGACGCCACCCACGGCGACACGTGGAAGATCGACCGCGCCCTGGCGATCATCGACCAGCGCGCCAAGCTGACCGGCAGCTACAAGACCGCCGAACTCCGCGCGGTCGCCGAGGCGAAGGCCACCGTCGGCGATGACGCCACCTCGATGGTGTCCCAGCTCGTCGAGGCGCTGCACACCATGCACGCCATCTACGAAGCCGAGGACGCCGCCGAACCCGCACCCGAGGGCGAAGACGAGGGCGAGCCGGAGTGACGAAGCTGCCCGCCTCGATTCCCGCGTCGCTGCCGATGTCGCGCAAGCAGATCATGTCGATCGTCGAATCGGAGACCGCGTCCACCGCCATCTGGACCGGCGCGATCCGCTCTGGCAAGACGATCGCCTCGATCGTGGCGTTCTTCCTCGCCGTGGCCCGCGCCCCGTCGAACGGCTTGATCCTGATCGTCGGCCGGACGCTGCAGACCATCGAACGCAATATCGTCGAGCCGATGAAGGACGAAGCCATCTACGGCGCGTTCTCCCGCGCGGTGCACCACACCCGCGGCTCGAGCACCGCGATCATCCTCGGCCGCGTCGTGCACCTGGTCGGCGCGAACGACGTCGGCGCCGAAGCCAAGATCCGCGGCCTGACCGCCTACCTGGCCATGGTCGACGAAGCCACGCTGATCCCGGAGAACTTCTGGACCCAGCTGCAAGGCCGCCTGTCGGTGCCTGGCGCGCGGCTGCTGGCCACGACCAACCCCGACAACCCGGAGCACTACCTCAAGACCAAGTTCATCGACCGCGCCGACGAGCCGGAGATGGACCTGAAGGTCTTCCACTTCTGGATGGACGACAACCCGAAGCTCGAACCGGCCTATATCGCCCGCAAGAAGGCCGAGTTCACCGGGGTCTTCTACCGACGATTCATCCTGGGCGACTGGGTCGCCGCGGAGGGCGCTGTGTTCGACACCTACGACCGCGACCAGCACGTCATCCGCTGGGAGGACCTGCCGGAGATGCGGTGGATCCTCGGCGTCGGCATCGACCACGGCACCACCAACCCGACCCACGCCGTCATGATCGGCCACGGTGTCGACGACGTCCTGTACTGCATGGACGAATGGCGGTACAAGGCAGGCAAAGAAGAAGCCCGCTGGTCGAACGTCGAACTGTCCCAAGGCGTTCGGACGTGGATGGCCGGGCCGCACCACCCCGACGACGACCCGGACAACCCACCCCGCGCCCGCTACCGCACCGTCGTCGACGCCGCGGCCGCCGACTTCCGCGTCCAGCTCAAGCAGGACGGGGTGTCGTCGCTGAAGGCGCACAAGGACGTGCTGTACGGGATCCGGACCATGGTGGCGCTGATCTCGGCGAAGCGGCTCAAATTCACCGACCGCTGCCCGGAGCTGCTGAAGGAGATCCCGAGCTACGTCTGGGACGACAAGGCCAGCGAAGAGGGCAAGGACCAGGTCGTGAAACTCAACGACCACGGTATCGACGCCGTCCGCTACCTGCTCGTCACCGAAGAACGGAAATGGCGTCGCTGGATCAAACTCGGTTCGCTGCCGGGTAACCGCGACGACCCCGATGACGAATTGCTTGAGGCTGCGTAGAAATTCCGGGTTTGCCTCCACTTTTACGATTGATGTAAATCGATCTTGGAGGCTGGAATGTCTTTCGCCGACGATCTGAGCGAGGTCGCTCGCCGCGAGCCGGTGCTGTGCAAAACCGGTGTGTGGCTGGCCCAGCTCGACGACGCCGACCGCGCGGCGTTCCAGACGCATCTGGCCAGCGGCCGACCGGTGTCCGATCTGTGGCGCGTCGCCGTCCGGCACGGCTGTGACGCCGCCGAGACCCGCTTCCGTGCCCACTGCCGTAACCGGTGCGGCTGCTACACCGGGGAGGCCGCCGCGTGAGCCTGGCCGACGACGTCGCGAACCTCGCAAGCCGCGACCCGATCAACAAAGGCTCGATCGACGTCACCAGCGACGGCGCAACCGTCAACAACGTCGTCGTCGACGGCCCGATCAATGACGACTGGTCGACGGTATTCGCGCTGTTCAATCTGGACGCGACCGAATTCGAGGTTGTCGACGACACCGTCCGAATGTCGACCTGGCAGCAGTCCAAGGGCCTCGACAACGGCACCCGTGATGTCGTCCAGCTCTACGCTTACAGCGCCCGATTCCGTCGCCGCAGGTCCACCGATGTTTCCCCGGAAACGTTGGCGGCCTGGCAGGAAGCCCTGCGCGCGCACCCGCTGCCGAGACCAGTACAGCGGCGCGACGGCAGCACATACGTGATCCTCGTCGCTGACCCCCAGCTCGGGAAGAAGGGCACCGAGGAAGCCGTCGCGAACTGGCGCCGCGGCGTCGAAGCGCACCTGGTGCTCGCGCAAATGCTCGCACCAGAACTCGCCGGCGTGCACGTCGCGTTTATGGGCGACGAAACCGAGGGCGTCTGCAACAACTACGGCAACCAGCCCCACACGGTGGAGCTGAACATGTCGCGGCAGCTCGAACTCGACTTCGACCTGCGCGTGTGGACGATCAAGGAAGCCGCCTCGCTCGGCCTGCCACTGTCGGTCTCGTCGGTCATCTCCAACCACGGCGAATGGACCCGCAACGGGTCGAAGGAGCCGGTCACCAGCCAGGGTGACAATGCCTCCACCCACATCGCGCGACAGGTCCGCAAGCTGTTCGACGAACTCGCCGAACACGGCGCAGCGCCGGCCATCGATTGGCACATCGGCGCCGGCGACCCCGCGATCACCCTGACACTCTCGGGCGTGGACTGCTACTTCTCCCACGGCTACATCGAGAAGGGGCGCGGCTCCTCCAGCGAAACCCGCACCCGCAACGCGATCGAGCGCCAGATCCTCGGCCGCACCGAACAGCTTGGCGAGACCTCGCTGTTCTTCACCGCGCACTACCACCACTTCTACTCTCAGGAATTCGAAGGCCGCACACTGTTCGGCTGCCCGGCACTCGAAGCCGAGCGCTCCTCGGAGTACATGCTCAACCAGTACGGCGTGTGGTCACCCGCCGGAATGCTCGGCCTCATGGTCGGCGCACACAACCAGCGCGGCTGGTCGAACCTCAACGTGTTCTGACGGCTCCCGCCGCACCCCCAACTTCATAGCGTCCGCCTGAATCCGGCGCGCTGACACCCTTTGGAGGTGGCATGGCGCTGCCCGAATTCTCCGGCAAGTTCCCGCCGAAGCCCTGGGACACCGCCCAAGACGGCTACTTCGTCCACTCGGCCTGGTGGGAAGGCGACACCGAGGCCCTGCAGGAGATCTACCGCCCCGGCGGACTGATCCCCAACCCGCGCCCATCGCAGTTCCGCGGCGGGATCGTCGGCCGGCTGGCTCGATTCTGGTGGGGCCGCCCGGTCCTGCAGGAGGACACGGCCCGCCTGCACATCCCGGCCCCGTCGGACCTGGCAACCACCAGCGCCGACCTGCTGTTCGGGCAGCCGCCGTCGTGGCTTTTCTCCGAGGGCGACACCAGCGACAACGAAGCCGCGCAGGAACGCCTCAACACGCTGCTCGACGACGCCGACACCCTCGCCATATTCCTCGAAGCCGCCGAAATCCAGGCCGCCCTCGGCGGGGTGTTCCTGCGCCTGTGGTGGGACCAGGAAGCCACCGACAAGGTCATGATCAGCGCGGTCGCCCCCGACTGCGCGATCCCGCAATGGCGCTACGGCCGCCTGCACGCGGTGACGTTCTGGACCATCGTCGGCAAGGACAAGCGCGGCACCTGGCGCCACCTCGAGCACCACGAACCCGGCCGCATCGAGCACGCGCTGTTCTGCGGCGACGACGACAACATCGGCCGCCGGATGCCGCTGGCCGAGATGGACGCCACCGCATGGGCCGCGGACCTCGTCGACGCCGAATCCTCGATCCCGACCGGCGTCGAGGACCTGACTGCCTGCTACGTCCCCAACGTGCGTCCGGCCCGCCGCTGGCGCAACGTACCCGGCCTGTCCCCACTCGGCCGTAGCGACTTCGAAGGCGTCGAGCACCTCTTCGACGCGCTGGATGAGGCGTGGTCGTCATGGATGCGTGACCTCGACCTGGCCAAGGCCCGGTTGTTCGTCTCCCAGGAACTGCTCGAGGACCAAGGGCCCGGCGCCGGTTCGATGTTCGACAAGGAACGCGAGATCTTCACCGGCGTGCCCGCCGACGGCGCCGCGCTCAACGACGAGAAGGGCACCCGCCTCGTTCAGGCCGAGCAGTTCGCGATCCGTGTCGAGGAGCATGCCGCGACCTGCGAGAAGCTGCTCAAGCAGATCCTGCGCGCCGCCGGCTACAGCGCGGGTGATTTCGACGAAGACGGCGAGACCGCGGCGATCACCGCTACCGAGGTCTCGGCCCGCAAGGATCGCTCCGCGCGCACCCGCGCCCGCAAGATCCTCTACTGGCAGGCCGCGGTGCAACCGCTGGCCCGCGTCATGCTCGAGCTGGACCGCGCCATCTACGGCGGCAGCTACACGATCACCGCCGACCCGGAGATGAAGTTCCCGGTCCGCGTGGACCAGGACCTGCTGTCGCTGTCGCAGTCCATCGCGAACTTCCGTGCCGCGCAGGCCATGTCGATCGAGACCGCCGTCCGGGAAGCACACCCGAACTGGTCCAACGACGAGGTCGACGAAGAGGTCGCCCGGATCAAGGACGAGGTCGAGGTCATGGTGCCCGACCACACCGCCGAGTTCGACCCCGCCGGCGACGGCCAGGACCCCTTCGGCCAGCCCGCTGGCAAACCTGCCCCGACGAAGAAGCCGGACGACGACGCGGAGGTCTGATGCCTCTCACCCCGTCCAACGGTGACCGCGGCGCCGGACCGCTCGTGCGCCTGTACAAGGTGGTCGAGCTCGCCCTGTGGAAGACGATCGCCCGCATCCTCGGACTGGACGGCTTCGGCCGCCGCTGGCTGCTGCGGATCCTGAGCGCCCTGCCCAGCTTCCGCAAGCAGGTCCGCCGCATCGTCGCCGACGCCGGAGACCGCGCACCCGCGCTCGTGCAGGAGGCGATCGAACGCGCCTGGGCCGACGGCACCGCCGCCGCCCGCGACGACATCGGCTCCCGGCGGGCACACACCGACGACCGCCGCACCCGCGCGATCATCGACCGCGTCCTGGAAGCCCTCGACGATGTCAACCGCGGCCTGCCCCGCACCGCCGAGCAGACCGTGCGCCGCGCCGCTGAGGAAGCCGTCCGTGACGAACGCGTCGACGACGCCGGCACCCACCGACGCACCCTGGACCGCATCATGCGCCGAGAAGCCCGCCGCGGATTCACCGGCCTGATCGACCAGCGCGGCCGCCGCCGCGAACTCGTCGCCTACGTCGAGGCCCAGATCCGGGGCGCCATCAGCGAAGCCGAAATCGACGGCTACATGGCACAGCTCGTCGCGACCGGCTATGACCTGTTCATCGTCTCCGATGTCCCCGGCGCCTGCGAGGTATGCAGGCCGTTCGAGGGCAAGGTCATCTCGATCACCGGCAGCACCGCCGGCGCGATCGCCCGCGACAACAGCACCGGCCGAACCGTCCGGGTCGAGGTCATGTGCTCGCTCGCCGAAGCCCGCGCCCGCGGCCTGTTCCACCCGAACTGCCGCCACACCATCCGCGTGTGGACGCCGGACAACCCCGCCCCGCCGCGCGCGATCCGCGTCAGCGAAGCCGTACGCACCCGCCGCCGCGCCGCCGCTGCCGCGCAACGTAGCGACCGCGTCACCGCCCGCGTCGACGCGATGACCACCGGCGCCGACCCGATCCTGGCGCGCCGGCTGAAGGAGCGCGCAGCCCGCCGCACCCTGACCGCACAGCAGATCCCGCCGTCGCCGTACGACGACGCCCGCACCCCCGCCGAAGTCGGCGAGATCCTGCGGCAACGCCACGGCTTCGAGGTCACCGGGTTCGACACCAAGGGAGTCGATCTCGCTGTCGCCCAGGAGTATGCCCGCGCCCTGGAAGACATGATCGCCGAATACCCGAGCGCTCGGCTCGACGCAGTTCGGATCGGGGAAGTCCCTCAGGACGTCGCCGCCGATCCTCGCTACGTCCTGGCCTTTGTACGCCAAGCCCCCGACGTGCTCCAGAACGGCGGCTCCACCGAGATGGTGCTGAACCTGCGCTTCGCTCGCAGCTACGCCCTCTTTCTGGCAAGTAAGCAGGGCAGTGAGAACCGCGGCTGGCACACCCCCAACAGCAGCCGCCGACCGGTGTACTCCACGATCGTGCACGAGTGGGCCCACGTACTCGACAACCAGGCCCAGCAGCGTCCACGCATGAACGCGGTCATGGCGCTGTACAACCACTTCTTCAATACCCACCAGCTGGACCCGAACCTCACCTTCGAACAGCGTGAGGCGCTGCTATCGGCCTGGCTGCACAAGCTCAGCGGATACTCCTTCCGCGACGGCTCAGTGAACCCGCCCGAAGCGCTCGCCGAGGCGTTCACCGACGTGAAAAACAACGGCGACAACGCCAGCGCCCCTGCTAAAGTCCTGTACAAGCTGCTGATGGACGAACTCGGAGGAGGTGCACCGTGAGGACGAAGCCCGTGTCGGTGTCGCCGGCGGATCTGCGCCGCCAGTTCGACATCTCGTTGGAGGCCGCCACCCGCGGCATGCGTGTGTCCTCCGAGCCCTACGACGTCGAGGTCAGCTTCGCACTGAACCGGGTCGCCGAAGCGGCACCGACGGTGCCGGCGGAACTGATCGAGCGCGCCCGCGCCGAGTTCGCGTCCCAGCTCGATGGCTCCCGCGCCCGTGCGGCGCAGGAGCAGCTGTGGGCACTGTTCATGGGCCAATCCCGCTAGCCTTCCCGAGGCTCGTGGTGTAACGGCAGCACGCCCGACTTTGACTCGGTGAGTCCAGGTTCGAAACCTGGCGAGCCTGCTATCGGCCCGTAATGTAATCGGCAGCATGAGAGATTCTGACTCTCTTCGTCCAGGTTCGAATCCTGGCGGGCCAGCCAAATGGAAGTTACCTCCGCAGGGGAAAAACCGGCCTTGAAAGCCGGGGGCGGTGAATGCCGCAGGGTTCGAGTCCTTTAACTTCCGCTCCGAATAACTGAACACTTCCCGCGACAGCGGGTACTTCCGACCCCCAGTTCTGGCCTGTGGCCCTGGGGGTTTCGTCATTTCAACACCCGTATTGGCCAGGTTGCCGACGGGTGTTTCTGCGTGTCCAGGAGGCACATTCATGGCTGACGAAGCCACCACTCAGGAAAGCACCACGACCGGAACCAGCGACGCCACCGAGGCGTCGACCACGGAAACGGAAACCCAGGCGCCCGGTGGCGATGATCAGGTCACCGAGACCACCCAGGCCGACACCGAGTCGACCAAGACCGAAGCCGATCCCGAGATCGCTCGCCTCAACCGCGAGGTCGACAAGCTCCGCAAGGAAGCTGCCGCCAACCGCGTGAAGGGCAACGAGAAGGCCGAAGCCGCAGCTCAGGAAGCCGCGAAGAAGGCCACCACCGAGCTCGTGGAGAAGCTGCGCGAAACCCTCGGCCTCGACCCGGCCGAACCCGACCCCGCCGAGCTGCTCAAGGCCGCCGAGAAGCAGGCAGCGGACTTCGCTGCCGAACGCGACTCCTTCGCCGAGAAGCTCCGCGAATACGCACGCAAAGACGCCATTTCGGCCGCCGCGAAGGCGAACGATGGCGACCTCGACGCGATCCTCGATTCCCGCAAGGTCACCGAGGCCGTCGCGAAACTCGACACGAATGCCGACGACTACCTGGCCCAGGTGGCGGAAGTCGTTTCTGCGGCCGTCGAGTCCAATCCGAAGCTGAAGAAGACGGCTGCCCAGGCGGCGGCTCCTCGCAGCGGCGGAGACCTCTCCGGAGGCAATGCCGCGTCCAAGACGCGCGGCAACCCCACCGTCGATGAAATCCGTCAGGCGAAGCGCGAAAAGCGCGAACGCGACGGGTTCTGAAATAGGAGCCCAAGTTGGCTAACACTTTCCTGACGCCCGATGTTATCGCGCGTCAGGTTCTCGCGAACCTGTACGAAAATCTCGTGATGCTGCCGCTGGTCCACACCGGCTACAGCTCCGAGTTCACCAACGCCAAGGTCGGCGACACCGTCAACGTCCGCAAGCCGGCCGTCCTGACCGCGTCGCTGTTCAACCGGGCCAACGGCATCCAGATCCAGGATGCGACCGAGTCGAGCGTGCCCGTCAAGCTCGACAAGATCGCCGACGTCTCGCTCGAGGTCACCTCTGAGCAGGCGCTGCTGGAGCTGGAGTCGATGGAGACCCAGATCGCCGCGCCCGCGGCTGAGGCCCTGGCCCAGCACGTCGACCGCGCGATCATCGCCCACATCAAGGCCAACACGACCCAGTTCGCCGGCGTCACCCCGGCCGGTTTCGAGTGGGACAAGCCGGAGGTCCTGATCGAGGCGGGCCGCCAGCTCGACATCAAGAACGTGCCCACCATGGGCCGTCACGCTGTCGTGGGCCCGACCGCCCGCGCGAAGTGGCTGAACTCCGATCTGCTGAAGCGCGCCGACCAGTCCGGTTCGACCGAGGCGCTGCGTCAGGGCTCGATCGGCCGCAACCTGTTCGGTGTCGACGCCTACATGACGCAGAACATCGTGCAGCCGGCGACGTCTCCGGCGTCGGGCCAGCCGACCACCGAGGTCGGTCTGTGCTTCCACGAGTCGGCGTGGACCTTCACTTCGGTGCCGATGCCGCGCCCGCTCGACGGCCAGCACTGGTACGCGATCGAGTCGTACAAGGGCATCAGCCTGCGTGTGACCCGCGCCTACGACCAGAAGTACAAGAAGGACGTCATCAGCTTCGACATCCTCTACGGCGTGTCGACGCTGGACGCCAACCGCTCCGTGCTGCTGCGCGGCCCGCTGCAGGCCTGATAGCCACCCCGCGCCGTCCTTGGGGCGGCGCGGGGGAGTGGCTGCCTGCCAACACCTCTGGAGAGCCGTAGTGCCCTATTTCTATCGATACCTGCACGATCCCGATTGGGTCATCGAGTCCGAGGACCCGCGGCCGGATCTGCTCGACTGGGCGTGGTGGACCGAGATCCCCGCACCGGCCAAGCCGAAGCCCGCTCCCGTCCCGCCGCCAGCCCCCGAGTCCGAGCCGGAGCCGGTCGGCGACTCCGACGAGGCCCCCGAGCCTCAACCGGAACCGGAGGCGAAGCCCGCGGCCAAGTCGACTGCGGCCCGGCGCGGCGCCAAGGCGTCCTGAGCGATGGCCGTGCTGATCTACGCCGCACCCGACGACCTGATCGACGGCGCCTGGCTGACCGGCACGGTACCCGCCAACGCCGCCCTGCTGATCCGGTTCGCGTCGATCCTGGTGCGCCGCGCCACCATGTGCGACCGCTACGACACCGACCCCACCGGCCTGCCCGCCGACACCGTCGTCGCTGAAGCATTCCGGGACGCGACCTGCGCGCAGGCCGCGATGTGGTCGCTCGCCGGCATCGACCCGGCCGCCGGCAGCGTCGGCCGCGAACTCGCCATCGCCTCCCAGACCGCCGACGGCGGCTCGGTCACCTACGGCGACACCATCACCGGCGCCGAGATCGACCAGGCACTCAACCGCCTGCACACGGCCGCCCTGCTGATCCTGCGCAACGCCGGACTCGCCTCCCGGAGCCCGAACACATGGTGAACTACCCAGCCCCCCGATATCCGGGCGGGACGATGCTCACCGTCATCCGCACCGGCACCGCGAACGCCCGCGACTGGCAAGGCGACCTGGTCGCCGCCGCCGAAACCGAGCACCAGATCGGCCCCTGCGACCTGAAGTGGCTGACCGACAGCGAGGACAACACCTCCGGCGAGCAGCTCACCCTGACCGCGCGCGTGACCGCGCCGGTCGGCTCCGACGTCCTCGACGGCGACCGTATCCGGCTGCCCGACGGCCGCGTCTTCGTCATCGACGGCCAGGTCCGCTTGGCACCCAACGGGTTCACCGGCTGGGTGGCCGGCGTGCGCTTCGTGATCGCGAAGGACGGTGGCAGTGGAGTTCGACGGCAGTGACCACGACCTCGACATCTTCCTGCAGGACAGCGCCGAACTGGGCGACTTCCTGCAGGAGGTCGCCGAGCAGGGCGCGGACAGGTGGACGCGCAGCGTCCGCTGGAAGACCGGCTTCAACGCCACCCACATCGAGGCCTACGTCCAGGCCGCCGAGGACGCACCTGTCCTGGAGGGGATCGTGCTGGCCTGGGGCTATTACGCCCGCTTCCGTGAGCACGGCACCCGCTTCAACCGTCCCGAGCATGTGATGCGCGACTTCATCCGAGACGTGGAGGGCTGAGCATGATGCCCCCGTTTCCCGAGTTCGACGAGGTCATGCGGGCCCTGCTCGACGACATCGCCCCCGTCGTGACCTTCGAATCCGACCAGATCGAGGCCCCGTACATCTTCGTCACCCGCGTCGGCGGCCGAGCCACCGAGATCGTCGACGCCCCGGTGATCGACATCGAGTACGTCGCCGCCACCCGCGAGGCATCCAAGGCGATGCGCTCGGCCGGGCAGGAACGCATCCTCGCCGCCGGCAACACCGCGCCGGGCGGCTACCTGATCGACACCGCCGACGAGCAGACCGGTGGCCGATTCATGCCGCCTCTGCGGCGCGACGACCGCGGCGTCACCGCTACCGTGCGCCTCTCCTATCGCCGCCCTCGCGGCTGACACCTCTCCCCGGCACCGCCTCCCGCCCATGCGCGGGCTCTGTGGCGTGCCCAATTCAAGGAATTCTCAATGCCTGCTGTCACTTTCGACGAGGTCGCGAACTGGAACCCCAGCCTGATCCGTCGGCCGAACAAGGGCTTCGTCCTGATCGGCGACATGAGCGCGACCGTCCCGACCGCCTTCACCTCCGGCGTGAGCGCCGAGTTCCAGGGCCTGGCCGGTGCCGGTTTCGACTCGCTCGGCCTGATCGACAAGGGCGCCCCGCCCACCTTCACCCCCGAGGTCGAGAGCTCGGACGTGGAGGCGTGGGGTGCGCTCGAGCCGCCCCGCACCGACATCATCACCCGCAAGACCACGGTCGCCGCGACCCTGCTCGAGACCAAGCGCCGCACCCTGGAGCTGTACTCCGGTGTCGACCTGTCGACCGTCGTCGCCGACGCGACGACCAAGGAATTCAGCTTCACCGACCCGACCGCGCCCGAGACCCGCTACCACCGGGTGATCGTCGGCCTGGTCGACGGCGCCGGCGCGAACGCCATCTACTACCTGCGGATCCTGCCGCGCGCGACCGTCACCCAGGTCGGCGAGCAGACCTGGTCCCAGGAGAACGCGCTCGCCTACAACGTCACGTGGAGCGCCAAGATCGACGAGGACCTCGGCTACGCCGTCAAGCACGTCCTGTGCGGCCCCGGCATCGCGCCGATCCTGGCCGACATGGGCTTCGCCGCGACCGCGTCGGTCCCGACCATCACCTCACACCTGCCGGCGGGCAACCTCGCCGCGGCCGGTGGCGAGAGCGTGGTCCTGCTCGGCGCCCACTTCACCGGCGTCACGGGTGTCACCGTCGGCGGCACCGCCGCGACCGACTTCACGATCGTCAACGACACCACTTTGGCTATCACGACCCCGGCCAAGACCGCGGGCAGCCACAACGTGATCGTCACCAACGCGACCGGCCCGTCGACCGCCTACGCGGTCACCTACGCCTGATCGCTCCCTGAGCCGCCGCCCCGCGCGTGATTCCTGGCCGCGCGCGGGGCAGGCCCCCACCCCACTCTTCCGCCAGGGCACAGCCAGGAGCGAAACCCCATGGCATTCAACCCCATTCGTCTCGTCTCGCCCGACGGCGTCTGCGTGCGCGTCGGCTCGGCCGTCGAACGCGAACAGCTGCTCGCCCGCGGCTACACCCCCGAGCCCGAGCGCACCCCGGCGCCCGCCCCGGCGCGGGAGGCCGACCGCAAGCCGGTCGCCGCCAAGCCGGACCCCAAGACCAGCAAGTAACCCCCTCTGCCAGGAGAAACACAGATGGCTGCGAAGAAGATCGTCCCTACCGCGAAGTCGCGCTGGGCCACCATGCGCGACGAGGCCCGCGCCAACCGCACCCCCCGCGAACCGTACGCGTTCGACGCCGTGGATCCGCCGATCCTGATCACCGCCCCCGACACCGTCGAGCGCGCCACCGCGCTGGCCGAGATGATCGACGCCAAGGGCGGCATCGACAGCGCGCACCTGCGCCGTCTGATCGCCGCGATCTGCGGCGACGCCTACGAGCGGGTGTGGGAGATCATCCGCGACGAGCCCGCCGAGGTGCTGTTCGCGCTCATCTCGGACATGAACGAGCACTTCAACGCGGTGCCCGGCGACGAGGCGGGTGACCTGCCGGGGGGCGAGTAGCCCTCGTCCTCCTCATCGAGGAGTACGGGGACGAAATCGAATTCGACCTCCAGGAACGCCTGGGGGTCGACCTCGGTGACTACCACCGCGGTACCCGGCCCTGGCCGCAGCTCTACCGGTTCCTGCGCCGCTTCCCGCTCGACTCCTGGTACCAGTCCGCCGTCGCGATGGACGAGGAGATCGGCTACGAGCGCGCCCAGCAGCCACTGCCCGAGACCCGCGAGCGGATCGCGCCGCAGGGCTACTCCATGTCGATCCTGCTGCAGCTGCGCCAGATCGACCTGCTCAAAGAGCTGATGCGACTGCTGCCCGCCGTGTTCGGCGGGAAGTTGCCGCCGCCGTTCCCTCCCGAACCGCGCCCGCAGACCGCCGAGCAGTACTTCCGCGAAGTCATCGAAAAGATCGAACTCACCGACGCCGTGAACGCGCTTCTCGGCATCGACAACAACTGAAGACAGGTGGTGGTGCCCGTGTCCATGCCGGGCGAATACAAGGCGGGCACCGCCTACCTGAGCCTCAAGCCGAAGCTCGCCGACGCCTTCCGTGCGCAGGTGAAGACGCTGATCAAGCCCATCCAGGAATCGATCGCCGTCACCCTGAAGCCGACCCTGGCCAAGGGCTTCAACGCCGACGTCAAGCGGCTCGCCAAGGAAGCCGCAGAGAAGGCCGGCGCCACCGACATCGCCTTCCGGCCGAAGCTGGCCAAGGGCTTCACGACCGACCTGAAAGCGGACGCGAAGAAGGCCGCCGAGCAGGCCGGGCAGAGCATCGAATTCCGGCACAAGCTGGCGAAGGGCTTCGCCACCAGCCTCAAGAAGGACGCGAAGGCCGCCGCCGAGAAGGCCGGCGCCGACATCGTCTTCGGCCACAAGCTGGCCCCGAAGTTCCGGTCCACGCTCAAGGCGTCGGCCGCGCTGGAAGCCGAGAAGGTCACCGGCAAGGTCAAGTTCGCGCCCACCCTGGCGCCGGGCTTCACCACCGCGCTGCGCGGCAAGGTCAACGCGGCCGCGGCCGGTGTCGAGGCCACGGTCACGATGAAGCTGTCCGAGGCCGGGCTGCGGCAGAAGATCCGCGCCCTCAAAGAGAGCCTGCCGGCTGCCGAGCTGCGCGTGCAGCTCGACTTCTCCGACGCGCACGCCCAACTGGCCGTGTTCCGGGCCACTGTCGCCGCGCAGCCGCTGACGATGAACGTCAACATCGACTCCGCCGCGGCGATTGCCCAGCTGATGGCCCTGCGCCACCTCGCAGGCTCTGTCGGGGACCGGATCTCCGGCACCCGCAGCGCTGTGCGCTCGGCGACGCGCGCGGCCGGGACCACGGTGCGCGGCAATATTTTCACTCGCCCGTTCCGGGCTGTGCGCGCCGATCGGGAGAACCGCCGCGCCGATGTCGACTCGGCTGTCGCTGACCGCGCGACCGCCACCAACGAACTGTCGCGCGCCTACCAGCAGCAGACCGACGCGGTGAATCGGCTCACCGAGGCCCGGACCCGCCACAACGAGTTGATGTCGCGCGAAGCGACCAGCGAATCACAGCGGCTCTCGGCCGGCCAGGCCCTGCAACGCGCCCTGTCCTCGCAGCTGAGCGCGACCAACGCCCTGCGCGAGGCCGAAGACAACTACAACCGCACCCTCGCGAACTCGGGGTCGACCGCGGACGACCGGGCGGCTGCTGCCGCGCGCGTCACCCGCGCCCAGAACGACCTGTCGACCGCGAACGACCGCGCGTCGCTGGCCGAGGCACGCCACCGCGAGATGATGTCGCGCACCGCGTCGACCGAGTCCGAGCGGGTCGCCTCCCAGAACCGGCTGACGCGCGCCTCCCGCGACGCCGCCGACGCCAGCAGCGCCGTCTCCCGCGCGCTGGGCCGCGAGGCGGAATCGCACCGCAACGTCGACCGCTCCCGCTCCCGCCAGAACTCCATCGTCGCCTCGATGTCGGCCGCCTGGCAGGGCTTCCGCTCGGCCGCCGTGGACTCCCTACAGTCCGTCGCCAGCAACCTTTTCTCGATGTCGACGCTGGCCGGTGTCGCCAAGGTCGCCCTGATCGCGCTGGCCGCCGTCTCGCTCGTGCCGCTGATCGGCCAGGTCGTGCAGGCCGCCGGCGTGATCGCCCTGATCCCCGCCGCGGTCGCCGGTCTCGCCGGCGTCCTGGCCACGGTCATCACGGGCGTGTCCGGCATCGGCGACGCCTTCACCGCCTACTCGAAGGTCGAGGACAACGCCGCGAAGGACGCCGAGGCGCACGCGAAAGCGGTGGAGTCGGCCCAGAAGTCAGCCGCGTCGGCGGCACGCAGCGTCACTTCGGCGCAGCGCGGCGTCGCCTCGGCCGAGAAGGGCGTCCGCGACGCCCAGAAAGAGTCCCTGGCCGCGCAGAAGGCGCTGACCGAGGCCCGCAAGGACGCCCGCAAGGAGCTCGAGGACCTCAACCGCGAGCTAGGCCGCACCAAGCTCGACGAGCAGGGCGCCGCGATCTCCGTCGCCGAGGCGAAGGAAGAGCTGGACAAGACGCTCAAGGACTCCACCTCCACTGCCACCGAACGCGCCCGCGCCCAGTACAACTACGAAAAGGCCCTTCAGGACCAGGAAGACACCATCCGCAACTCGAAAGAGCTTGCGGAGAGGGCGATCGAGGCCAACCAGAAGGGTGTCGAGGGTGCTGACGGTGTCGTCGCCGCGCAGGAGCGCGTCGCGGCCGCTGCCGAGGCAGAGGTCACCGCTCAAGAGGCGCTGGTCGACGCCCAGCAGTCTCTCGCCGACGCCAACGCGAACCTCGCTGACGCGCAGAAGGAACTCGCGCGGGCGATGTCGGACACCAGCGACAGCGTCGAGGACTTCGAACGCGCGCTCGGGAAACTCTCGCCGGCCGCGCGGGAGTTCGTGCAGACCTGGATCGACAAGGTCAAGCCGACCCTCAAGCAGATCAAGCAAGACGTCCAAGAAGCCCTGTTCGGGAACAACCTGGACGACAAGGTCGCGAACTTCGTCAACGGCTGGTCGTCGACCCTGTCGACCGGCATGTCCAAGGTCGCCACCGCGATCCGCGAAGGCGTCATCCGCGCGATGCAGTTGTTCGACGATGAGGGCCGCAAGAACACGGTCGCCCAGATCTTCGACAACATCGCCAAGTCGATCGGCCCCGTCATCGACGGCATCGCCGACCTGGTCGCAGGCATGCTCGCCCTCGCGGGCGTCGGCTCGAACTGGATGCCTTCCGGCGCGCAGTCCTTCGCCGACACCATGCAGCGCTTCCGCGAATGGGCTGAATCCCCCGAGGGCCAGGCCAGCTTCAAGGACTTCATCCAGGACAGCCTCGACACCGCGCGCAAGCTCTGGAACATCCTGAAGAAGGTCGGCTCGCTCATATGGTCGATCTTCCGGGGCTCCGACGACGTCGGCGAGTCCTGGCTCGACAAGCTGGTGAACAAGCTCACCGAATGGTCCGACTGGGCCAAGTCGCCCGAGGGCCAACAGAAGATCAAGGACTTCTTTACCGAGGTCAAGACCACCGTCGAAGCCATCGTCAACGGCATCGACAAGGCCATCCGCTTCTGGAACCAGCTGACCGGCGACATCAAGGACTCGCCGATCGGCAAGGTCCTCGGCGGCATGTTCACCGACAAGAAGACCCTGACAGACGAGAACGGCAACCCCATTCTCGACGAGAACGGTGATCCCGTCGAGGTCGAAAAGTCCCTGACCGACAAGGCCAAGGAGATCGCTGGCGGCATCCTGTCGGGCGGCTGGAACTACTCCCCGTTCGTCCTCCTCAGCAAGGCGGCCTACGCCGTCGGCACCGACATCGGTGAATGGCTCGGCGAGAAGATCGGCAAGGGCGTCATCAAGGCGGCCGGCTGGCTGGCCGAGCTCAACTTCAGCCTGGAGGTGACCGCCGGCAAGTTCCAGGACTGGCTCGGCGACAAGGCCTCTGGCGTGCTCGACGCCTTCAAGGACAAGTTCCCTGGGCTGTCCGCGGCGATCTCGGCGTTCACCGACGACGGCCAGCTGTCCCTGAAGGACATGACCGAGAAGGGTATCGGCTACCTCGCCGACCTCGCGGGTGTCAACGGTTTCGAAAAATTCAAGGAACGCGCTGGTCAGCTGAAGGATTTCTTCGGCACGCTGGTCGACGACATCGGCCTGCAGATCGCGAAGCTGCCGAGCAAATTCGCGGGCCCGATCAACATGGTGATCGACAAGCTCAACGGGTTCGGAGACATCTGGAACAAGGTCGCCGACAAGCTCGGGCTGCCGAAATGGGAGCCGCTGGACCACGTCGCCGAGACACAGTCCGGCGCTGAAAAGTCCCCGAAGTCAGCGACCCCGATCCCCGGTCGTTGGCGCGGTGGTCCCGGCGGCTCGAACTTCTCCGGGCAGGTCACCGGGCCCGGCGGCCCGAAGGAGGACAAGGCGGGCCTGTACCGGCTGTCGGCCGGTGAGCACGTGTGGACCGCCGACGAGGTGGCCGCCGCGGGCGGTCACGAGGCGATGTACGGGATGCGTAAGGCCGCGCTCGCGTCGGGCGGCAAGCAGTCCAAGCAGCATGGTGACGGCGCGCCCGGCTACGCCGACGGCGGCATCGTCTCCACCAGCGACCCGCTGGACCCGATCCAGTCGCAGCTGTGGGACCTGGTCCGCTCCGCGATCCCTGGTGCCATCCTCACCTCCGGCAAGCGGTTCGCCGATGTCGGTAGCGGATACGACTACCACATGCAGGGCAAGGCGATCGACCTTGCCGGCCCCATGGACGAGATCGCCCGCTGGATCTACACCACCTATCCGCAGTCGAGCGAGCTGATCCACTGGCCGCTCAACGGCTGGCAGAACCTCAAAAACGGGGCGCCGCTGAACTACGGCGAGCCGACGAACTCCCAGCACATGGACCACGTCCACTGGGCGAACGCCGACTTCCTCGGCAACCTCTCCGACGAGGAGAAGCGCAACATCTTCGCCCGCATCGGCTCGGCCATCGGCGGGGCGATCAACTCGGGCAAGAACACCCTCGCCAACAACTTGCTGATCAACCCGCTCCGGACCGCGGCCAATGCGATCCCGGAGATCGACGGCATGGGCGAGGCAGGGAAGATCCCGAAGGCGTTCGCGCTGAAGCTGGTCGACTCGATCGCCAGCAAGGTCCTCGGCTCCGGTTCGGGCGGCGGGGGAGCGAACTACAACCCCACCGCTGGTGTGGAGCAGTGGCGCGACATGGCGATCGCCGCTATGCGCCGCGAGGGCTTCAACGCCGACGACCCGGCGCAGGTCAACGCCATGATGGCGCAGATCCAGTCCGAGTCCGGCGGCAACCCGTCGATCATCCAGGGCGTCCAGGACGTCAACTCGGGCGGCAACGAAGCCCAGGGCTTGCTGCAGGTCATTCCCGGCACGTTCGCGGCCTTCCGCGACCCGTCGCTGCCGGATGACCGCACGGACCCGATGGCCAACATGGTCGCGGCGCTGCGCTACTACAAGTCGAAGTACGGCATGGACCTCACCACGATGTGGGGCAAAGGCCACGGCTACGACCAGGGCGGCATCTTCCCCCACGGCACGTTCGGCTGGAACGCCTCCGGGCTGCCCGAGGCCGTGCTCACGAATCCGCAGTGGAAGATGCTGCAGCAGGCCGCCGACAACACCCTGGGGTTCTTTACGGGCAATCAGGGCACCGACGGCTCGCAGGCCAAGACCCTGCAGCAGCCGCTGGACACCAACACCCTGACCGGCACCGGCACTGGCACGAGCAGCGGCACGGGCTCCAGCAGCTCGTCGTCGAGCAGCTCGAGCAGCAGCCTGGACACCTGGGACACGCTCAAGACCAAGGGCGAAAAGCACCTCTCCACCATCTGGACGGCGTTCTCCGACGGCCAGATCGAGGACGCCCTCAACGTGGTCGGCGCCCCGGACCCCCGCAACATCCCCTTGTATTCCGCCATCAAGGACTACAAGGAGAACTCCTGGGATCCCTACGTCAAGTCGAAGGCCACGAACGCTGATTCGAGCTCGACGTTGGCGCAGGCGGGCTACTACAACGCCGGCCAGACGGCCGCGGGTGCCGCGGACACGATCACCAAGACGACGGGCACGGGCGGGTCGATGACCCAGACCACGACCGACAACACCACCAACATCTTCATCCAGACCAGCGATGTCGCCGAGGCGTACCGGAAGGCGCAGCAGATCAAGGATCTGCGCGCCCTGACGACCACGGCGCGAGGGAGCTGATTCACCTTTGCAGCGTAAGTCTGCCAAGGTCGAAGTCTTCGGATGCGATGACTCGTATTTCCCGATCAACGGTCCCGGCGCGTCGCCGAAGCTTTTCCTCGCCAGCGATGTGAAAGGCATTTACGACGCGCCGGTGACCACGAAATACAAGTCGTCGGCATTCCAGCGTGGCTCGACCTATCAAGGCAAAAAGTATGAGCAGCGCGACATCACCATGGGCGTCCACATCAAGGGCGACGACCCTGCTGATTGGGAAGACCTGGATTCGCGGTGGCGGCAGGCCTGGGACTATGAGCCTGACCCGTTCAATCCGTCGTCGAAGCTGACGAAGATGTCGATCACCACCGACACTTCCGGGACGCGGTCACTGTATTTGGCTCTGTCCGAGTCGCCGGTGGCCGACACCAAGCATGATCCGCATTTGACGCGGACTTCGCTGCTGCCGATGACCGTGGTGGCGCAGCAGCCGTTCTGGTTCGAGGACCGCTACGAGACCGAGCCGTTCGACTATTTCGAGACCGGCTCGTCGGGCACCTCCGAGGGATTCGTGACGATCGCGAATCCGACCGATGTCCCGATGTATCTGAAATGGGTCGTCACCCGCGGTAAGTGGACGCTGCCGGACCGGCAACTGCTGGGTCCGAAGAATGCGCGCGTCCCGGCGGGGGAGTGGGCGAACCGCAAGATCACCTTGCCGGAGCTGACCGACCTCAACGGCGGCGCACGGATCGACGTGGACCCGATGCGGCTCATGATCCGCGACTTCACCAACACCAACCTCATCGGCCTGATGAACGGGATCTTCTTCATGCACAAGGTCCCGCCCTACACCCAACCCCAGGAGGTGCCGGTGAAGGTCGAGAACGCTCCTGTCGGCGGCGCCCGCGTCGAGGTGTATTGCCCGCGCCGCTGGACTCGTCCATGGGGGCTGCGTTAACCGATGACTGACATTTCCACCCTCACATTGAAAGAGCAATGTGAGGCGATTTGGGCTGCCACGCTCGCGCAAGAAGAGGCCGACGACCGGTCACGCCGTGAACCGCCGCTGATGCGGATTTGGAACGGTGACTGGTTCCTCCAGGGCGTGCTTTCAACGGAGTACTCGGCGTCGTTCACCTGGATCGACAACGAGGCCGGGTCCGGGCTGACCGAAATCCCGCTCGATGACCCGATCGCCCGCTGGATCTGGGGCGTGAAAGACCGGATTGAAAACGGCGAGAAGCGCAATGTGCACATCACCGTGGACAAAGACGGCGCCCGCTGGTCCGGCCGTTTGCACGATCACACCGTCGAAAAAAGAGAAGACGGCACCCGTGTTTTGGTTGTGCGCTGGATGCACGACCTGGAGAACCTGAAGTATTACCAGATTTGGAGTAACCCGTTCCTCCCGGCCGCTGTGCAATTCCCGCGCACGTTCATCCTGGCAGGGCCTAGTATTTGGTGCCTCAAGACCGCCCTGTTCCTGAATATCATGCGGGAACAGGAATCGGTCTGGGCGCTCCCGGATGACCCGATGTCGCAGACCTCGGCGGGCCCCGGGATGTCGAATTGGAGCGTGGTCGTCAAGCCCACCACGTTCCTGGACGACATGAACGCCGGAACCCTCTGGTCGGTGCCCTACAGCCGCTGGAAGTACTTCCACGACATGGCTGACCAGATCCTCGAGGATTCGCAGCTTTCAATCGTCGCCCGACGCTTCATCGAAACCGACGACGAACAGCCGATCCCCGGCGAAACCCTGCGTAACGGCTGCCTCGTCTTCGACATTGTCGACCAGTCCGGCTACTACTCCGACACCGCCAACGGCGGCGACCCGTTCCTCGGTTTGAAACGCACCTTCGCGCAATTCGCCGAGGACTTCATCGACTCCGTCATGGAGCCCGTCGTCGACCCCGCAGTGCCCGACTCCTACAAAGTTCCGGGCCAGCGTCTCACCGACAAGACATGCCCTTATGTGGTGTTCTTCGAAGGCGAAGAGACCGGTGTCGAATCGTCCAAGTTCATTTACACACCCGCTACCGCGATGCAAATCAACTGTGGCGGCACCTCGATGCCTGGCGTAAATGAACTAATTTCAGCTGGAATTCAGATGGCGGGCGATCTGGTCGCCATGATGATCGGTGTACCCCCCGTTGGCGGCGCCTTGGACGCAATGCTTTCGCCGATATATCGCGACACAATTCTCGCCTGGGTTTCCTTGCCTTCCAACGCCCGTGTAGCTAATTCCGGATGGTCCCGGTATTGGGAATACTTCCAGACCGGAGCCGACCGCGGATACACGCTCGCCAGCCTCGCCGCACTGCGCACAGGATTCCACGAAACCCGGTCCTGGTTCAGTCACGAGATCATGATCCGTGACGGCGCACCGTGGTATGTCGGCGAAAACGGCAAGGGCCATTTCTTCATCGGTGACCGCATCGGCGCAACCGTCATCGGCGACTTCACGAACCAGATCTACATTGACCGCGTCCGTGAACTCACCCTCGCCTGGGACCGCGAAAGCCTCCCCGAATGGATGCCCGTCATCGGCGAGAAGGAAAAGAACAAGGACCGCGGCCAGCGCGCCCTCGGATTCATCTCCGACATCTTCGCCGCGGTGAAAGAACTCGGTGTCACGAAATAGCCAGGAGGCTCCGTTGACAGAAACCCCCGCCGTGGAGGTAGACCAGTCTCCCTGGCTCGCCGACGGCGAATTCCCCACCCGCGCCACCTGCAACCCGAACTGCCCCGAAGAGGCGTTCCTGTGGATGTATGCGGGCCTGCCCGGCATGCGCGGCGCGCCGCTGGTCTTCCCGATCGAATACCTGCGGCAGGTGTCACGCCGGCAGTGGGATTGCGGCGCCCGCCCGGTCGATTCGGTGATTCCCGGTGAGGTGATCATCAAGTACCAGCGGCCGAAGGTCGGCGACCCGCATTGGCTCACCAACCCCGGCGTCTGGGTCGACGTGAATGATCCCGAACGCGACCAGTTCGACGTGAAGGAATTCGTTAAGAGCCTCCCACAGGACGCCAAACGCCAACTCGCCGAGGCGATGGGCTTCGACCCGCGCGCCGCCGTCCCCGACCACCAGTTGGTCGAGGCCTACGAGCCCGCGGTCCCGCAGACCGGCCGCCCGACCCGCGACGGCGCAACCGTCTCCAACGAGCCGCTGCCCTTCGACCCGATCCACAAGACCGTCACCGAAGTCGTGGCCTACCTGCGCAACGCGCCCGCCGACGAAGTCGACCGCGTCCTCGCCATCGAGCGCCACCTCGGCGCGAACCGCCGCGGCATCACCAAGAAATTTGAGGAGGCCGGTCTGTGACCCGTCCCGACTTCACCGAAATCGACGCCTTCGGCAACTCGCGCTCGTCCCGCTGGGGCGCCCGCGTCACCAACTTCCTGCTGCACACACAGGAGGGCAACGGCAGCGCCGAATCGCTCGCCGGCTACCTGAACAACCCGGACAACGGCGTCTCCTACCACTACACGGTCCGCGACGGCATCGTCTGCAACGTCGTCGACACCGACTACGCATCGTGGTCGGTGCTCGACGCCAACTCCCAGACCATCAACCTGTGCTTCGCCGGCTCCCGCTCCGCGTGGTCGCGGCAGCAGTGGCTCGCCATCGACCGCGACCTGCGCATCGCCGCCTACCTCGCCGTCGAGGACGCCCGCAAGTACAAGTTCGCCACCACCGTCATCACCCCGCCCTACCGGCGCGCCGACGGTATCTCCGACCACCGCTACGTCACCGACGCCCTCGGCATCGGCGACCACACCGACGTCGGCCCCAACTTCCCCTGGGACGTGTTCGCCGGCTACGTCGCCGAGTACGCGGGCGGCACCGCCCCCGCGCCGGTCCGCAACGAGATCGACGCCAAGGCCGCGGTCTCGCCGTGGCTGGGCAAGCGGCTCACCGTCGGCGAGAACACCTGCCCCGACAAGATCGGGAAGTGGGCGCAGTTCGAGCGCGGCTACATCTACTGGTCCCCGGCCACCGGCGCGCACCCGATCCCAGACACCCTCTGGGACAAGTTCGCCGGCCTCGGCTGGGAAGCCGGCGGCCTCGGCTACCCGACGACCGACCACACCGTCCTGAAGGGCCCCGACGGCGCCAACTGGGGTGACGTGCAGGGCTTCCAGCGCGGCGCGGTCTACCGCCGCTACGGGCAGCCCGCCTACTGGGTCCACGGCGCGATCCGCGACCACTGGAACCGCTCCGGGTTCGAGAACGGCAAGTTCGGCTGGCCCGTCTCCGACGAGCAGCCGTTCGACGGCGCGGCCTACCAGGACTTCGAGCGCGGCCGCATCCACTGGACCCCCAAGCCGACCCTCGGCCTGCTGACCGCGGGCGACCGCGACACCCCTCTCCCCGACGCCGCCTGACGCGGCGCACCCCCAATCACGAGGTATCTCAATGTCCTTCGACACCCTCCGCGACCTCACCGCCGACGCGCGCGGCCGCCTGTACACGCTGCTGGCGCCCCTGCAGGTCCTGCTGGTCACCCTCGGCCTACTCAACGACGCCGACGCCGCCCTGTGGGTCTCGATCGTCGGCGCCGTGCTCGGCTTCACTGTCGCCGGCGCCAACTCGACCGCGACCTGGCGCACCTGGCTGTACCGGATCCTGACGGTCGCGCAGCCCGCCCTGATCACCTACGGCGTCCTCAGCGACTCGCAGGCCGCGGCCGTGGTCGCGCTGGTCGCCACCGCCCTGGGTCTGGGCGTCGCCGCGTACAAGACTCCGTCGATCGGCTGACGCATGTGGTCCGTCATCATCCCCGCGGTGACGGCGGTACTCGGCATCCTGGTCGGCTTCGTCGCGCCGAAGTCACGCACGCTCGACTCGCAGCGCGAGGACTTCAAGACGGTCCTCGCGCCGCTGAGCGCCGAGCTGTCGGACTTGCGCACCCGGATCGCGAAGCTGGAGACCCAGCACGAAGCCGACGTCCTGCAGCATTACCGCGACGTGCGCCGCATCGACATCCTGACCGACTACGTCAAGGACCTGCTCGAATTCATCCGCACCCACGTCCCCTCGCCGCCACCGCCGCCGATCCCGCCCGAAATCTCCAACTCGATCTGACCGTCGGGGGTGACTCGTGAGTTACCCCATCGGCACTACGCCCGACGGCGCGAAACAGCCGGGCGACTTCCGGCCCCTGCAGCTCGCCACCGAAGAGGACGCCAAGGCTTCGATGAAGTCCGGCGTCCTCGGCGCGTTCGGCAACGCCCAGAACGTCCACGGTGTGGAGGTTCGCGGTCGGATCAACGGGGCCTATGACGCTATCGCGGTCGTTGACGGCCACGCCGATGAAGCAGTCACCGCCTCCCAGGCCGCCGCGAATGCTGCTGCCGATGCTGTCGACATCGCCGACAAAGCCTATCTGAACAGCTCTTTTTGGATCATCGAGTGTGTCGTGGCCTCGGCCGCGGTCGTCCTCGGCGGCAACGAGTTGTTGCTCGGGCCCGTGCTGAACGTGCCCGACGACCAGGACGCCTACTTGACCGACGTCCACATCGCGCTGCTGTCCCAGCCCGCAGGCATGTCGATCGAGTGCCGAAAGTGGAACGCCACCGGCACCTCGGCGACGACGTACACCACGGCCACCATCGGCGCGAACGTGACCCGCTACAACATTCCGCTCCTCGAGGTCCCTGTGCTGGACAAGGAGCGCTTCTTCTACACCGTCCCCACGATCACCGGATCCGTCGCGCCGCAGGTGCTGCAGATCGCGGTCGCTGGCGTGTTCACGCCGAAGCCTTAGGAGGCTGTCGTGCTGTCCTTTCACTGCATCGGCGCGACCGGCACGATCGAGTCCGCGCCCCAGATCCAGCCCTATCGGGAAGCCCTGTGGGCCGCGGCATTCGACGTCGACAGCCTCGAGGGCCTGTTCGACATGACCCCGGCCGCGCGCGCGATCGAGATCCTGGACGCCGCGATCGCCCGCTTCAACGCGATCCCGGATGAGCTGCGCGTACACCTCGACCCGGCTGACCGGCTCGGGCTACGCGGCAACCGGCTGGCGTTGGCCGGGATCCGCGCGTTCCTCGCCGACTATGGCGGCACCATCTCCGGAGCGTTCGAGGCCGGCGAGTGAGCTTCTTGATCCGCCGCAACTTGCCGTTGGCGTGGGCGGGCTGGCGTGACACCTTCGACCGGCCGCCGGAGAACCCGCTGCAACGGCCCTGGCGGCACCTCGGCGGCGGCGAGTCCTACATCAACAACCTCGAGGAGTTGGTCGTCACCGAGCAGGCCGTCAACTCTGACGGCCGCGGCCCCAGCTACGAGTGGCAGCCGTTCACGCCGAACTGGGGCTTCGAAGCCGAGCTGTGGTATCCGGTGTCGGGCGCCGACAACCAGCACTTTTACATCGTTTTCACCGACTCCTGGGTGCGGATCGGCAGTGATCTTTTCCAGAAGGCGGTCGGGGTCGGCTTCAAGCACGAGCTCGGCGGCTTCGACGACAACATCGTCGTGGGCGAATTCCCCGATATGTTCACCCCGATCAACTTGATCGGGACCTGGGACTCGCCCGTCGGGAGCTTCAACGGCAAGACCCTCACCGTGCGGGTCTGGTGCGATAACGACGCCTGGCTGCGCATCTGGCTCAACAACAGCTACGTCGGCTCCGTCATGCCGACCGAGGCATACAAGCTCTCACCGCTGCGCCGCTGCGTCCGCCTGGTCAACCGCTCCTACTGCAACGTGTACATCCGCTGGATCAACCACTACGACAGGCCATCGAGCATCCCGCCGAAGACCGTGTGGTCGTCGATCTTCTACGACGACTTCAACCGGGCCGACGGCGCTGCGGGCAACGGCTGGACCCAGCTCGGCACCGACGCGGGCATCGTCAGCAACCGGTACGTCCACACCGGCAGCAACAACAACTCGGTCGGACTCACCCGCAACGTCGGCAACCTCAATGGCCGCGCCCGCATCGAGGCCGTCGTCCGCAGCCCGTCGACCGCCTCGGACTCCGGGCTGATGCTGTGCATGAACGCCGCCGGTGACCAAGCTCTGACCGCGAACATCTTCTCCGGTCAGGTCTACCTCGGCCGCGTGACCTCCAGCGTCAACGGCACCCCGTCGTTCTACGACTTCTCGAACCGCGGCGTCACGGTCGCCGACGGCGACAAGCTCGCCTTCTCCGTCTACGACGGCGTCTGCTGGCTCGAAATCAACGGCACCCCGGCCCTGTACGCGGGCAACGTCCACGACGTCGTGCCCTCCACCAACGCTTACGCCGGTCTGCGTGTCGAGCGCGACGGATCGAACTCCGCGGCGTTCGACGACGTCCGCATCTACTCCGGCGTCGGTATCTGACCCGTCCGGGAGGCCCGGATGCTCGGCAACGAGCCCCTCATCGAAACCATCGTCTTGGTCCCCGGCCAGGACTTCGTCCACCAAATCGTCGTGCCCGAGGGCAATTTCATCCCGGTCGGCACGACCTGCACCCTGCGCATCTACGACCACACCGACACCGTCCTGGCCGAATGGTCGGCCACCGTCACCACCGCGTGGGTGTCGTGGCTCATCCAGTCCGAGGTGTCGGACACCATCACCATCCCAGCGAAATTCCGCATCTACGTCCACTTCTCGGACGGCAAGGATTTCTGCTGGTACCGGGGCCAAGTGGCCCGACAGGACTGATCTCATGGCAATAGCTGTTGGCACTACTCGGCAGGTCCTCGCCGACGCCTACAAGACCCTCTCCGGCGCCTCCACCGTCTGGGTGTCCCTGCACACCGGCGACCCCGGCACCACCGGCACCTCCGAAGCCTCCGGCGGCTCCTATGCCCGCGTCCAGGGCACCTGGACCTCCGGCAGCGGCGGCTCGCTGTCGATGGCCGAGCTGACCTTCAACGCGCCCTCCGGCTCGTTCTCCTACGCAGGCCTGTGGTCGGCGTCCAGCGGCGGCACATTCTACGACAAGTGCGCCCTCGCCCCCAGCATCACCCTCGGCTCGGCTGGCACCATCAAGGTCACCCCCTCGTTCTCGGTGAGCTGACATGGCCGCCCCGCTCCCCACCGGCACACGCTGGGTAGCGGCCCTGCCAGACGGCGGCACCACGCAAGCGGGCCTGCCGACCGGCACCCGCGCCCACCTGCCCGACCGCTTCTACATCCCGCCGCCACTGGCCGCGGCGGTCGCCGAAGGCACCCTGACTGTCGTGGCGATCCCCGCCGCCCTGGCCGGGTTCTCCGCGACCGGCGGCCTCACCGCCGTCCAGGTCCCCGCCCCCGGCGCGCCGTTCGCCGGCACCGGCACGTTCCGGATCCCGACCGACCGGCTCACCGCCGAGGCCGGAGCTGTAGGCGCCCTCGCCGCGGCCGCAGCCCCCGTCACGACGGCCCAGTTTTCGGCCGCTGGCCTGCTGTCGGCGATCCAGGCTGCTGCCCCGACCGCCCAGTTCACTGGCGAGGGCACGCTGCTGATCCCGACCAACCAGGGCGTGGCACCGTTCGCCGGCACCGGCGACCTGTCCGCGGCGGCCGTGCCGACCGCGCTGGCCCAGTTCTCCGCGACCGGGCTGCTCACCGGCATCCAGAAGCCCGCCGCCGGAGCACCGTTCACCGCGGCCGGATCACTCACCGGAGCCGTCGTCGCACGGACGACCGCCCCGTTCTCTGCGACCGGCACCCTGGCCGCGGCGGCGCAGACCTTCATGCCGTCCGGCATGACGAAGAACGGCACCGCGACCACGTCGACCACCTACACGGTGGTCCCGAGCTGGACCGCCGACACCACCGGCTACCCCGGCAGCACGGTCTCCGGCAACGCTCTGGTCGTTAACGGATCCAAGACCGGCGCCACGATCACCGTCCAGCTCACCTGGACCGCGGGCGCCGGCGGCAACGACATCCGCGTCCGGATCATGAAGAACGGCGTCCAGGTGGGCGCCGAGTCCGGCTCCGACACCACCTCGCCGACGAACCACTCGGTGACCACCGACGTCGTCACCGGCGACCTGATCACCGTGGAACGCAAGGGCTTCGGCACCTGGGACGGCACCTACGCCGCCACCATCCAGGCCGGAGCCACCACCTACGTGCGAGTAACCTGACAGCACCACCGAAGCGCCCCCGACCGTCCTGGTCGGGGGCGTTTTCGTCGTGACTGGACAGTGTTCGATCCGGTGGGTGCGTTCCCAGCAAACACACGATAGGATTCGAACATGCGTTCGACCCGGCGGCCTGAAGTGTTCGATGTGCTCCATATCCACGAGCCTGACATCGGACTTCTTCACGCGCTCGGCGTCACTGTCCGACCGGCGACCGGCCGAGCCTGCTACCGCGTCGACCACCGCTGGCGCTGGTGGAAGCAGATCGGGCACATCGTCGTCCCCGCGCCCGGCGCCGTCGAGGTGTGGCCACATCGCGACATCACCGAAGACGAGCTGGCCGCGCTGCGCGGAGTCGGAGCTGAGGCATGGATGACCCCGCCGTCACCGCAAGGCTGGATCCGCACCGCCTCGGGATGGGAATGCGCGATAGACGTGCCTATCGAGTCGTCGCCGGCAGTGTGACACGAGCAAACGGCGAGCCCATGCCCGCCGAGAACGACGCTTCCTTCGGGGTTGCGTCGCTGGGGATGTCCCACGACACCTGGTAGGTCTGCGACAGGCCGGGGTTCAACTGGACCGACTTGCCCCAGGTCTTGTTCTCGAGGCTGTGCATGCGGCCTTGGGCGTCGAACAGGTAGACGTTGCCGTCGGCGTTGTATGACTCGGCCGATGTGCCGATGTTGGTGACGCGATACGTGATCGTCGTGAAGCTGCCCCGCGCGGTGCGATCGCCGACCGTGTCCTGGCCGTTGGCGACCTCCAGCACGGCGAATTCCAGCTTGCCCGACACGCCCTTCGGCGCCGATGCGTAGTCCACCTGGACTGTGGAGGAGTCGCTGTCGCTCCCGCTCAACTGTGTGACGGCCACGACTGCCACGACGAGTGCTGCGACGAGACCGGCTACGACCGTGCCGATGATCGCGGGGGAGGCCCTTCTCTGCGGCGGTGTGGGCAGCTGCTGCGGGTAGCCGGGTGCGTTCTGTGGATACGGCGGCATCGGGTGCTGCCCGCTCGGCTGCGGTGTCGGCGGATACGTCACGGTGCCCCCTGTGCGCTGGCTGGTTGCACGGAGTCTACGACGGCGTCCTCTACCCGGATAGGGGCATGGCTAAACCCTGGCGCGGCGTCGCGGGGGCCTGCTGCGCCAGGGGTGGTGTAGAGCAATGTACTGCATTACAGTGCATTGGACAACGACACCGACGAAACGGGAGTCCAATGCCCACCAACACCCGCAAAACCACGAACGTTACGCCTGCGCCCGCTGCCGCGACCGCCGTTGTCGCCGAACGGCTGTGGACCATCGACGACCTCGCCACCTACCTCGGTGTGTCCGTCGAGACGATCTACGAATGGCGCAAGGGTAAGGGCGGCCCGCCCGCCATCAAGATCGGCAAGGGCCTGCGCTGGCGTCGCGCCGCGGTCGAGGCGTGGCTGCAGTCGCTCGAGGAGGCCGCGTGAGCCACATCGAGGACCTGTGGTGGAAGGAGGAACCCGACCCTGAGAACCCGCGCCGCAAGAAGCGGGAGAAGAAGGCCGGGTTCGGGAAGGGGATGCGCTACAAGGTCCGCTGGATCGACCCCGCCGGCAACGAGGTGTCGAAGTCGTTCCCGGACGGCAAGAAGCGCGAGGCGCAGGCGTATCAGACCCACATCGACGATTCGCTGCTGGACCGCAAGTACATCGATCCCAAGGCGGGCAAGAAGCCGTTCGCGGCCGCCTATGAGCTGTGGCTGCAGGCGTCGTCGCCGAATCCTCGCTCGCGCACCACCTGGAAGACGCAATACGACAATCACATCGAGCCGTTCTTCGGGAAGATGTCGACCGAGACGGCCAGCACGAAGGTCATCGAGTGGATGGACTGGCTCAACCAGCGCAAGGCCTACGGGCACCCGCTGGGCGAGTTCTACAAAGTGCTGCTGTTCCGGCAGGTGTCCGGCATCTTCAGGGTCGCGGTCGCGGCGAAGTGGATCCCGGTCAACCCGTGCACGGCCGACGGGGTGAAGCGGCCGCGGGCGCCGAAGAGCCTGGTGGTGCCGTGGACAAAGGATCGCCTGTTGAAGATCGAGGCCGCGTTGAGTGATCGGGCCCGGCTGGTGGTCCCGTTGGGTGCGGGGCAGGGGATGCGCCGCGGCGAGATCCTGGCGTTCTCGCCGGAGGACATCAACCGCGAGACCAACGAGATCGTGGTGCGGCGGCAGATCCGGCGGCTGACCGGGGGGCGGGTGTTCTCGCTGCCGAAGGGGGACAAGACCCGGATCGTGCCTGCGGCGTCGTGGGTGATCGACCGGGTGGACGCGTACATGGAGGCGTTCCCGCCGCGGCCGGTGACGTTGCCGTGGGGGACGTTGGATGGCCGGATGACCACGGTGGAGCTGGTCATGGTGCGCGCTGATGAGGATCCCTGGTATGGGGAGTTGTTCCAGGGCACGGAGTGGGCTGGTGCGTTCCGGCGGGCGCAGGTGGTGATGCGTAAGCGCGTCGACGGGGTGCATGCGCTGCGGCATCTGTATGCGAGCTTGCAGTTAGCTGCGGGTGTGTCAGTCCGGGAGTTGGCCGAGTATCTTGGTCACGCGGACCCGAAGACGACGTTGAGCGTGTACACGCATCTGATGCCGTCTTCGGCGCCGCGCTCTCGGTTGGCTACGGACGCCTACTTCGATCCGGCTCGCGCGCTGACGGCCCAGTTACGAACTGAGCCGGTGATCGAGGACGACGGTACGTGGTTCGATGCCGATGGGGAGCCCGTCGACCTGGACTGAAAACCGCCGTGTACCTGGGGTGATGCCCGGCCCCGTGTGGGTCTGCACGGCCCGACCCACGTAGGGTGACTGCATGGC